TTCTCAGAGCTACTACTCAAGAAGTAAATTCTGAGGGATTCTTTGATAGAGTAAGGGAAAAACTTGAAAGTCTATTCAGAGAACTGGATCTCGACGAAATTAAAGCAGGGAGGTGACTCATGAGCAAAGAGTTGCAGAGAAAGTATGAGCAGGAATGTGTGAAGGATATACTTTCTGCTCTGCTTGATGATTTAATGAAAAAGTTGCAATGGGACAATTATAGATTGCGGATGTATGATGGTGAGTATCCGTGTGTATATACTGAAATACAGATTGATGTTGGTCGCAAAAGCTACAGAATCAAGATTAAGCTTGGAATACGCGATGATATAGATTATTTGGATGATCGGGATAATTTTGAAGATATTGGTGGTAAGGAAATGCGTACTCTAGTACGGCATATTCTCGATGCTTTGGATCGAGAATATTATTTACAAGCCGATGAGGTAGATACATTAATTCAGGGTAAGTACTTTAATGCTACTGTGAGTGCGGAAATACATGAAATACCAGAATAAAGGAGATACACAATGCAAACAAAGAGTCAATGAAATTAAAGCAGGGAGGTAACTCATGGAGATCAAAAAGATATCCCCTTATATAGATGGGCCATCTGTTGGAGTAGTATTACAAGTAGAATTAGACGAAGATGTTTTCCAGTTGCCAGCAATACTCGACTATTACCTGCGGAGATACTCCTCGCGATATTTAATGAAGTTAGATGGAAAGATACTTGAGCTGCGTGGGGAAGTAAATCCGTGGAGATATCAGATAGTTTCAGATCTTGTAGAGTCCATGAAAGAAACCGCTGAATCCATTGAGGTGCACTGCAAAAGATGTCTGAGTTTCATTGAAACTACCATTAGTAAATCATTCGAGATAGAAGTGGGAGATTATAAGTTGCAATGGGAATGGAAATATATACCTGAGGATAGTAAATTAGTTACTGAAATTGAGTTACCTGAAGAACTACTACCTTGTGCCACATGTCTAGTAAGGGGCATGTATCGAGCAGATGTCAGCGAATCGGTTCTCAGAGATAATAAGCTTGTGTGTAGCTATAGAGGGAGCGAACTAGAACGTATAATCAATGCCTTCTTCCCGAAAGTGCTAAAGGAGGAGATTGAATTTATCAGTAATTGCAAATTAAAATGTATGGATGCAGTCGAGTATGAATATACCTTCGAGGAACAAAAATTCAAATTTACCGGTAGTTGGGGAACAGATGGGCGTCATCTAATCCTTACTCTGGAGATACCAGAGGAAATTAAATCAGATCCATATGCATACCGAATACTTAGTAAGATAGCTCCTAGTTATCCTACAGTGAAGATTAAAGATGGTTGTTTGACAGTATCTATCGATAAGAGACTTTATGAGTCAATGCAACAAGCAAATCGGGAAGCGCTAGATGCATTACATACTGCTTTAAATACTACTTTTGAATTGGCGTCCCAGTTGAAAAAGCTTTCTCGGGAGGAATGTAATGCTTGAATGTCCAAGATGTAAAAAGAGAGTAACAAGTGATGTGGTTAAATTAGAAGGAGCCTTTGTACTTCAGTTTGTAGGTGGACTGTCAAAACCTGTCGAGCAAACCCAACCAGTTTGGTGCTTCATAACTCTTATATGTCCTAATTGTGGTGAAAAGGTATTAGATGAAGAGATAGATATGGATGATGTTTCTGAAAGTTTTAGTGTGGGGCAGGATGCTGTAGATGCTCTCCAACAGAAGCTACTAGAAAAGTTTATCAGTGGGAAGAATTGCGGAATTATTGGTTAAGGGGGAACAGTAATGAAGTATAAGTGTCCACAATGTGGGGAAGATTTTGAAATTAAGGATGTTGAGTTACGGGGAGGATTTCTGCTCCCTTTTTGGGGCAATTTACAAAAGCCTATCCAGGAAGTATATCCAGTAGAATGCTTGGCAATTTTGGCTTGTCCTAATTGTAATGAACCACTACTTGAGGATGAAGTAAGTTTGGGAAATTTACCACAGAACATTAATATCAGTCAGGAAGCTATTAATAAGTTGCTCCAGAAACTATTGGAAAAACTCTCTACAAATAATAACTCTTAACCATGAGGAGGAGGAAAAATGGAAATAAGAGTTACTCCGCATATGCAAGGGTCTCAGACTGGTATTATGGTAAGTGTGAAGTTGGATGAGAAGCTTATTAACTACTCAAAATGGCTATTTCGATATCTACACCTTCCTTATCCTAGGCAGCGAGAGGGTATTGACAAGAGAATTACAGAGATAGGAATATTCTATCCTTTTGATTCTAGAGAGTGTAAAGATTTTGCTGATTTGGGGGGTTTCGCTAAGTATGATGTGGAAGGTGTTATTGAAGAGTGCGAGAATGTGATTTCTTGGATTGACAGACTCACTGGGGTTGGTAGTAAAGCTCAGGTAGATGGTTACTCATTGGCATGACAAGGGCTAATTGCCATAAGATAGTTGATTATACAATTACTGTTGATACTCGATCATTTAATTTCCGAGGATACTGGCATCGAGAAAGAGCCTATATGGCTTTCTATTTAATCTTCCCAGAAGCAATTACTAGCGATTCTTTTCTATCATCTTTATTTTCTCAAATGTTGAAAGCAACATGTCCATCTTTTGGGATAATGGATAATAAAGTTGCCGTAATAACAGCGAATCGAGGGTGTGTGCTTGACAATTTTGAGACAGCCGAGCAGGTAATATTTAAGGAGATAGAAAAAGCTTTACAGAAGACTTTTGATACGTTGAGACAACTCTAGCATCTGGAGACACATTAAATCGCGAGGAGGGATATTTGCTATGAAATATAGGTGCCCAAAATGTCACGTAGAATTTGAAATAAATGATGTTACGGTAGTAACGTGTTTCAGTCAATTCACAGATGGTAAAATAGATAATCTTATGCAAGACTTCTATCCCCCACACCTATCAATTAATTTACAATGCCCAAATTGTGAGAAATATTTGTCTGATGGTATTGATATAGAGAACTTGGAAGAAGTTATAGGTTATGTTGAAGATGATATTAGTGTTCTGAGAGAGAAGTTGGAGAAAGAAATGGTTGATGAGGAAGGAAATATTAGATGCCACGAGTGCGGAGAAGTTTTGAAGTTGGATGAGATTTCCCTCATATTCTTAAGAGGATCAGTAATTGAGACGATAGGTATATCTAAAGATTTTAAGGGAAGAAAAGGAGGCTATATATGTATGTCTTCACTCATGTGCCCAAAATGTTGGTCGAGAATACCTATAGATGATTTGGGGATTGAGCTGAGATTAAGATTAAAGAAAAATGCTATTAGAATTATAGAGGAGGAGTTATCTAGATATATATGTGAGTAGACACTTTATGACTACTAAGGAGGGTTGAAATGGCAAAAGGAAAAGAGATTAGAAAGTGTGCCAGGTGTGGTTGCTCAATTGATGAAAAGAGTAGATATGGTCATGCTAAAGTAAATATATTATGGCAAGAGACAGATACTGAATTCTCCTCGAGTGTCTCCCATACTTTAGAGATGATATTGTGTGGGGACTGCTATAATAAATTGGCTGATATGGTGTTTTCTTTTCCTAATATAGATGAGGAGTGATATCGCGTCCGAGTGATTTATCATGTGAGGAGATGGTAGGTAAGTCAGTTATTGTAAATGGAATATTTAAGAGTTAGAATGGATAACCATCCTAAATTGAATGATTTATGGTTCAAAACCTACAAGTGGAATTTCTATAACCCTACTCATTATTGGAGAAGATTTGATAAGCCAATCAGAAAAATACTCGACGTTGTAGAATCTTTTGACGTTTTTATTGATGCTGGCCCCGGTCATCCCGGCTCTGAGGCTTGGGTCTTAAAGCGTGTGATTCCTAATATATCCATCATTGGTTTAGAGCCTCATCCAATTCGACATCTATTTTTAAAACTTGCTTCCTACCCAGGCATTCTTTTTAATTGGGGCTTAGGCTCACAGGAGGGAAAAGTCCATACAGCAGATACATATAGTGGGTATTCATTGCATGGGAAAAACCAAAATTTGGCTGATGGGGATACTTATTTAGGTGAAGGCTTTTTTTATGTTACAACTGTAGATTATTTAGTAGATTTATTAAGATTAGAAGCGAAAAAATTGTTTATCTGGGCTGATATTGAGGGGTACGAGCTAGATATGTTGAAAGGAGCGAGTAACACAATTTCTTCTGGCAATATTGTGGGGTTTATGTTAGAGGTTTGGAATCCTTACAAAGAACGAGTCGATGACATATTAATCGAACACGGATTTTCGAAATTAGTGCTTTCCTCCCTACCTCTATTCGACAACATTCTTTATTGGAAATGAAGGGGAAAAGATGTATTTATCGAGTGCTATATGATGGTATAGGAAATGCAATAAATTGCCTTCCAGTATTAGACTTTCTTTTCCAATATTATGACGGAATAAATATAGTCTGTTGTGAGAAGCAAAAGATAATTTTTAGTATAAATTATCCGAATATACAGTTTGGAGAATCCTACTCTGGATTGGATGTTTATGAGTCGCTTGGAGGAGATATTTCTCATTTTATCGACCGCAGTAAGAAAGATGCCTTTCAGATGCATGAGGTACAGGCCAATTTTAGCTTACTACGACCTAAATTTGAAGTTTCTGGTGATCCAGTTAATAATCCGATTAGATTAAGTCTTGATATAGATTATCATAAATTAGATCACCTAATTTTTGGATTAGCTCCTGGAAAACCAAAAAATAGAATGTGGAGAAACAAGTTTTGGCGTCTGGAGTGTTGGTCTGAGCTAGCTTCTCAACTTAAAAAGATAGGAGAAGTAGTAACTGTTGGTCATACTTCTGACAATTATATTCCTGGAACTATTGATTGGAGAAGGAAAGACTTAGTTAGTATTTTGGATACATTATTTAGGACATCTCTGTTGATTACTGTCGATTGTGGGCTTGCCCATCTTTCTTCAGCTATTGGATTGGTGCCGATTGTTCTTTGGGGGCCTACTTCGATAAGGAAAAATGCACCATGGAATGGAGCAGTAATATTATTCAAAGATCTTCCATGCCAACCATGCCAATACACGCCTCGGTGGGCTTGTAAGGAGAATATGTGTATGAATATAAATCCTAGGTCTGTGTTCAAGCTAATCAGATCACTAATCTTAAAAACGGCAGAAAATAATTGCAGATTTTCTTTTAATTCTTGTTGGTCGTTAGGAAAGCACCAATTAATTAAGATATGTGAGTAAAGTAATGATACCAGAGAGTGCTCACAAAGCTGAATTCGCCATAATTATGACTAGTTTTGCCAGAGATTTTCTACTAGATGAGGCAATTTGGTCAATTAGAAACCAGACCTACCAGAATTGGGCTTTATATATTGTAGATGACAACAGTGATCGCCTCAATCCATTTACTAAAAAAGTGATTATGAAACATGCTATTGAAGATACTCGCATTGTTCCAATCTTCAGAAAAGATATAACTTGGGGGCATAGACGGAGGGTAAGCTGGACTGAGAATATAAATTTGGTATTATATGATTTAGTGGATAGAAGTCTTTGCAAATATGTAGTATATAGTACTTGTGACGATTATAAATACCCTAATCAACTAGAAGTGTTAGCAAAGCACTTGCAGAAATACAAAGTAGTAGTAGCAAAATTGCGATTTGTTCAAGCACCAGATTGGAGAATATTTCATAGTGCGGTAGGTGCAGTTGTTCCCCAAAGATCTGGGATTTGGAAGAGGGGCACGATGCGATTAGGAAATGTGGATCATAACGGGATATCACATCAACTGAGTATTTTGATAAGTAGAAAGAGGCCCTATTGGAGTGAAGCTAATTGGACCACTCCAGATGCCGATTTTGTTATGAAGCTGAGTAGGATATCCCAAATATATGTTCCTTCTGAGGTTTTGGGTGATAAACGCTGGCATCGTGGGGGTATTCTTGGAAGACAATTTGGGGTTGCAAAAGCTGTTCCCTGTTATTCAGGAGGAAATTTATGAAATATTTCCCACAGATTACGTGTCTATCTGTTATTCATATTGACTCTAAAGCTAGATTAGATGATTTACAAAAGGGCTTGCTTACCACCCTTATAGAGTGCGGTTTTTTTGATTTGCGGTTAATAGTAGTTCAGGAATGCCAACAGTATAAGCAAATTTGTGATATGCTTGCTGCTAGGGAGTTACACTACGAATCTGGGCCTAATAATGGTAAATGGTATTATTGGCAGCAAGAAATATATGAATGCCATACGCCTTTTCTGCTGGAAATTGATTTTGATATTTTAGCAAAGCCCATCCATGTTGAAAATTTATTAAAAGGTTTAGTTTGTTTACACATCCTAACAGGGAAAAAGGGGGCTATGTGCTCTTATGTGTGGTCTCCCTCAAGAGGCACAGATTTGTTTGATGGAGAGCGCATATTCCAAAACTCACAATTCAAACTATATAAGAGTACGTCCCTACCAGGCTGCTTTAGGATGAGTAATGTGGAGCTATGCAAACGGATTCCAAGAGTACCTTTGAAATGTGGTTATGGCACTGACCCAGTCTTTTCGGCTGCACTCCAGAAAGCGGGGTTAGTGGGAGGATGGATAGTAAATCATAATGTAAGGACGAATGTTATTCATTATCAAAGTAAAAGCCCAACCAGAAGATATGAGCAGATAAAGGACAATCATAAAAGATTTCTAGAAGCATGGCCAAAGAAATGAAAAAGATTTTTATTGTAGACTATGTTAAAGGAGATTCAGCCTACTCGACGATATGGTATAAGTTGTTCTTATCTGGCTGTAGAAGGAGTAGGTCACCTCGAAGTGCTGATTTGTTGTTGTTGAATCGTTGGCACCCCATAACCAAATTTCCCAAACCTATAATATATTTCATAGATGACCTACTCTGGAAACTTCCTCAGGGATATCATCCTTGCTCTCTCCAACAACTTCAGGATATGACCTACTGGTTATATCAGTCTATTAGAGTGGTTGCCTCTACTCCTTATCTCGCTACTTGGCTATCATTGGCAATGGGAGTAGATGTAGATGCACTGACAGTATCTTTACCAGATGGAGTGTTTCGACCGGACGTATTATCCAGCAACAAAGGAAATAAAAATGGTGTAGTTTTGAGCGTGGGATTTTATGCTCATGATCATGACATCAGAGATTCCGGTTTGTGGCGCTGTTGGGGGAGGCTGCAGAAGGCTTATTCTGTGCAAGTTCTTGGAAAGTCCCGATTGCTTGGCGTGCACAATAGTAGACCGTATTCGCAATATCTAACAGCCCTCAGGCAATTTAAAGTAGGTTTGATACCATTACAGGATCATCCGTTTAATTATGCAAAAACGGTTCTTAAGTTCTTGGAGTATGTCGTTTCTGGAGTAGTACCTATATTCTCTGAGATTAAAGCTGGGGAATATGCTAAACTTGCTAGGAAATTTCCAGAATTAGTTGTAAAAAATGGAGAATGGATTTCGGTAATTTCGAGAGTTCTACCCAAGGTAGAACAACTGTGGCCTAAATTATTTAGATATTGCTATGATTATCATCGACATTCTGTTACTTCTCAAGAATGGGATCGAATATTACGAAGAATTGACGTGTGAACTCTATGAAGGATTATATTTTAGTAACTGGTTGTGGTAGGAGTGGTACTAAATGGCTAGCCACTCTTCTGCAATTGTGCTGCCCATCGAATGTTGAGGTATATCATGAATTAAGTGCTTATGGACCAGTGTCATTTCCAAAGTTAGATTTTTCCTATTTGGAGAAAAGGATTTTAGACGAAATTCAAAATACTGACTATTGGGAAGAAAAACTTACTCTGTTGCGGAAATGGTCGTCTAGTGATATTGTTATAGAAGTGTCAAGTTTTGGCCAATATTTTCTATTTGGATACAATCCTCCATTCAAAGTATATCATCTTATTCGACATGGGCTAAAAGTTATTAGATCATGTTTACCTAGACAAGTATTCAGAGGGGAGTCTTTGATACATCATCCCACCCCAGAGCTATATGGATTACAGATACCAGGTTGGAGAAGTTTATCAAGATACGAGAAATTATGTTGGTGGTGGAAGATGGTAAATGATATGCTTAGTAACCTCGCTTTAGAAACATATCGCTTAGAGGACTTAGTTTCTGATTATTGTATTGCTAATCAAGCTGTTAAGGATATTCTTGGAATCGATTTAAGTAAACATCTCTGGTCTACCATAGCCCATAGGAAGGTTAACCAGGCTAAATATCAACTACCCGAACTATCCTCCGAGCAACAGCAAATGTTTCAGTCTATTTGTAACGATTTGTTACTTAGATATTATCCGGAATTGATGTAGTAGGTAATTAAAAAGAGGGGGGTGTGAACAATGGCTATATCGGAATTGATTTGTATGACTATGAATGAGCTACTAGCAAAGGATAAGGAAGCAATCGAAAATCTCATTGAGTACCACCTACCATGTAAGGAGGAGGTTGTTACTGATCCTTGCTTAAGAAGTTTATGGGAAATGAGTGGCCACTGTGAAATTGGTTTATTGGAAGTGTTAAATATTCTTACGATGAAAGAAGGAAAGATGCTAGCCATGTATTATGCCAATGGTGATTTAAAGGAGTTCCTGTTAATAGGTAGAGAGGAAATAGAAAGAGCTTTGGAAGAGTTGCGGAAATGTCAGAGCAAAGGAGTAAATAATGAGTAAAGGAAAGAGTGAGGAAATTTTTGTTCATTGTATAATAGAATTCCAATTGCCAAAAGATTCTAATGATTTGGAGTCACAAGTAGAGTTCTTGAAGGCATTGGAAGAGTTGTTTAATGATTCTGCAATTCATGAAATTGAGTATTGCTGGGAACTAAAGGCGCTTGTGAAAAGAGATAGAACCCAATTAAAAAGGTCGATTGAAAGTTTGGTTGAGAATTATAATGATGTGTTAAGATTTGTGAAATGTCGTATGTATGACCTTGTCGTCCCAGATTGGGTGTATGACTGGTCAGCTGATTAGAAATAGAAAAGGAGGGTTATTATGGCACAAGAAGTATTTGTACGCTGTAGTATTATATTCTCTCCACCAGAAGATTCTAAAGATCTAGATAAGCAAGCACGAGTATTGACAAAGATGTCAGAAATTTTCGGCCGAGTTTTTAGATGCTATGATAACAGCCATTGGGTCTGCGAGACGATCTGGCCGTATAATGCAGATAAATTCGAGTTGGATTTATCTCACATAACAGAGAGTTATTCTGATGTACTCGACTCAATTTCTTGTAAAGTGTACGATTTAACGAAACCAAGGCAGGAGTTTAATTGGTCAAAACATAAAGAGGAGTAACTAAATGCTTTGGTGTTTACCAAAAGGGGGAGCAAGTTGGCTAACCAAAGTGCTTACCCAAATACCATGCCGAATATTGGAACCTGGTAGCAATCCTATTGGGGTGTTGGTTGTTCGGCATCCCTATCGAACAATTAATTCTCTTTATGGCACTCCTTTATATGCAACTACTTCCCAGTTACATCCAAACTTACCCTCCTATGGCTATGATTGGGTGGAATTTTTAGTAAGCAAAGCTCTTAAGACTTGTGAGGCTTGGTTTCGTATTGAAGATATTAGTAGCTACCCGGAGAAGTTTGAGGAATTTTGTCGAGTAGTGGGAGTAAGGATGGAGGATACTAATTTCCAGAAATATTTTGCTATCAAAACTAACCGATCTCACAAACATTACCTGCCTTCCTGCCTTTGTGGCTTACCAAACCCACAGCGTAAGCTACTTGAGATGATATGCCGTAGTGCTACGAAAGTTGGTTATACTTTCTGAAATTCTTTATTAGAATTATGTTATAAATATATGGAGCCGTGGTAAGTTAACCGCCGAGGGTCGGCCGGATCTTACACGAAATAGGGGAAGATTGTGTGAGATCCCCTCGGTACTCAGGGATAGACTCCGAAGCCCCTTCGAGCTGGGTCGCTCCCAGCACGGGGTGGAGGAGCGTAACTCTGGGCGGCTCTCCCCAGGTGCGGGGCGCCCTTCGCACCTTTTTTAACTTGTTCTACTGATCTGGCCAAATTATTTTTTTGGATTTAAAAGAATTCGAGATTGGGGTGTATTTATGAAAGTAGAAGAGAAGAACAGGAAGAAGAAGTTGTTCGTGTTGTTCGTGGTTACTTTAGTGGTGTAGCCAAGATATATGCTGTACAGACTTTTATGGTTTCTATTCCTATATCGATTGATGAGGATGATGAGGCTGTGATGGAGTATGTAAAAAGACAATTGGAGAATATGTTGTATGATGTTACTTACGAAATTGATAGTATTGAAGAGGTTGAGTTGGATGAGTTTAAAATTCTTGAATAGGGAAGAGATTATAAAGGTAAAAATCATAAAAATAAATAAGGAGAGGGGATGATGAGTGAAGGTGTTTACAAAGTATATTTCGCCTATTAATATTATTAGGTATTGACTCCCTCGCTTTGCTTAGATCAAGGCGAGGATTATTGACTCCAGGGGATTAGATCTTCTAATCCCCTGTATCATTTTAAATGGGGGGTATTTAGTGAGGGTAGATGCCAAGTTCGTCTATTTTTCGCAGGTTTGGCTAGTTTGTGTGGAGAAACAACCACCGATATCCCTGTACCACGTTCAGTAGTTCAAGATAGAGATGCTTTATATGACTACATACGCGATTATGCGATTGATAACGCACTAGATAGTGAGTGTGATATACAGCTATCTGAGGTGATTGAGTGGGATTTGGAGGAAATTGACATTGAGAAAATTGGGGATGAAGATCAAGATGCTTTAGGAACTCCAGTGGGAGGAGAAGATGAAGACATCTGATTATAAGATTATAGTAGTAATAAGTATAATTACGGCGTTAAGCCTCATATTTATTATTGGCAGTTTTGTAATACCGCGAGATTTTGATTGCCCAACAGCAAATGCTTTTGAGTGTGGATATAGTAAAGGATTATTAGTTTTTGCCAAAAGATGGAGCAAGGGACTTTCTTTACGAGAAGGGGAAGCTTTGAAAAATGAAGTAATAACTAGAAATTATTTGGGAGAATTTTTAGAGTGGAGAGGAGTAGAGATTAGGTTTCTGACAGATTGTGAAAGATCTTCTACTAATGGACTAATAATTTCATTATGTTTGGATAATACCTGGGAAGGGGTTTATAGAGGGCTACTCTTCGAAATTGGACATATAGTCTATGGATATGATTACTGCCCGAAGCAGAATGTAGATGGATTGGTATGCCGAGCATATAAATGGATGCCAGAACTGCTACTCCACAAGGCGATAGTACAGAGCCATCTATTTGCTTGGGAATTTTATCAATCTGATGGGAGACTATGGCTCGATCCTACTTATGAGTATGATGAAAAGGAGTTGATAGATAGTTTGGTAGATATTGATTGGACTGATCCTTATGTGATCGAGATTTTGTCTACTCATAATGTAGAGTAGGGGGAGTAAAATGTTATTAGTCTATATAGATTTGATGGGGGATAACGAAAGTATACCTAAACTAGCTAAACTGGTTTTGGATAAGTTTTCTGCTGACAATTCACATCTATGGATCACTGCTTTGAAAGGTCATACAATAATTTCAGGGTATGTATGGCTACAAGAAGATAATAATATAGATGAGCTTGAACAGAGTCTACAAGAGTTTTCAGGATGTAGGGGTACTGTTCAGATTTTTAGGGCTGATGAAATGAAACAATATAGCTTTGATACTCAAGGGATAGAAGTGATTATGATCGAATGAAAAAGAGAGGAGACAATATTGGATGCACTGGAGATTTGTTGAATGAAAGTAGAAGAGCACAATGGACGGAAAACAGATGATAAAATATTGCAATGTGAAGTTTATGTAAAGTTTGTAGCTAATGCCACTCTGCGTGGGGGGCTGACTCTTACTTTAGCAGTACCTAGTTCGATAGTAACAGATAACGAGGCCTTATATGATTATGTCTGTGAGTGTCTAGAGCAAGACCCAGTAGATTTAGCAACAGATATAGATTGGGAGGAAATAGATGACATATGTGAAGTTAGTGTGAGGGATGTGGAGGTCGATTGGATAGAAACTGAGGGGCAAGACAATTCTTGAAAGGAGGTCATGATGAGACAAAGTATTCTACTCTTACTCTTCATTCTGCTTTTCTTTGTCGCGTGTGAACGACCGACTGATTACACAGACCCAAAGAATCGTGATTTGTGTGGGAATAGTTATGGTAATATCAGATACGCAGAAAGGTCGGTTGAAAGCTATTTACGTAGTGCACGAGCTGGAGCAGTTAATGCTACTTGCCTTGTAGCCGATTATGATTCTAATGGCATCTGTGATTACGTTGTGAGTATCCATAATGTAGAATTTAGTTCTGGTGATGAGGTAACTGATGCTCAGGCAGCTATCCTACTTATTCTCGAGGCAGTAGCCATGGTGTCTTCAAGGACTAAATGGACTTCAGATAAAGTTTATATTTGCAACGCCAATACCAAAAAGTGCTTAATTTCTGCTTATACTAGTAATTTACGTAGGTGTTTAAATAATTATCGAAGTTATCGACTTAGCCAAGTTGGCTATGTCAAATGTTTGGGTGATAGCCAAATATTAATTGGACAATAGACCGGAGATGGGGGTATACTTATACTAACTGGGGGAGGGCTGAGTGTTCTCCCTCGAGATAAGGTAAAGGAGGGCTGGGTGCCCTCCTTTTTTAGCTTGATTTATTAAACAAAATTTGGTAAAGTGGCGTGATGAAGATTTTGGGGTTGATTGGACCAACTGGTGGTTGTTATTTCTACAGGCATTTAGTACCTGCTCATCTTATGAACAAACGTGGGCATGATTTTCGCACCACTAATGTGATTTTTGAGGATATGTTCGCTCACATCGATTTCCAACCAGATGTCGTCTATTGTCAGAGAGTAGATAGTCCAAGAGTACTTAACATTTTACATAAATGGGGGATACCCTGGATTTACGATATTGATGATAACTATGTAAATATTCCCGAAGGAAATCCCAGTAACTATCTCAAGAAACACATGCCTCGAATCAAGCTTTTCATGGAAAATTCCAAACTTATCACAGTAACTACCAAGGAACTATCCTCCCTTTATTCATCTTATGGAAAGGTAAAAGTTATTAAAAATACCATTCCTGAAGAATGGAAAACTATGCAACCTTCCATTAATCGTTCTCCTATGCTTACTATTGGGTGGGCTGGTAGTATGACTCACGGCCCTGATTTGGCAATAGTAAGAAAAGCTCTTACTAAACTAAACAAAAAATATAATTTTCAAATATTTTTCTTTGGTTATATTCCTGACTGGGCTCTGTCAGGATTTAAGTCAGTCTATATTCGACCAGTTCCTATTGAAAAATACATTGATACTTTACTTACTTTACCACTTGATATAGCTATTGCACCCTTAGTAGACAACAAATTCAATCGTGCAAAAAGCAATATCAAAATTCTGGAGTATGGTCTATGTGGCTTCCCAGTAGTAGCTTCTGATGTTGGGGAATACTCGAAAGTGCCTTCTGAAGTAATGATTAAAGTTAAGAATACTACCGAGGATTGGTATAATGCTTTGGAAAAGTTAATTAAAGATGATTCAAGAAGAAAGTTGGGTATGAAGTTGCGGGATTGGGTCTTTGCTACTCATACCTCTGATCAAGTAGCTGATGAATGGGAGAGAGCTTTTGTGGAGGTAAGTAAATTTAACAAGGAGGATACTGGTGAAGAAACTGACTGATGAACAAAAGTTGGCTTGCTTTGAGTGGGAATTACTGCAAATGACCCAGGATTACCGAGAAACCACTCGCAATTTCATTTTAAAAATAATTCCCGATGAGTTCTTCTTTGCTCCTGCAAGTAGTAGTGGTACACATCACCCGATGTGTGCACGAGGGGAAGGAGGTCTAATTATCCATACTAAGAGAGTTTGCTATTTCGTCCATCAGTTTTGTGAAGCTTTAGATTTTTCAAAAGAAGACTACTCGGCAATGTTGATGGCAGCCGTTTTACATGATATCGGCAAAAAAATAAAGTATAAAAATGGAAAAGAATATGAGAATCACCCATTAACTGCCTCTGAATTAGTAAGGCAAAATACTGATTTATTTGTTACTAAACATCCTAAGGAAGATGCTATGAAAGTAGCTGATTTAATACGCACTCATATGGGACGCTGGGGGCCTCCAGGCCATACCAATCTAAATGACTTTAGTCTACCCCAAATTCTCCTTTTTTTGGCTGATTTTTTAGCTTCTCGTAAGCAGTGTGGAACATTTATCGACGACTTCAAGCTGCCGTGGGAAAATGACTAGAGGATTAAAGCGAGCAATCATACTCGGTGCTACTGGACAGCTTGGTCAAGCAATTGTTAGGGTCTGGTCTGATTATCTCAAGTTGAATGTAGTTCCCAGAGAAATTGATATTAGAAATTCTGAAGAGTTGCAATATTTTATCAAAGATCATATTACTAAGTCTGAGAAGGTAATGGTAATAAATTGTGTGGCCATGACCGATGTTGACAGATGTGAGTTAGAACCGGATTTGGCAATGGATATTAATTATAGAGCGGTTAAGGAATTGGCTAATATTTGTAGGGATCTTAATGTTGGGCTGATTCATATTGGAACTGATTTTGTCTTTGATGGTACCAACCCTCCTTATCATGAAGAAAAAAAGCCGAATCCTATCAACCAATATGGGAGGAGTAAGTGGTTAGGAGAAAAGGCAGTGTTGGATGCTGAATTCTGGGTATGTAGAGTATCTTGGTTGTTTGGGAAAGATGGGAGAGATTTCCCTAGTAGATTAATACATCGTTATTTGGAGGGTGAGAGGAATTTTAGAATTGCTTATGACTTAGTAGGAACTCCTACTTGGGCAACTCGAGCTGCTCATATAATTTTGCTATATCATGACTTCTTCTATAATTATCCATCTGCAAAATATAAGCTTCTGCACTCTACTAATTCTGGATCAATATCAAAGTATGAATTGGCGTGCTATTGTTTTCAAGTACTGAATATCCAAGATATCAAAATTAAACCGATATTGAGTTCTGAATACCCAGTTCCAGCTCCTAGACCTAAAAATACATCAATGACTTCTATAGTCATGGGTAAATTGAACTTCACGGTTAGGCATTTTACTGAGGATCTACAAACTTATTTGTTGTCATTGTATAATAAATATGGTGGATTACGAGGCAATACTTAGAAAAACCAAGGAATATCTGAAGATATACTTTGGTGATGAGGTAGTAGATGCGTGGGCCAAAGCCCATGAGAATCCTACTTTTGACAATTTAGGTCATTTGGAGAGATGTATGTGTAAATACTGCTTTATGTTAGCTAAAGATAATAATCTTGATGTACTCCTCGAATCTGCTCTTGATACTTCTATTCCAGAATTGTGCCAAAAAAGTTTAGTATATGCGGCATGGTTAAAAGTCACTGAGAAATCCCCCAAAATAACAGTTGTTCCCATATCAATGTCGGACGGGGTATTTCTCAAAATTCAATTTATTACGGAGGAGAGTTATGAAGGGAGTCATTCTCGCGGGGGGGACAGGATCTAGACTTTATCCGTTAACTAAAGTTCATAATAAAGCCACCCTACCGGTAGGCAACAAACCCATGATTTATTACTCAGTAGAAAAATTAGTAAATGTTGGTATTACTCAAATAGCTGTTATTACGGGGAAAGAGCATAGTGGGGATATTATCAATCTCTTAGGTTCTGGTGCTGAATTTGGGTGCCAGTTTTTCTATGTAGTTCAGGAAGAGCCTAACGGAATACCTAGTGCAATATGGTTAACTAAGGATATTATTGGTGATGAGAAGTTTTTTGTGTTACTCAGCGACAATATCTTTGATGATCCACTTCCTATTGAGATAGTAGAAGAGGAACCAGATGGGTGTGTTGTCTTCCTTGCTAAAGTTTCTGATCCTTCCCGATTTGGAGTACCAAAATTTGATGAGGCAAATGAAATTATAGAAATCGTTGAGAAACCAGTAGTGCCACCTAGCGAATATGCAGTAACTGGGATATATTATTTTGACCCATATATTTGGAGTGTTATTCCACGTCTTAAACCTAGTAAAAGATTGGAGACAGAAATCGTTGACGTCTTCAATGAATATATTAAAAGAGGGGTGCTTCATCATTATTTTCTTGAAGGAGCCTGGGTAGACGCAGGTACTTTTGAAAGTTATCATCGGGCTAATCAACTAGTCATCCAAAAAGTGATCACATGACCACAGAGGCTCTATATCCGGAAGTAATTTGTTTCTGTACCTCTGAACAGAAGGCTCTTCTTGCTCCAATTTCTCAATGGGTATATGTTGGGGTAGAAAAGGGAGAAGAGCATAATGTAAAGTTAATCTCTTCAATAGGTGAATTTACCTACTCACTAGATACATTTCTCCGGGACAATAGAGTTAGTTTTCCTATCTGCTCCATGATCTTTTCGCTTCTAGATCTTGCTGAGCCTACCAATATTCTGATACCAACATTACTGGACTTAGACAGTGCTTTGGATTGGGCTCCTATAATCTTGGGTATGACCACAGCTCTTAATAATCTTTATTCATTAAAAATAGATCCACTGGAGGTATCACTTAATATTGCTCGCCATCTGTCAAATAAGGTTTTAGAATATGCCATTAAAGCTGCATATTTTAAAGGATTTTGGTACTGTAAGCCCACAAAACAGATTAGAACGGATATTACTTCCTTTCCAGCTATTTCTCTTACTCCAATAGAGGGATTCTATGTAACTATTGCTGAACCAGGGTATATTGTAAAATTGTTCTCTCATGGCAATGTTGACAAGGCATGTAACTTTCTTTGGTCCCGCAGTTCGAAAGTCGTTACTAGTAAGAAGCTTATCAAGCAGTCTAGTATTGACCCACCGATTTGGTTGGTGGGCAAATATGCGGCTACTTTGAAAGGGGAGATAGAAATTGTGTTATAACGAGTAAGAAAAGTATGTTAGTAGGAGGGTAAGATGAGAGTAATTAATCATTCTGACCAAACATCCGTAAACTGGAAATGCCCGGATTGTCAAAGGCTGATATGTGTTGATGATATTGGGCTTACTGTTGGATTATTCTCTTTGACTCTTACATGCCCTTATTGTAACTACTCACAGACGAAACATACTCTCTTTAGGTCATTACCAGATTTTTCTGAATGGATAGATGAAAGAGCTAAAAATACTGAAATGGAGGAGGAAGATGATAATCGCGATTGAGGGAATTGATGGATCAGGCAAAACTACTTTGTGCAAATGGTTGTCCCAGTTTTACATCACTACTAAAGAACCTGGATCACCACATGTTTTAGTCTGTATAGTCATAGAGAAGATTATTCGCTTTCTCTTTCGACTACACCTCTCATTTCTAACTACTCCACTTTTCTATCTAGATCATTTCTTTCATTACAAATACTTTCTTTCCAGATACCCGGACTGGGTGATTGTCTGTGATCGTTATTTACCTATATCTCGGAGAGTTTATGGTAAGCGTTTGTGGTTAAAGAGATTTCTTAAGGATCCAGATTATGTAATTTATCTCAGAGTTAGTGCCCCAATGGCAGCGGCAAGATGTCGTGTAAAAGGAGAGAATGTTAGAGTGTCGAAGCTAAAGAAGCTTCTGCGACGGTATGATCAAGTGTTATATGAATATCAGTTTCCGTTCTATTGGAGAACAGCAGTTATTGATGCCGACAATCATTTTGCCTATGTATCTCAGGAAGCAGAGGAAATTATTAGGAATTGGATAAGTGAATCGAGGGAGGAGGCAAATGAAATTGGTAATTGATATAGATGGAGTGGTGGCTAATACTCCGAAAAAGATGTTTCAGGTCTACCCACAGTGGGATTGGAGTTATAATAATTTTCCTGAATACATTTTTAATATGTTTCGAGATCCAGAATTTTATCTATCACTTGAGCCGATTCCTTCTTCTCTTTCTTTCTTGCTTAAATGGAAAGGGTTAATAGATTTTGTATTCGCTAGCACTAGGCCGATCCCACCAGATATTACTCAGGAGTGGTTAGAGAAGCATGGGTATGATAGTCCAATTATTTACCATGTTGAGTCTATGAAAGAGAAATATTTACTTACCGCACAGCTTGAGGCAATAGGATTGATAGATGATGCACCCCAACATTTTGCTCCTGCACCATTTATTCGTTTCATTTACTCCTGGCCATACAATTCTCAGTATACTACTGATGTAATTCAGTTATTTCCAGATGGTAAATACCAGAGTATTTATCGGATACATAATCTGAAAGATCTTGAAGATCCGGTGAGTAAGTATCTACAGTTAATTTGAATAAAGTCCTCAGATAAAGAAAAAGGAGGAAGAAGATATGGAAAAAGAGATTGAGCTAATGGAAAAGGAAATAATTAAAATGAAAGAAAGAACTGATGAAATTGTGGAGTATATACTGGAGTTGAAGGAGAAAGCAAGCTCAATAGAAAAAAGGATGTCGCTTTTAGAAAACAAGGTCAAAGAGCTTGAGAGTGAGATAGCTAAATTTGGACATAATATGCCCAAAAATGAAGAAAAAGATGGTGATGAAGGGGAGGAAGGAGTCTTAACTAAGTGTATGAATTGCGGAAAAGATTTGGGCCTTAATGACATGAAGTATGAAATTGTTGAAAAGCATATCTGGACCGGATACCCAGATCATTTCACGGAAAGGGATCGTTATGATGAACTCACAGAAATAAGATGTAAGTTCTGTAATACTGTTATATGGTCTGCGAAAGAGGGAAATTGTCCTTATGCAAATGATTTATTTGAAGAGGATTTGGAAGAGGTTGTGAGAGATACATTACTTAATAGAGGAGGTGAAAAATGAGAACGTTTATTAGAAGGTACATTTGGGATGGGCGTCTTGCTGGCTGGAGGTTTCAGCCGATCTTCATGCTGCTCGGAAGAATTCTGTGTCTAGTTGGTAAACATGGTTGGGTTATTGTAAGTAGCTCTGACGGAAAATATCAGACCTGTGGTGTATGTGGAGCAGTAATTAAGAATGAAAGAGAAAAGGAGTAGACATCAAAAGGGTCTTGTGGAGGAGGATGCACAAATGCTAAAAGAGCTGTTTGAAAATGCTTTAAGGAAAGAAGAACAAGAAAAAGAGCAGATTCGCAGAAGTATAGAAAAATTGCTAGGTGAGAAAGTCCATAAGAAAAATGTTTTTGGTAGTGGTACTGGATATTACTTGGTTGAGAAGGTAGTAAAAGGATATCGAGTACACATAAATCTTATAGGAGAAAGCAGCATTAAGATTGTAATAAGATGCAACGAATGTGGAGAAAAATTGGCACAAGTGATTACTGAAAAGACTGCTTTCAAGGAGTATTTAGCTACTGTGATAGAAGAAGCAGTTAGATGTAAGTCTCGAGAACATATTTGTGCCATTACTTATTAAAGAGGCCCCGATAGATAGATAGATAGATAGATAGATAGATATTAAGAAAGGAGGTAGAAAGATGATAATTTTTTGCAAGACTTCAGAAGGGACATTTATGGTTGATGGAATAACGTCTCTCTTTTACCAACAAATGATGACTGATGATACCCAAAGGGAGCTGATGCGGAAGCTTTCTAAGCTCATTGAGAAAAAGAGTAAGGATTTCAAGAAGTTAAAAGATGATGAAGGGGCTTTCAAAGTAGAGCTGAAAGCGATAGTGTCTGAGGTGATGAAGGAATATAAAGAGGAGCTGGATGAAAAGACAGACTGGGAAACTATTTGGGATGCTGTTGAAGAGGAGCTGAAAGAACAGGTCGGCGAAGTTCCTGATGAAATTAATTACTTTTGGGACGAGTTACCACCCGGCGAAGCGTTTGTAAATATGGTGAAATATGAACGATCCAATGGTAAATCTGGTAAAGTTGTAACTACTTATGATGTGTTTATTTGCAACGACGAAGGGAAGACTATACATCATTTGAGCCCTTGGGTGGAGCACAAGTAAGGAAAGTTGATTTGACTAAGTCGGGGCCTCTTTACCAATAAATAAATGTTTCACGTGGAACATCTCCCTTCCTACTCAATTTAATGTTATATTGATTATATGGAGATCAGTAGCTTGGTGCGAATTGCCCGTGTCCGTCCCCTGGAATTTCCTATAAAAATAGCTTCTAGGGCTATTGGAATCACATCTGATAATACTTCCAGGATCAGGAGAGTTAAAAATCCAGAGGAGTGGGAATATGTCTTACACGAACATACTACTAAACGAGGCACTCATTATGACTTGAGGCTGGGAGATTTAAGAGCTAACAAGGGATATTCATGGGTATTAAGAAAGGGATTACCAGATCCTGGTCAGAAAAGACTGGCTGTCCGTACGTTTGATCATGACATAGACTACTTTGATTTTTCAGGAAAAATTAAGGCGGGATATGGAGCCGGGACAGTTAGGAAAGCGGATAGAGGTAGGATAGAAGTGTTGGAAGCAAGGCCTGATATGGTTCGTTTCGTTACTCTTCATCGTCGCTTCCCAAGAGAATATCTACTTAGGCAAATAAGAGGAAAAGAATGGCTTATAATGTGCACTACTCCTAAGCATGGAGATAAAAAGATCCCACCAGCAAAACCTAGTTTCGTAAACTGGGATCCAGATAAGATCCAGTTTACTGGAATAGAATGGTTGCTGCCTAAATTAGATGGGTCCTTTGCCACTCTACATATAGAACCAAAGCAACCGATACTCAGGATGTTTTCTCATCGTCCAGAACACGAAGTATTAAGTGCTATTGAGTATACTCCTAGATTCCCACAGATTACCTATAAAAAACCTCCCAGGGAGTTGGCTGGGACGGTCTTGAGAGGGGAAGTAATTGGTTTTCGTAAAGTAGGAGGGAAGAAAAAATTTTTACCCGCTAGGATAATTTCCGGCATCCTGAATGCTTCTCCCGAGAAGGCCCGCAGAGTTCAAAAAGAGAGAGGCTACGACTTCCAGTACTATATCTTTGATGTAGTAAGATATAAAGGAAAAGATGTAGAAGATAAGCTTCCTTATTCGGAAAGATATGAATTATTAAAGGAAATTGTAAAAAAGCTGAAAATACCAAAAATCAAACTAATGCCAATAGCTAGAACTCCTGCCCAAAAGGAAAAGATATATCAATTAATCAAAGAGAAGAAACACCCACTAACCGAAGAAGGAGTAGTATTATATGATCCAGAAAGATTACCTACTAGATTTATTAAAGTGAAGTTTAGACCTACGATTGACTGCAAAGTGGTTGGGTATACTGAAGGAAAAGGTAGGCTAAAGGGAAAGGCTATCGGAGCATTATTAGTAATCCCGGAAGGGGGTAGATTGGTTACTCATGTAGGAACTGGGTTTACTGATGCTCAGAGAAGGGAAATTTACAAGAATTGGAATAAGTATAAAGGAAAAATCGCAGAAATTTCTTGTCTGGAAGTATTTCCTGATCCTGAGGATCCTTCCAAACCAGGAAAATTAAGAGCACCAGCATTTGTAAGATGGCACGTAGAAAAAAACATAGGAAAATAAACTGGATCTTCTTGCTCCAAGATAATCAAGGAAATCTCTCCAAAAAAGCCTTCTTTTTTACTATTTCCATGTTTGAAGTTCTTATCCTTACCCTTGCATCCTGTATTCTTTACTTCTGCCGCTACTCGGGGTCATTACTGGAGTAGCATCAGGTACATATGTTACTGGTAAGATGGTAGATAAACGAAACCAATAATTCCGGGCTCGTCTAATTTGGTAGGACGCTGGGCTTTGACCCCAGAAATTGAGGTTCAAACCCTCGGCCCGGAGCCAATTTACTCACTACAAAGCTTAGAGGTTATGTAATTAGTGAAAATACCTGCCAATAGGTCAGAATATTGTTGTTGATCGAATTGTATTTTTCCTGCATCTTGGTGAGTATGATTAAGGAATGCATTAAGAAAATTTTCTGTAACTAATCTTTTTGCAGTAGCAGAATTACCAATAGTCATTTTCAAAAGCCTCATTTCAAGCTCTCCAGTTTTTCTGAGAAGCATCATAGTCATACTGGCAAGATGTGATATCAATAAAATTACTCCAGATAAAGTAGTAGTTCCCATTTGAACTACTAAATCCGGTGGTTGTAAAGAGGTACCACCGGTTTCTTTCACTTCAATACTCAGCCTGGTTGGTGAGACTGGTGAAGGGGATGGGATAGTAGGCCCAGCAGTAATTTGTACTCCGGAACTATTGAGTAGGTACCTTCTGCAGACATCCATAATTGAATCTGAATTGCCGATGTACTGACGGGAAGCTAACCCCATTCCGGCACTAATTGTAATTTTATCGATAGCAATCTTTATTTGTGCTCCACTGGGCCCTTTAATAATTATTTCTCCAGGTTGCAACATAGGAAGATTTTCAGTTGGTTTGTCTCTTCCTCCTATCATGGAGGGAATGAAATATTTTCCACCTAGAATATCAGTTATATAGCCTACAGATCCTACTGTAGGCATATAGACCATAGTAGCTCCAGAGAATGGGTCATAAAAGAATGGATATAGTATGCAATTGTACTCTACTCCGCTCACCATTCCTTGAGCTTTTGCACGATAGGTGGTAGGGTCAATATAAGTAAGAGCAGCAGCTTCCTGTTCAACTTTTGGCATCTGATAAAATTTTAACTTTTCTCATTTAAAGAGTCAACATATAGCAATTTTTTGTTATAATATTATGGATGTTTGATATTGATTTTGAGAAGTTTATTGCGGAAGGGATTAGGAAGGTAGAGCAGGTCATTAGGGAATGTCTCCAACCGGGAGAGTTGTATAGCCTAAAAGACATCTTAACTCTGCTTGGGGTGCAAGATGTAGAGAGTCAGGATTTCTTTCATGTCGTCCTTCATTGTCATTCCTCAATCGACACAGTGTATCAGGTTGAATGTAAGAAATGTGGTCATTTGACCTTGATCAAAAGTATGAATCATGCTGCTGTATCAGTTTGCCCATTCTGCCATAATAAAGATCTTGAAGTTACTGAGTTGTTCAGAATACAAACTCCTATAACTCAAGTAATTGGTGATCATAAATGTACGTTTTGTGGGAGGAGGGTGAAGATAGGATTTATTGGTAAAGAAAATAAGGTTATTTGCTGGAGTTGTGTAAGAAAATTTAAGCACTTACAAGACTCATTAAAGGAGGGAAAAGGTGAGAAAGGAAAAAGACCTTGATTATTATCTTAATCTTCCTTGGAGAATCAAGGTCGAACAAATACCAGATGAGCTTGGAGGAGGTTGGAAAGCGTCAATCCCCCTACTTGGGGAATGGACTTGTATCGGAGATGGAGATACCGTAAGAGAAGCATTAGTAGATCTTGCCCACCGATTTTGTCGTTTGGTCACTGAATATTTAGAGAGAGGAATAGAAATACCTGAACCAGAGCCAATAGAGGGATATGTGCGACTAAGTAAATGGCTAAGGGAGGTAAAAGATGGGAAGGAAAGAAATTACTCGAATAGAAATCCAGAGGATGCCACTTGCTGATGAAGGATACTATTGGCAGCTAATAGCTCATGACGGTGAGACTCCAGACTTACACACGTTTACGAGTTTTGATGAAGCACTTAAGTATGTAGAGGAGAACTTCGTTGGGAAACAGGATTAACGTTTAAGCAAAAGAAGGATAAGAATATGAAAAAGATATTCTGTCGAACTTGTGGTGAGGAGGCAATTTTAGGAGGTGATGTTATCCAGCCTGTACGTCTAATCAATAATATAGATCACCCAGGTATCAACACAACTTATGAGAGTTCAGCAGTAGTTTATGTAACAGTAATACGCTGCGACAAGTGTGATAAAGAAGTTTATTTGTCTCCTTATGAGGGAAATGGATATTGCATGGGATTGACTGGAGCCTTACATCGCGACGGAGAATTATGGAAGGGGATGCTTGAAGAAGATCACGATGATGAGTTGGAAGAGGAATTTATATTGAAAGAAGTAGATGAGGAAACTGGAGAGATACTTGAGGAAGAACCAAGTGAAAGATACTACGATCGTTGTTATGTATGGAAGGAGCCATATGAAGAATTTGAAATAAAATATGTGAGTTATGATGAGGTATTGGAACTATTGCGAAAAATAAAGAGTGAAAATGATTTTGAAACTCCAAGGTGTGGATTTGATAAATTTTTTCTTACTTGCCATCAATGCCCAATCCAGAAACTTTATATGGAGTTTCTAAAAAGGAAGTACGAGATGGAAAGCCCTCCTTTTGGAGCTTCCAGTAAGCATAAATGCTGGGACTTGCAGTATGAATATAAAGAGCAATTTGGGATAGATGAAGAAGTTTGGTCTCCTATTCTTTGTGAAATCATTCTTGAAGATGTGGAAGATTGGCTGAGTTGTCTTAAGGAAGGAAAAGAATATTCTTTTCCTAGCAAGGAATCAATACAAATAAGATACAAGAAAAAATTGATGAGGAGGGATTAAATGCAGAAGAGTGTGTTTGTCTTGTCCGGGTATCATGGAGTCGGGAAAACTTCCATTTGGAAAAAAGTCTGTCTTCAACTTGATTCCTCAGATATCGTTCCTATTGGAGAATTTGCTCGGGGAATGTTGGAAGACGGACATCTTTTAAATTGGGCAAATTTGTTTGAAGAAAGTAACTTTCGCAATTTTTACTTAGCTTTTGAATTACTATTATTAAAGACATCAAAACTTTTTTGGAAATACTGGCTTGATAAGAAAAAGATTCTATTTTGTGATAGAAGTTTCTTAGATATTATAGCCTATTGCAGGACCTATCTGCCACCCGATTTGTGGGAAGGTGTAATAGAGAAGGAATGCGAAGAATTGTTCTCACTAAACGAGAGAATGTATACTTTTGTTCTCAGACGTGAGAATGTCAATGATGATGGTTGGATAGACAGTTTATATGATTTGTTAGACAGTCTTGGCTTTGCATATGAAACTCTTAGATTAAAGAAGGGTTTTGAAAATGAAGAAGAAGTTATTAAGAGAATCTCAATGATGTTGAAGGGGGGATAACATGACTACTGAATTGGAGCAATCCTTAATAAAGTTTCAGGAAGGATTATTGGGAGGAGATTCTAATATCAAGTAGGTAGAACGGAGATTTGGAGGAGGTATATAATGCCAACACTACAAGAATCTCTAGCAAGATACCATGAGGGGTTATCAACTCAGGATGATAAAATTAAGTTAGTAAGTATTTGGTGGCATGATAGTGAGCCAACAGTTTCTTTTGAAGAGATTACCAATTATTTGAATGAGCATTCTAAAATTGAAGTAGACTATATACAACGGGATACATGGGAGGTTTATGCTGTAAAGACTTACCCTAGTTGGTTAATATTGCATTATTACTATCAGGGAGTTGAGCTAGTTAATTTGGAGGGGGAAGAGGAAGTACCAAAAGAAGTAAGAGTAATGTTTGGTATGTGTCAGTGGTACCATTATAATTTGGATAAATTTACTCCCAAAACAGATGGGAAATCGGAAAGGAGGGAATGATGATCAAGCACAAAGTATCAAAAAGGGATTTGGAAAAGTTAGGAGCTGAGGAGTTGGCTATTAAATATGGAGTACATCCACAAACGGCATGGAAATGGAAGAAAGATTATAAAAGGCAGTCAGAGCGGGGAGAACATAGAAGACAGAAATCACGAAAAGTTAGAGATATTTCTCAGTTTACACTCACTCCTGAAATGGTATCAGACTTGTTCTTACCAGAAAGAGCATTTGCGGAGAAATACGATGTCCCTATACGAGTAGTGAAAAAACTGAAAAGGTATTTAGGGATAGATCCAAATTCTACGACTTATGTTCAAGACTTTTGTGATGCTTCGATCCGCAATAATTTGAGTTGGGAAGAAATCATGGATCTTCATACTCTAACATATCGTCAGTTACAAGAAAAGTATGGATGGTCTTCTTCTACTATTGCTAAATACAGGAAGATTGTTGGTGCTTCTACTAACATAGTACTTAGTGATTGTACTGCTGGGTTAAGAAGAAAGGTAATTGGAGTTACTCATCGGTCAGACAAGTATTGGGAAAAGAGAAGAGAAAATGATCTGCGATATCGAAGAGGGGGAGGCTTGTGATGAAGCGATGTAAGAATTGTGGTGAGCCAGCAGAGGCTTACTTGGAAAAGCAGTGGGTTCAGTGGAACTATGATCCTAAACGTGGGATTTGTGATGAACCAGTACCTTTTCTAGTTGCGTGGCATAAGCCTCGGAAAGATGAAAAAATTTATCTGTGCCTCAGATGTGTAAAAGACTTTATGTCAGATGGGAAGAGAATTCTCCAGACTCGAAAAAACAGAAGGAGGAGAAGATGAGTAGTAAGGGAAAGGCATCTTTAGCATTAGTCTGTGGTATTGTTTCAATTCTCTTTGGGTTATATGTTCCATTAATATCTTGGGCTAGTGGTGCTATAGCTATAGCTTTGGCTACCCAGGTTCGGGAAGAGAAAGGTCTTTCTTTATCAGGAATGATCCTTGGAATTCTAGGCATTTTAATAGGATTTGCTTACTTTTTAGCACTAGTTGGATTCTAAAATATGAAGGTAGCACAATTGCTTAATGCACACGTTTCATTGGAAGATATTACTAAAGAATAGATATAATGATAGAGTTGGGCACCTAGGTGTGGGAATCAAACCCGCATGCGGGATATTCCCGCAATGGATTTCCAATCCATTGCGTCTACCAATTCCGCCACTAGGTGCCCTCCATTTTAAGATGGACAAAAACGTCATCACTTATTAAAAAGTGTAAACAGATTGTACCTTTGTGTGTAAATTTCCCTAGTTATTTTCTTTGATGGAGAGAAATAAATAATTTCTTTAAGGAAGGGGGGTGTTTGCCATGCAAAAAAGTTCTTACCCCTTTTTGGCAAAGCTTTTGGTTGCCTATGAGGGGATCAGTCGAGGAAAGATTTTTATAGATGGTATAAACGGGCATACGATAGGGAAATTCTGGGGGCGTAATCAGATAGAAGAGTTAATAAATGGATTTAAATCGGGTTTGCCAGTATATCTTTTTCACAATTCTCCTCGTCGGAAAGTAGGAGAGGTTGTTAATAGCTGGGCAGAGGAGTTTGATAATCGTCTTAATGCCTTAATACTGGCTCATATTAGTGATTCAGAAGTTTGCGATTTGATTCGGAGAAAAAAGCTAGATACTTGTAGTTTAGAGGCAGAGTTAGTATTTAAGAGGATAGGAGATGTTTTGTTAGTAGATAAAGTAGAAGAAGTGAGTGGAGTAGCCTTGGGCTCTAGAGATTTGGCAAGCCCCGGGTTTTCTGACGCTAGAGTTGTTGCTTTTTGGGAATTGGGGAAGCCTCATCAGAAGAGAACCTGGTTCCAGCGAATCGGATTACCTAGTTTTTGTAGAATTTAAAGAAGGAGGAAGAAGGATGATCTGGTTAATTTTGGCACTGGTGGCAACTTTTCTTACAGTATTCTTTGCCAAACGCGACAATGGGGCTGCATATTTTGCTTTTATTTTCAGTGTGATTTTCTGGGTGGCTTCTTTTGCAGTTGTTGCTACTGGAATTAGAGCTTACCCGGAGTTGGTGGGTATGAGGCAAAAGGCGATAACTTTGCAGGAGCATGTAGAATTGGTTCGAGAGGCACGGTATTCTGTGAAGCCTGGGTCCTTAGTTGGTGGGGCTTTGGATAATATGGAACAAAGTAAAACCCTTTCTGAATATATTACAGAATGTGCTAACGCAAAGGCGGAAAGACAGAATACTTGGTATCTTCTATTCGGTCCATCTATTTTTTATTCATCAAAGATAACGGAACTTAAACCTTTGCCTCCAAGGAAGAGCAAATAAAATTTTTGATTGAAAGGGGGGAAAGAAACAGCGATGGAGATATTATTTGTTACCCCAAGAATGAGGAAAGTGGGGAATTTATTAAAGTGTTGTTTGATTTAGATGAGAGTGATGGATAAAGAGTTTTATAGAGGATAAGAAAAAGGAAAGGAGGACAAAGATGCTGGAGAATATAATTATTGATACTGAGGGTTTGAGTATAAGGAAAGGAGGCTAGTTATGAAATGTAGCTATTGTGGTTCGGACAAAGATGTTATAAAATGCCCAGCTCTGATTTACCCTACATTCTATTGTTATGATTGCTGTAGAAATACATTTGTTCTTGTTTGTAAAGGAAAAGATGTTTGTGAAAGATATAAAAAGATATACGAAGAGATTAAAAAAGAAATAAAAGAGAAAGGAGATAGGTGAAATTTTGGATAAGATCCTTTGAAGAGGATCTTAAATGGAGAAAAGAGCAAAGGAGAAAGGAGAAGGAAGATGGGATTAGCGGAAGAGAAAATACTGTGTATTTGACGAATTACTTTTTTACCAGGATGAAGTAAGGGTAAATCTGCAGGGACAATATGATTTGACGTTTGCCAGTAACAGGACTGGCTTGGAGGGTATAATCGAGCTGGGTGAGCCTTCTAAGAGGCAACTCGAAGATATCGATGTTGATGATTTACACAAATTTACTCTTAATGCTCGACTGGGAATAGATTTATTTATGTTACATGGGTTCATCCCTTACCTTTATCAGGGAAATATGCTAGCGGGAAGAAAAAAGTGGGAGATAAGACTCAAAGACGTAGGGTACTTAGGCGAGTCAGTAGAGGCACATGTTCTTGTAGTTTGGCCAGGGAAAGCATTGAAAAAGGATAAAGATAAATGCCCGAAGTTACCAGAACTCAAAAATATTTGATAAAAACTGTTTTGTAGGAGGAAGAAATGTATCAAGGAATTCTGGATGAAAAGTCTGCGATGAAGTTTTCGGAGGAAAAGAATAGTGAGGAAGTTTAAGGTAACTATTGAGGTTAGCAACTGTTTCCAATGCCCTTTTTTGAGAGAATTAGGAGATGTTTGTTGGGAATGTGGGAAGGCTGAAAGAAGGGTTATCATGTTTAAAGGAGAATTCTATTCAAGGGGATTAGAGTATCTTCCTATTCCTGATTGGTGTCCTTTTTTAGAAGAAAAGGAGAAATAGGGAGGATGGGGGATAAAGATGGGAGATGATAAAATGAATGAGAAGGGTATTTTAGCAAAATGCAGAATTTATGGAATTAAGGTTTTATCTGTCTATTTTATAATTGGAATGATTATGTTTTTTGTGCTCACCGCTCTTTGGGTACTTACTGAGTCTAGTGTTTTTGTGTTTTTGGCATTAGGAAGTTTGATAACATCTATGTTATGTAGTCAGCTTACAATTTTGCTGTTTGATTATATGAGAGCTAGGGTGAATAAAAGAGCTGGAAGATGAAAGCGTTATGGAGGAGAAATATGCAAGTCGTTCCTCATGAACAAGAGAAAACTCAAAGAAGAGTCTTTATCCGTAAATATGAGAATATTGAGAGCATAAAAAGATATTTTCATATAGAAGGAACTATATATTATTTGACTGATAGTGCTTTTGAAGGGAAGCCTGGATACTGGATATATCGGGGTGGAGCAGATCCAGTTTTCAGAATAGTGGATACTCCACATGATGTAGAGAAAGGGCTAGAAATTTTATTTCACAGCATTTGCGCATGCACTAGTGATTATTTGCATGGGCATGCAAGTTTGGAAGACTTACAAGAAATGCTAGATCTGACCGGATCTCTTATAAAGTTACTATATCATTATCGTTACTTATCCAGTCCTCTGGATATGTACTCGTTCTGGGTTGATGTTCGGGAGTATCTACAGAAAGCTGGTTTTAAGGCTGAAGAGGTGCATGTTTTATGAGAATAAATTAAATAAGTTCCTTGCCATAGTTAATTACAAGAAAGGAGATAAACAATGCAAGTAGTGGATCTTTTCCTTGCAAAGATACGGAAGGGGCTAACACCAGAGCAGACTCCTATTGCCCTAGATTTGGGTAATAACAGTATTTTGTTAATTGAGTCGGATGGGATCTCATGGTCATATCAAGAAGTGAGACTTGAGAAGGTCACTGATGATTTAAGAAAAGAGGCGATCAAAGTTGCGAAGGATAGACAGAGAGGGAATGAGTTTGTAAACAAATTGTTAAATGGTGAGTTGAGATAATTCTTGGAACCATAAGGTAAGTTATTCTGGTAAATGAATTTTTGCTGCTTCTCTGGGAGAATATAGATAGGAGAGTCCGACAGTTAGTTGAGCAGCTATTAACATAAATGCTAGAGAGTGTAACGTATCGTCCGTCTCTCCCGGTGGATGGTCATAACGAATTCCTCTAGCAGTTTCTTCCTGATATACTGATAGTATATCTTGAGCAAAATCTGGCATGAAGAAATCTTTTTTTGGAAATATGATCATTTTCTTTTTTATCATCCAAAATACATCACTAAGAAACATAGTTCGATTGACTACATAGTATCCACTCCTTCGGTCAAACTTCAGTTTTTCTTTTAGAGTACCACTTTCCTGTACTTGTACGACTGTGTGTTGTGGGGAGAGGCGGCTGTATAAGTCGAAATTATATTTCATGCCTCCACCCCAATCAGCTGCTACAGTATTGACCTGATATTTTTTAATCATCTTACAGATATCATCCAAGCATCTATCTGGAACTGCTTCTACTCCACGGTATTTTTTAATAAAGTAAACTTTGACCTTGTTACCCAACATAGCCCCAATTGAGAGAACCGTATAAGAACTTTCACCAGTACCCCAGTCTATGCCGGCGAAGCTCTGGGTTACTTTTAGAGCATTATTTGGCTCAGTAATAATGTCATAATTCTGACAGCAGGCAACAATTTGGTCATAGGTAATTGGTTTAATTCCCTGTTCATAAGGAAGCCCAAGGACTTCATTAAAAAATTGATTAATTGGATAAGTTTTATATTTAAGAAGAACTGATTTCTCCCAGTCGTAGTATGAGTAAGGAGTAATTAGCTGGCTAAATCGAAATCCTTCAAACTCCGCATCAGTTCTTCCTGCTATCCAGATACCTTTGCGGTAATCGAGCGGTCTGCCACACCTAGCACATATAATTCCAGACTCACCTATATTCTCTACTCCAAGGATATTCCATCTATTGCAACCTTCACATTTAATCATCCATTCATTCATAGTGGAGTACTGATAATAATATCTACTTAGAGTATTATCTTGACTGAGAGGAGTTCCAGCAATAAAAATAATCTTATCTTTTGGATATGTTGCGGTGCATTCGAAGATTACTGGAAGGAAGTTGGTTTGAATTTCTTGAGCTTCATCAACAGCTAAGAATCGAGCAGCAATTCCTCGCACTGTATCCGGGTGTGCCCCAGCTGATCGGAGTCTGACTATTGAACCATTTGAGAATTCTTTTTCCGAAACATTTTGAGATAAATTACTGTCCGAAGTAAGTGTTGCTAGTAACGGAGAGGTAGACATGGTAACTTTAAGTCTATCTCTACTAAATTGTGCTACTTGTTTATCACTTCTCCCTACATATAGAGCACTTAGTGGTGCTTCGATCACTGCATAAGTGAGGAGCAAGTTTCCAATAGTAGTACTCTTACTACTCTGTCTTGAAGAATGGAGAATAATCATGCGGTGTGGAGTGTCATAGACTCTTTTTAGGTATGGCCAGTATTCAAACCCACATTCACCTTTAAACTCTCTTCCCGAGATACGAATAAAGTTCTCGACAAACTGCGAGGGAGTCATATTAAGATATGATTTAGCTTCAGCCATCAGATCTGACTAGATTCGGGGCCTCTTCTAGGAGGTTTTTGCTCAGGCAGTTGTTCTTTCTCCATTTGTTTAATAGCTTTTTCTTTCTCTTTTGGTGCCTTTTCTTCCTGAGGCTTGGGTGGTTCCTCCTCTTCTAATTGGGCTGGTGGAGCCTGCACTGATTGTTGGCCAGCAGCCATTGCAGGGCTAATTGATTGCTGTAGTTTTCTTTCCTCTATAAACTTTTGTAGCTGGGCTTCTGATTGTGCCTTGATTTGTCTAAGCATAACTGACATGTCAAGCTCTGCGAGCATAATATTTTCTTGAATCTTCTTTTCAATCTCCTTTTTGAAATCAATGTTGAAATCTTGAAGTAAAGTAGAATAGGATATCATTTCTTTACTAGCCAGTTGTAGTAGCATTTCTCTCCGGGTAGCATCATCAGCCATCTTGAATTCGGAGAGGTGAAGTTTGATCGGGGGAAATTCAGGGAAGTAACTACGAACTTGATCTACTATAAAATTCAAAATCTTCACGTCATAATTCCTAAGAGTAAGTAGATCATTTTCCAACATTCTCAAAGAAACATTGCTACCACTCCAAGTTAGCTGACCATAAATGAATTCCGGTGGTATTCCTAGGCTAGCAATGATTTGTCTAGACCACTCAGTTATTTCCGCGGTTATATTTAACATCTTACCTTGGCCACTAAAGTTCGAGTAAGTAACTGGTAAAGGAATTATGGAGATGTGGTTCGGATCCTGTTTCCATTTTTCTATTTCTGAAATCAATCTTTTTCTAGCATCTTGGAGGGTTATATCGACAATTCCTTGCATACCTTGGACTACTGTAGGAAGATGCAATACTCTCAGGGGAACCAAATGGTCTCTAAGAATTGCCTCCTGGGCTCTTAACATAAGTAACAAATAATACATATGTTTCAATACAAAAAGTAGCCTTGGGCATCCCCAGGCTTGATCCCATCCGCTAAGTACTGGTGAGCGCATATGGAGAATTTTGTCTCTTCTAATATGTGCCATCTTCCCCTGCAGAATTGCTTCCAAAAATTTCAAAGGAGTTTCAAGTATTTGCTGTTTGAAAAGTGGAGTAGAACTTTTCCCTAAATAAATATTTTTTTCCTGAGGAGGTATTTGATACCAATACTCGCTTTGACCAGTATAAGGATTATACTCAATGATGATGTTTTTAGGGTTCCAAAGTAGCAAATTCAATTGATGAGGATCTTTTTTTGGTTTTTCTGTAATTTCTACTTCAAAAGATCTTCTTCCGCATTTGGGGCATTGACTAATATCAATCCTTCCAGCAGTGAAGGTAACAATGTCAGACTTTAGTGGGAATCTTTTATTACAAAGAGGGCATTTACCTACTTTCTCTCTTGGAATAGTTAATGAAAGGAAGGTATTACCATACAAAAGATAATTATAATTAATATCACAGAGTTTCTCTGGGAGATTTAGAACATCCTCAATAATTTCTCGCCAACTCTCTTTTACTGCTTCATCTTCAGTATCATACACGATATTAGTAACCGGATATGTGGCAAGTTTACGCAACGCCTCTGAAATTAAGGGAAAAGTGAGGGTGAAAGCTTCAATAAGTGGAAAAGATTCTTTAACAGTTTTAGGCAGCTCCAGAGTAGCAAGTTGTAGATATGGATGCCGATTAAAGAGAGTTGCATCTTGACGACTTTTGTTTGACAAAGTATCAGGTGACCTTCTTACCATTTTTCCACCAATTTCCTTTCTTGCATTAGTTTAGAAAGCTTTAAATTTAAATATGAGGAAATAATTGATAATTTCCTCCTTTGTTCCTTTATTATCTCCTTTGTAGCACGATTATTCAATATCTCCTGTCTAATACTCTGACCAATATCGGATAGGATTTCTGGGAGTACTTTATCTGCCTTTTCCAGTATTTTAGGTAATACTATATAGCCTTGGTGGGCTGCTGAGGCAGCAATATAGCAATAGATTTCTTCAGAAGGTTCAGTAAGTTTTGCGTTTTTAATCAAATAGATACAGTAGGCTGCCTGAGCGGGGCTAACTGGCTCACTTAGAAAAAAATGAGGTATGACTCCATTTATCGCCTGGCAACATTTTTCAAATGACCACCAGTCTTGATACGGATCTTCACAAACATTGAGAGTTACCCATCCTTCTAGTTTATTATGGAGCACTTCTACCATATCAGGAGGTACAATATCTTGTATGATTTGTAGCCGGTCATATGGGGTAAGTAGTAAATACTTAGGATGCTGTTTTGCAATCAGCTGAGCAAGAGTAGGAGCCTCAAATTCGATAGCTATTTTGTTTTGGTTAGCCATTAATTAGACTATATAGTAACTCCTGAGTCTGGGGCTTGAGAGAACTTATTGCCTCATTCGGATCTTCTAGTAACTTATCTACAAAGGATTTAACAAAATATTTTGCAAGATGATCCTTCTTCTGTTCTATAACTGATACCGGTATTTCTGCTGAGGCTATTTTTACTTTTTTCTCTTCATTCTCTTTGATATCTAATACCGTGCTGATAGGATCTGCAATAAACTTTCCCCAAAGGCGGTCAAGACCATTTGCCACGTCGAATTCCTCAATAATCTTAATTTTATCAATGGCTTTTACCTTGTTGGCTACTTTTTCCAATAATTTATCCACTTTTTTGGCTTCTATGTATTCTTTTCGCTCTTCCAGTGATTTTTGGATGTTCTCCATTGGCCTTTGGAGATTATAGCTGGCTACTTTAGTTATCTGACTATCCACCTCTGCTCCTAGCTGAGTAGCTGCTTTTTGGATAGCTTTAGCTAGGACCAGTTTTTCGCTAGGCAGCAGTTCCTCGGTCTTGAAAAGGCTGCTGGCAGCAATTACATCTTCTTTAGAGGCTAATTTAATCTTCATATCGGCTTTATTATAGACCAAAAATTTCTTTTTTCAAATTAGCAGAAAATATGTTATAACAATTTGACCGGTTTCTAAATTAAACTGTAAGGAGGGAAAGTATGAATTGGGAAGGGATTAAGCGAGAAGCCAAGGAGATTGGCAAGCAGATAATGGAAAAAACTGGAAAAATGATGGTTACTGGAGTTTTGATAACTGCAATGGCGGAGATAACCAAAAGAGTCACACAATGGGTGGAAATGGAAAATGAAGAACAAAGTGAGGAATCAGAAGATACAGAAGAAATACTACCTGAACAACCTGACGAAGAATGATTTTCTAGTACGCGAAAGTCTTTATATTCCGAAGAATTGTGGGTTAGCAGAAGCCCCCCTGAGGGCTAGTCTAACCTTCCAATATACTGATAAATACAAAACTGTCTGTCTGTCTCATTTTCTAGCTACTGATACTCATTATATTTTACCTAGGTATTTTCCTCTTCCTAAAGAAATAATCAGTAAATTGGAGGATAGAAGGCCGGAACCTCCAAAACTGTCTAGAAGGATTGAGGATAGGATTGAATTAAGAGACAACCAATTGGCTGCTTTCGAGGCAATGAGGTCTAGCAAGCACGGAGTAGTGATAATGCCGTGTGGTTCTGGCAAGACTGTAGTAGCGTTGAAGCTTATTGCTGAGCGGCAAACTCCTTCTTTGGTTATTGTGAATACTACTCATTTGTTAGCTCAATGGGTTGATCGGATTAAAGAATTTCTAGTTGTTCCCGATGAATGGATTGGAGTTATTCGTGGTGGTGTGTGGGATTGGAAAAAACCAATAGTTATTGCCATGCTTCAGACCTTAAGTAAGCATCGGTGGGAAATATCTGAAGAACTTAGAGCTTATTTTGGGATAGTAATATGGGATGAAGTGGATGAGATGTCCACTCCAGTCTACTCTCGCACTGCTGATATGTTCTTTGGGCAGAGGTTTGGGCTTTCTGCTACTAAAGAGAGGGCAGATGGAATGCATCGGATTTATGAATATCATATTGGAACTCCTATTTATCAGGACTATACCCAGCCTCTTATTCCGCGGATTATCTTTTTGGAATTGCCATTCTCGCAAAATTTGAATTATTCTGAGAATTATGCTAACTTAGTAACTGCTTTAAGCGAGGATGAAACAAGGGAAGGATATATTAAGCAAATTTTAGAATATCTATTAATGCAGGGAAGGAAGATTCTGGTGCTTGGAGAGAGAAAGAAGCAACTGAAAAGGTTGCATAGGGAATTCAAAGGATCTGGGCTGTGTATTCAGGAGATTGAGCAGGGAGAGAGAATCCGACAACTTCAATCCTGCCAAATAATTTTTGCTATCCGTAAGTTAGCTAAACGGGGTCTGGATCAGCCAGATTTAGACACCCTCGTAATGCTTACCCCACTAGCGGATAAGTCTAATGTCCAACAAGCTGTTGGAAGAGTTTTGAGAGATGTTGCTAACAAAAAATCTCCTTTAGTGATTGTATTTGATGATCTAACATCTCTTCCAATACATTATGTGGCCTTGAAGATGAGGAAGGTTCTGCGAGAGATTGGATATAAATCGGAAAGGAGAAAGTATCATGAGTTTGGAAGAGTTGTGCAAGAAAATTCAAGCTTGTGAGAAATGTGATCTCCATAGGATTAGTGATGGTAAAGTATGTGGGGAGGGGAGTAAGGATGCAGGTTTGATAATCTTAGGGATTGCTCCTGGTAAAGAAGAGATAGAGCAAGGGAGACCTTTTGTAGGTCCCTCAGGCCGAAAATTAAGAAGTAAATTAGAGACAATTTGTGGAAAATTTGGAATAGACCCAGCTTCTTATATTTATATTACTAATTTAGTTAAGTGTTTTCCGAATGTTGAGAAGAGAGTAAAAGACCCGACTAAAAATCAGATCCAGACTTGTGCTGACTTTTTGTTGGAAGAGATTTCCTTGCTACATAAGGCCAATTGCATTGTGATATTAGGGGAACTACCTGCTAGTTATTTTCGATTGGGGAAATTGAGTACTTTTGGTAATAACCCAAAACCAATTAAAATTGGAGATAAAACTTTGGCATGTTTTCGAACATATCATCCTTCTTACTTGGTAAGAACTCACGATCAACAGGCATCTAGGCATTTTCATACAATATTAGTAAAAGCGTTGATTTCTAGTTGGTTGACATACCAAGCAAAATATTAGTAGGAGGAGAGAATGATTAAGTCGGGTGAAGGATCCAAGGAGTATGAAATAAAGGATGGGAATACCACAGTTCGTAAGGTTGGTGATGATATCAAATTGGAAGAACGAAATATAACTGAGCCGTGTGCATATGTGGAAGCAGAAATGAAAAAGATGTTCCCAGTTCAGCCATTTTGGACAATACATGCTCGTGCGGCGGTTAGATTACCTTGTAATGCTACTCTTAAAGATATCTCGGCCGCATTTAAGATAGCATGGGAAATTGTCCAAGAAGAGAGCGAAGCTGGATTAAAGAAGGGACAGGAAGAATTATCCACATTACTACAGAAAACCCATCAGCCTGTTGCTCCTCAACAAACTCAGCCACAGCCTGAGGAGCAACAGAAATCTGCTAAAACCCCAGATGATGTATTTGTGAATTGGGAAGTTGAATAAGGAGGGATAAATGAAGGTGGTTAAGCATGGAGAACAGAAACACGAGACAGATAGTGCAGAAGAGCTTCGCTACTATTATGTAACCATATCAGGCTATTTCTCCTATAGAGCTCGGGTCCTTGCTCACAACAAAGAGGAAGCTAGGGATAATGCTATCATATTATATGAGGAGGATTCTCCAGAAGATTTTCTTGCCAGTACTAACTTTGAAAGATCTGATATTGAGGTTGAGGAGGATGACTAATGAAGGTATTAGGGCATAATAGTGAACAGAAAGAGGAAAGACCTCAAATTAGATGGTACCGGGTTACTTTTAGTGGTGTTTATGTTACTACATTTTATGTTGAAGCATATAATGAGGAAGAGGCTGAGATATTAGCTAGGGGGATATATAATGATGCTTCATGTGATGAGTTTATGGAAGCAACTTCTTTTGAGCTAGAAGACACATATGTTAAGGAAATTGACATGTGAATCTTTTTTAGGGGGTGGAAATGAAAGTTAATGATCATAATCAGGATCAAGAACCTCAAGAGGAAAAATTGTTCGAAGTAGGTATTCCGGGGAAGTTTTACTACGAAATTCGAGTCAGGGCTCATGACAAAGAAGAAGCTATAAAAAGGGCAATTCACTTGTATGAAATAGACGTAAATGATCATTTTATGGCGAGAACGGAATTTGAAAGAGAGAATGAGGATGCGTTTTCGGTCACTGAACTTAAGATTAGGAGAAGCTGAATGAATTGGCAGCGTTTGTTGATATGTAAAATTTTACAAGATAAAGAATTGCGCCGAGTTAAGGTGCAATACCGACTTACTCCAAACACTCTTTCTGATCCATTAGCAATAAGAATCTTTTCGGAGATAGATGCTCATTATCGGAAATATGGTGAGGTTCCTAGTGTTGAGTTAATCAAAGATAAATTTCCTGATTTTGATTATCAAGAAGTTGGTGATTCTTTGGATGTTGTATGTGACAAGGTGCAAAGTGAGTTGATGCGTCGAGAAGTAGCGAATCTATTTAAACCAAGTCGAAAGAATCCACCAAGTCTTTAATACTCGTTCCTTCGAAGACAAGACATTAGAGGAGCTTTACAATCCAGTAATGGAAGATTATTGGCAAAGTAAGCACTCTCAAGGATTAGTAGGAATTCCTTACCCCTGGTCTTCTTTAAATCAAGCTACTGGTGGGCTCGAGCCTGAACAGTTTGTTTTGATATATGCCAACTCGGCAATGATGAAAACTTGGATCCTAGTATATTGTTGTTACTTTTGGGCCCAGGCCGGGCAGAAGTGTCTTTTCATTACTAGAGAAATGAGTAAGGAGCAGATATCTAGAAGGCTTCTTTCATTTGTTGCCGGAGTAGATTACCGAAAATTACGAACTGGAACTTTAAATGAAGAAGAAGAAAAAAAGTTGATAGAAGCTAATGAGAAAGTAAAAGAAATTGGGCAGAATATTGTAATTTCAGAAGCAGTTGATGAAGATAGGGAATTCACTTTGGATGTAATTAGGATGAAACTGGAAGAGATTTGTCCTGCTGTTTTATTATTAGATGGTATGCATCTACTAAGAGTTAAGGGGCTAAAGGAAAGGGATTGGACGAATTTTATGACTATTTCACAAGATATGAAACAGATTGCTAAAGAGTTCCGTCTTTCTATTGTTGCTACTTCACAAGCAAATCGTCGAGGTTCAGCAGCTTCCCGCTCTGCAGACGATATTGCCTTTACTTATGACTTTTTCCGAGATACTGACGTGGTACTTAGGTTGCTGTATTCTAGAGATAGAGGAATGATTGCTGTGCTGATCAAAAAATCTAGAGAAGGTGAGGAAGGTGCATTTGTTATAGAAGCAAGACCTGGAATTAGTATGCAAGAAAATACAACCTTTCCGATAGTAGATGTTGATGATTGGGTAAAACAGATTGCTCGTGAGGCAGAGAAACTTAGAGTTCCTGGTGGTGGGGTGCTGCCAGAGGAAGCAGAAAATGAAGAAGATATAAATATTGACGTGTGGTAGCTATGCTAGACTTATTAGAGGTATTACAGGATAAATTTACTGACTATAAGATTGTAAGTGGAGGACGAGAATTTGCTGTGCCGTGTATTTTCCACCCGGATCACGACCACCATCTCTACATAAATCTGCGGACTGGATTATTTCATTGCTTTGTTTGTCAAGCATCTGGTAACTGGGAAAAATTAGCTAACATTATCGGAGTAGATCCAAAACTGGTATCTTTGGCCCCACGATCTATTACTAAGCGAGAGGATATCAAATTAAGCGATGTGATTTTGTCTTTGTATACTATGGAGTGCCCAATAGCTTTGCTACAAGAAGGATTTACTCCTCAAGTTTTAAAGGAACATGAAATTGGTTTTGATCATTATCGCAAGAGAATAGTGTTTTCTATTAGAGATATCCAAGGAAATTTGGTAGGAATTTCTGGTAGAAGCATTTATCCTGACGATCAGCCAAAGTATCGATTTTATATTTCTGAAATCAAAGAGTTTGTACCAAATTATGAATTCCATCCTCACAGACATCTTTATCACGGTCATCATGTTAAGCGAGGGAAGCCAGTAATAGTTGTTGAGGGATTCAAAGCCTGTTTGTGGTTAGTCCAAAACGGCTGGGAAAATACAGTGGCAATTATGGGAGCGAGTATGAGCCATGAACAGGCTCTATTACTTGGTTCTCTTAGTAGCGATTTCATCATTTTCCTTGACAATGATGATGCTGGTAGACGAGGCACCAAGAAAATATATTACCAGCTACTAGATTTTGGTAGAGTTTCAATTGTAATAGGTCCTAAGAGACAACCTGATGATTATACCAAAGAGGAAATTGAAAAACTTTTAAGCCAGAGGCAAAGTTTGTTAAGGTTACAAGTTCAAGGTATTCTATCAAAAAGTTGAGGTGGATATTGATGGACAGAGTAAAATGCCCGGAATGTGGGCAAATTACTGAAATACGAAATTTGAAGGTATATAGTTTGTACATTGAACGTTTTTACGGAAGTGCTACCAATCCTCTTGAAGAGGAAGATATAAGTTACGCAGAATGGATTCTTGAAGCCTTAGAATGTCCAAATTGTGGGTATAAATTGTATTCGATTGACTTACACTCAATAGCGGACTGGGGTGGTCGTCTCTACCCAGATGAGGACTTAATGGAATTATATAGAAGTTTGCTTGCTCCTTATTTGGCCCAGTAAAATTATCGTATAAATTTGTCATAACGGTTTGAGATTGGTTAAGTAATAGATAGGAGGAAAGGAATGGATGAAGAGAAGAGAAGGAAGGCCGTTGCGTTTGTGAATAATCTATTCGAGTTTTTAGCTGACCCATCTGATCTCACCGAAGAAGAATTGGATGAGTATTTGAGAGGAGAAGGAGTAGATCCAGATGAATTGGTAAGTAGACTTATACCAATAATTATTCACAAGAAGGAGGACTAGTGATGGAATACTGGCAGTTTCCTGGGCAGGAAGAAAGAGGTTTTAGCTCTCCAGAGAGGAAAGAATTTTTGAGAGTTCCGATTCAGACTCCTGACAAACATCCAATGCCAATTACGATTAGAATTCTCCCTTTTCCGTTTTATGAGGTAAAAAGACATGTTTGCATCTCGGGGGGGAAGGTGAGGTATTTAGTATGCAGTGCAGAACACCCCGAGTTCGGTGGAAAATGCGTTGGGTGTTTTTATTCTGATCAGAAAAGCGTGGTATCTAGTACTCAATTTTGTAGAGTTATTACTGTATTAAACCTAAACTTAGTCCATAAAATTGAAGCAGAAGATGGTTCCACTAGTTTCGTAGCTTGCCGAAAGAACTTAGCTGAAGATATTCCTTGCGACAAATGTATGTCCGGAAACAAACCCCAGATTATTGGTCGTCGTTACTGGACAGTTGGACCAGGATATTTTGGGGTTTTGAGGGAGAAAAATTTGGAACTTGCTTCTAAGTGTGTTAGTTGTGGGGGGTATATTACTCTAAAATCTTTACAGTGCCCGGAATGTAGGTCAGACTTGATACCACCTCAGCAGCTGATGAAAATGCATCCGATTGATCAAGCAAAGCAAGTGGCTTTGACATGGACCTGCCCTCGTTGCAGACACGTATCAAAGCCAAACGAGTTGATTCAGGAAACCGTCTGTAACTGTGGGAAAGCAATAAGAGGTTCAATATATAAATTTGATTTGGAAGTGTATGTTCAGCAACAAGAAGAAAGAAGAGGAGGATATAAAACTTTAATAGTCAAGGAGAAACTGTGTAGGGAGCTTCCCAAAGATTATCTAGAATCGGTTCAACCGTATGATTTTGAGGAGATATTCAGACCTTTGCCTTTGGAGAGGCAAGCCATAATTTTAGGAGTGAAAAATCCTTACCAGAAAGAACAACAGTCTGTACACACTGTCCCATATCAAGAAGAGCCAGACTATTCTCAGCAAAAATCTTATGAACCTGAAGACTTAGATGTATTTAATGAGTGAAGGGAGGAGACAAAATGAGTAAGAAGATTAGAGCGGCGTCGGCACATATTTATGGATTACCAGAATTAATCAGCCAACACGATTTAAAAAAATATCCTTGGATTAGATTGTATTTATATAATAGTAAAGGCAAGAAAGAATTAATGTCAGTAATAGCAAATGATGAAGGACTACAAGGATTTATTTATGTAAATGAGGATGTCCCAGAACTCGATAAGGATGATCTCGTATATCCCGCAGAAGGGTTTTGGATAGCTGTTGCCCGTAAATTTCCTAAAGTTGTTGTCTATCATAAAGATAAGTTAGAAATTGCCGGAGCAAAGTATATGAAAGTGAGGAATTGGGATGCTTTAGTGAGCCACTCGGATACTGAAATGATCTTTGATTTGAGAGAAGATGGAGTACCTGTTCCAAGATCAGCAAATAATTTCCAGATTACCCCTTCATTAGCTGAGCCTATTCCAGGGATGTCGTATCTTTCTGTTTCTGATGCCGTCTATATTGTGTTACGCCCCCATACTTGGAAAGGCAGCAGCAATCACATCTATGATCTTGGAAGAGTAGTAGTCAAAATTCCTTATTCGTCTAGAAGAAGGGATGATTTGAGATTTGTTAATGTGCATGATTTGAGTGGTAGTGGTAGGGTGCATCCACATATTAAAGACAATGCATGCTTTGGAAACGTGGCGGAGCAAGTGGTTTCACTAATACAATCTAAGGATTATATGACACTAGGATTGCTACTGGATGCATTCGTATCTGATGTTAATGTTGATGATGCATGGGGTTCTGATGTGAGAAACTGGCCTTACGCAATTGGCACTAGGAAAGAGAAATAGGAGGGGAAGATGAGTGGTGAATGGTTTCTATTTCCGGGGTACGCTCCTAGTACTGATTATTTAAAAAGTAAGTATCTGTTCATGATGCCACCAGAGATTTTCTGTGCAATATTGATTAACGTGCCAAGGAAAAACATATTGAAGAATTTCGTTCCAGTTAGTTATAATACTGAGTTAGCAACTATTTTTACGGGGGATACACTACCTCCGGTTAATAAATGTACTTCTTTGCTTCCTAAACAAGAAGTGTCTGTATTTGGAGCCCACATATCGTGGGATCCTTCTGAGATTGCTAAGATGATTAATAGTTTTAACAATTCCTTAGAAGAGAAGTATGAAGGTGTGTGTTTCTTCCAGCCCCATGGACCGGGTGGGTTGGTAAGTGATGATAATTTGTTAGTTATCCATTCTTACGATACCAAATATTTTGGGGGAGATTTCTCTGCTATTACCAACCCTACAAAATTGTTTGGTATTAAAGTGCCCTCCTGCACACCTTATAAGTATCATTTTGCAATTCCTATTAAAGATGATGATGGGAATTTAGCGGGAGGATGGGTTCCGCCCGGAGATTTGTTCTGCTATTGGGATGTTACTCATGAAGACAGTAAACAGACCAGAGAACTATTTACTCACTTTTTAGAAAAGTCAAAACAACTCATTGATAAGTATAGACATTTAGCAGTTTATGGGAACTTTCCACGGGCAACTATCTCCCCCGTTATTCAGACTCGTGCAATAAATGCTACAAAATCTGTTGACCGTTGGTTCAGGAATAATTTCCAAAGGCTTTCTAGGAAAAGATATTTGTGTGAACTAAGAGATAAGATCCAGGAAGCAGCAAATATCCTGAAAGATGATCAGAGAATTGAAGATGTGGATTGGTTTGAGATTCCTTTGACAGTTCAGTTTAAAACCAAAGAAAATGAGTATTTCTCTCCTCATACGATTATGATCGAATATGGTTGGTTGTATGTGAATCTGTTAGGTACTCCTCACGGAGCAAAGACTTTCCCGGGGCTGGAATGGGATGGTGAAGAAAAGAAAAAGCAGTATGAAATGTATTTCTTTGATAGAACTTCTTCAATTTATAATCATCTGGCTCTTACTGAGATATTACCCGCAGTAGACGAGATTTTGGAATGCTTCCACAGTCCGAATGATAAGATTTTACAGATATTACAAACCTTGAGAGGAGGAAACAATGAAAATTAGTTTAATGCAAGATATTGCTCCCACTCTGTATATTGTTCCAGAAGTGTGGGTAAAGATGAGAGCTATATGCACGCAAATCCCTCCAGAAGTAGCAGCACTTGGTTTAGTAGAAAAGTTGGGGAAAAGCGAGTTCCTATTAAAGGAGTTATTAATCCCTAAGCAAAAAGTTTCGGCTGCTTCTGTTGAAATAGTTCCCGAATCGGTTCTTGAGTTGGTAAACCAGAAAGATATTGACATTCTGTCCGAGCTTCGTTTCTACCTCCACACTCATTCCGGGTTTACATCCCCAAGTTCAGTTGATGTGTCAGAATATGATTTATTTAAGAATGCTCCGTATTTCTTCTGGGCAATTGGGACGAAAGAAGAGATTAACTTCGGTATGTTATGGAGAGAAACTGGACTCAAAATTGAGGGTGTGAAAGCAAGCCTGTGGGTTCCTTTCGATCGCAATAAGTGGATTAAAGAGGAGGTGGAACCCAAGGTTCAAAAGTTCACCTACACTGGTAATTACAATTATAACTATGGCAACTACACAGGTAGTACTTACTATCCTGGACGCTATGGGTCAAACTATTATGGACGTAGCTACGGAGATAACTTGCGAGGTAATAAAAAATGAACTTCTTAAGACAGGCTGCCTTTCTTGATCCAAACAGATTTCGGGAAAGGAAAGTACATGTGCTCGGAGTAGGAGCACTGGGTTCGTGGGTAGCATACCAGTTAGCAAAATTGGGGATTAGAAACATTCACTTATATGATCACGACACGATTGAAGACCACAATGTCCCGAACCAGATTTATGGAAGAGGAGAAATAGGTAAGAAAAAAGTGGAAGCTCTGAAGGAATTGATTGAAAGAACGATGGGAGATTGGTGTAATGTAGTTACCCATGATGTTGACTTGCTCAAAGAAGAGGTAGAATTAGATGATATAGTGGTTTGTGCAGTTGATTCTCTTGACCTTAGAAGAAAATTGTGGGAAGAAAATAAAGATAAAGTCAGGCTGTGGGTTGACGGGCGTATGTCGATTAGCTATGGAGTTGTATATGGGGTAGATACCACACGGAATTCGATTATTGAGAATTACTCGATTTCGTTTGATAGTGATGAAAATGCTGAAGAAAGTCCATGCAATGAAAGAGCTATTGTTAACAATACAGTATTAATTGCTAATGCTATGGTTAATTGTGTTGTCGCTTATTTGAAGGGTAAGACGGTGCCTCACTATATTGTGGCGAGTAGCTTCCCATTAAATTTACAAGTGTTCAAGGAGGAGGAATCAAATGAGCAAAGTTGATCCCAAAGGATTTCCAAAGTCTGTAGATCCGACTCAGGAGTACACTGAAACTACCACGATCGGAGTCTTCCCTGGGGGAGACCCAATTGTTCTTACTGATTACAAGGGAGGAAAAACAGTAAAAGAGGTGTTAGTTGAGCATGGCTACTCTGAGTCGGAATTCAATTCTAGAGAGACAAAAGTGCAAATTAATGGTAAGGAAGCAAAGCTCTCCAGTAAAGTAACTCCCGGAGACAAAGTAGTGGTAGTAGGGACTTTGAAAGGAGCATAAAAGGGAGGACTAGTATGTTTGTCGTGTACGATATTCCAGATCCAATAATTATTAATCATCCGGATGATTTAAGGAGACTAATAGAAGGAGTAAGTTTGGTTGCTATTGATACGGAGACGAACGGAGCTTCAATAAAATCAGGCTATTCAGCGTTGTTGGACAAAATTGTCTGTTGGTCCGTCGCTACTGATAAATTTAGGGCCTTTTTGCCTTTAGAGTTGGTATTTGAATGTGATTTTCTCTTGTCTAATCCAAAAATAGCCAAGATTTTTCATAATGCTAAGTATGATATGCATTGTTTTGAGAATCTTGGGGTAAAAGTAGCCGGAGAAATTTATGATACTATTGTAATGGCGTGGCTGTTGGATACTGAGAATAAAGATTATAGTTTGAAACACTTAAGTAAACTCCACCTAAAAATTTACAAAAATAAAAGTTTCTCAGAAGTCTTTAAAGACTCAGATTTTTTAGAAGATATGGATTTAACAGTCGAATATGCTACTTTTGATGCCTATGTTACTTATCTTTTATTTTTAGCTCTCAAAGAGAGATTGGAGTCAATTCCTTGGAGAGACGGTAAAAGTTTATTTGATTATTATCGAGAAGTAGAGCAATTATTTTTGATGTGCTTGTATCAGATGGAAAGGAGAGGAATCAGGATTGATACTGAAAAACTCCAAGAGATCAAGAAAGAGATAGAAAGCATTGTTAGTAACTGCATCACCACTGTATCTAGACTAGCTGGTAAGCCGATTAATTTGAACTCTAGCCAACAAGTAGCAGATTTTCTCTTTAAATCAGCTGGTCTTCCGGTTACTCAAAGAACTTCTAAAACCAGAGCACCTTCCACCAGTTCTAAAGCCCTTCAAAAATTATCTACCCACCCAAAATTCCAAGAGTATGTAGCCCCCATCCTTGAGTATCGCGCCTACCAAAAACTACTCAATTCCTTTGTTGATCCCATTTTAGAGAAGATACAATTGTATGATGGTAAGAGATTATACAGCACTTTTGATTTACACGGAACTGAAACTGGTAGAATCTCTAGCTCAAAACCTAATGTCATGAACATTCCCAAAAGACATGATAAAGTAGGGATCAGAAAAGCTTTTGTCGCATCTCCAGGATATAAATTAATTGTCTGTGATTATTCACAGGCTGAAATTAGAGTAATGGCACATCTTTGCGGAGATACTAATATGATAGAAGCTTGTAAGAGTGGAGATTTTTATACTCTCACTGCTAAAAGGATATTTGGAATTAGAAATTTAACTGATGAACAAAGAAGTGTTATTAAAGCATTAGTACTGGGGCTTCATTATGGTTCTTCAGCTGAGACAATTGCCTCTCAGCTAGCAGAGGTTGGGTATAATTATACGATCAAGCAGATAAAAGAATTTGTCGATTCATATTTTACTTTATACCCGAGATTTTCTTATTACTATTACCATATTAAGTATGAAGCACTCAATCATGATCCTCCCCATCTCCGCAGTATTTTAGGTAGACCTAGACATATCAAGGCTCTGAAGTCTGACTTAGCGGAAGGAGCAAGACAAGCTCTCAATACTGGGCCTCAAGCCGGAGTAGCAGATATCTTACGTGGAGCCATGATTCAGATTGAAAATAATCCAAAATTAAAGGAATTGGGGGCTAGATTACTTTTACAAATTCATGATGAGTTGGTATTGGAAGCACCGGAAGAATCCGCCGAACTTATAGAGGCAATAGTAAGAAAAACAATGGCCAATCCTTTATCTATCTTTAATATCAGCCTCAGTGTTCCTCTTGATGTGGAATCAAAAATTGTTGATACTTGGGGGGACTAATGGATAAGTGTAATATTTGTGGAAAACATAAGGCTAAATATACTGTTAAGTTGTTTACTGATGGAAAGCATGACCTTCCTACTTATCAGGTATGTGGATATTGTTTAAAGCATCCGGAGCTTTTAGTTAGTGATGATGGATGGAGATTATCCGAAAAAGGGATGGAAAAAGTAGAAGAGGGAGTTAAGAAGATAACAAAGAAATATAAAGGAAAGAAACTCACTGATAAGGTGGTCAGAGAAATTTTTCTTGATGTTCTTGATTTTTGTGCTAGAGTAGTATCTAGTGAAGACTAGGTGAGGAGGAAACAAGATGAGTCTGATTAGAATTCCGGAAGATTTGATCAAATTACTCGCAGATCAATTGGATCAATGGCAATCGGTGATTCCTATTACAGATCCAGACTTAGAGGAATGGATTTTTCAGTTTATTGAGGACCCATGGTTTTTTGTGGAGGGAGATGATGGCAAAACAAGAAATTCAAAAGGTAGTCAAAGCTAAGAAGGGAATCATAGTAGATCTAGACAAGCTACAACTAAGATATTCCAAAAGAATCAGAACCGGATCCATTGCTCTGGATTATGCTTTAGGTGGTGGGGTGCCGAGAGGCACTCTAATGGAGTATTGTGGACCAGATAGGTCTGGTAAAACTACCATGGCTATTAAATTAGCAGCAGAAGCCCAGAAATTAGGAAGAGTAATGTTTGTTTGTTCGGAACAGGAGCCAGAAAGTAGTTGGGCTGAGTGGCTAGGTTTGGATATTTCGAAGGTTGATTTTTCCAGATTTCCTTGTGCTGAGAATGCCTTAGATGCAGTAGCGGAATTTGTAAAGTCTAAGGACTATTCTTTGATTATAATTGATAGTATTGCAGGCTTTCCTACTAAGAGTAGTCTTAGTGCTAATTTGGGTAAAGGGATCCCGGTAGGAGATTTGGTAAGAGTGGTGAGTAGGTTTATTCGCAATGTTATATATGGAGAACTCGGTTATACATCTGAAGGAGAAAATTTAACTACTCTCTTGGTTACTAATCAAGTTAGAGTGAAAATGCAGGAGAGTTTTGCCGGTAGGTCTGAATATGTTTTGCCAGTAGGCTTTCCTCTTCGCCATGCTAAAATCGGATCAGTAATGTTTAACTCTGGACATTATATCTATGATGAGGCTAAGGAGAAGGTCTTAGGGAAGACGGTCAATTTTGAAGTAATAAAGGGTAAAGCTGGAATGCTAGAAGGATATAAAGGTGCATTTGATCTTTATTTTGAGCGAGTTCCAAGAGTGGAGCATGGAATAGATCGAATTATGGAGATGAGAATTTATGGAGTAATAATGGGCATAATAACTCGTAGTGGCTCCTATTTTAGTGTTATGGGAAAGAAGTTCCACGGAGAGCGTGAGCTATTAGATGCTTTATACCATGACGAAAAACTTCATAGTGAAGTAGAAAGGGCAATTTATGCTTACATAAGTCAGACCGAAACAGGAGAACAGAATAATGAAGAATCAGACTAACGAAGTTTTTATTATTCGACCCTCTGAGTTACTAACTTTCTATCGCTGCCCTCGACAATATTATTATCGTTATATCTTAAAAATACCTACTCCATATTCTTATTTGATGATTAGAGGGCTGGCTTTCCACGAAGCCTTCGAACTTTATTACAATACAAAGCTACAAAAGAGAAGAGATCCAAAAAGGAATGATGTGGTTGATAAATTTGTAGCTTCTATGGAGGCTGGTAAGGATAAATCTGATTGGAGCAAGACCAATTTTGATAGAGAAATTAAAGCCGGAATCGCTGCGATTGATCGATATATAGATGATGTTGCTAGATTTGTAGACCCACTTTGGGTGGAGCATGATTTTGAAGTGGATATGAAGAAGTTACCTGTAAGGGTTAAAGGAAGATTTGATGTGGTAGATAAAGTAATCGTTCTACGTGATTTGAAAGTAAGAGACCGAATGGTCTACTCCGCAGATGCATATACTAATTTACAAATGAATGCATATGCTTTTGCTTTAGTGAAATTAATTAAAGGGGGAGAACTCGCTCCACCAAAGGAATCTCTACAAAATTTTTCTGGAAGAAGAGTAAAGCTTTATGTTGATAATGTGATACCCGATACAATCGATCCCAAAGTTAAGGTTATTGAGCTAATTAAGACTAGCCGTGATATTAAGGCATTTGCTGAACATACTCGAAAAGTTACTAAATTTATTCAAGAGGCTAAAAAGAATCCCGACTTGTTCTATCCTAATCCAGGTGCCTATTCATGGTCTGGTGGATGTGAAAAATATTGTCCATATGTAGAGAGATGTAGAAAGGAGGAGTGAAATGAAGATTATATACAATAAATGTGGGGAAAATGATGGAGCTGCATGAAAGAGCGCTCCAGGCATATGTAGACGAGCCAAAGGAAAAGATGAAGGAATTTGTCAAAGAAAGGCTCGGTCATACAGATTTTGGGAAAATTCCTGAAGAGAAATTTCCAGCAGTAAATGTCGTTGAATTAAGTGATGTGGAATTAGGTAATTATGCTGCCGTAGTAGTAAAATGGTCAAATTTTTTGGAGGAGGCCTTGGCAATTGAGCGAAGCAAAGTAAGAGGGGCTAAAGAAGCTCTTGACTATGTCAAAGCTCAACTATTAAAGGAAGGAATCAAAAAGGATCACATCTGTGCTCATGAATCCTATATAACAGTAAATTTACGATTACAGTCCTTCCTATCTAAGGTAGAAGCCCTCGAGGCATTGGCAAAAAGATATAATTCCTTGTGGAGACTCGTATCTAGAGAGCTTTCTAGAAGGAGTTTGGTTTTTGATAAGGAAAAATATGGAGTAGTGGAATGACAGATAAACTGCACATGATTCTGCCATATTTTCCGCCTCCACTCAACCGAGCTTATGTTTCGGTGAAAGGGAGGAAGATACTTTCCCGAGAAAGTCGTACATTCAAAAGTCAGAGTATAGGTTATTTGTCTACTACTTATCTTGAGGACATCAGTAAGTTCGTTTCTGAACATAAAGGAAAGACTTTTGTTCTTGTAATCCGTCTTTATTCTAAATGGAAATCTCAGAAGGGTGATTTGATCAGACGAGATACTAGTAACTACATAAAATTAACTGAAGATGTGGTAGCTGAGGTTTTGGGAATTGATGACAAGTATAATATCCGAATAGTAGTAGACAAAATTCATACTCCCAATCAAGAATATATTGAGATTTATTATTATCCTCAGGAGATGCAAATTTGCGAGAAAAATTGATATAAAAATATGGAGTTTAAGATGGAACCAAGGGATTTACTGAGACGGTTCATCCAGAAATATCGAGCAAGGCTTTTACTACAAGCTGATTGTGATTTAAACTGTGAAGTCTGTCATCCGGTATGTATGATTAATTGTTGGATATCAAATTTATCAAATCTTGCTAGAGAATTTCCAAATGAATTAATAGAGCTGCTCCCAAATATGTCACACTATTCTCTTTCTTATCTAGTATCAAAACTTACCGGAATTGGATTCAGCCAAGCATTCTCTGAAAGCGAAGAGTCTCTCCGGTCTAAAGCTAGAGAATTACTGCAGGGAAGGAGTGAAACAGTTCAAGAACCCACTAAAACAAAAGAACCAGAGAAGATTGTTGGGGAGTTAGTCGTACCACTGGAGTTTTGGTTCTCCAACAATTTCAAAAGTCTCACAGTATTCCAGAGAATGATTCTACTCGAATGCTTGGCGATTAGCATTATGAATAAAACAGACACTATTGTGTTGCCCACTTCTTATTTGACAGAGAGGTTAAATACTACTAATGTTGTGATTAGTAACCTGATTGATCTGTTAGTTTCAAGAGGTTACTTGGAAAGGAAAGAAGGAGATATCTACAAAATAAAAATTAATTTTGAGGAGGTAAGTCATGAAAGCACCGTCTACTAAGAAACGTTGGGACTTGGTAAGAGAACTAAAAGAAAAGCTGGGAGTAACTCGGCTGCCAAGAAATGAAAGCACAACTCTTGGTACCGCTCAACTCGAGTATATTTTGCAAAAGCTCAATGAAGGGAAGAGCTATGAAGAGGCCAGAGAGGAAGCTTTGAGATTGATACCGAAAAAAGAGAAAAGATATCGAGCTCCTAAACCGCGAGTAAGGCCACCAGCAAAACCACAGGAAGAGCAAGAGCATCAAGAGGAAGAGACTATTGAAGAGGATGCAAAAGAGGCTGAAGAGCCCCCGGTCAAGGAAGAAGAAGAAATTTCTGAAGATGAAAAGGAGTTAATGGACGAGATTTATCAAACTTTGGCTACTGGGGATGCTGGAATTGAGACTTTAGCTAGATTAGTAATAAGTGGAATGATGGATTATTTTAGTGCTATTATGAACTCTCTCCAGCAGCTAGAGGAGAAGATTGATAAACTTAGACCCGCTTCGTTGACTGATGTTTTACAGAGTCTTGAGACGCTTAATAAGCAATCTCTTTTGGAATATCTAAAATTCATAAAAGTCCCACAAGAGACTATCGAGAGATTAGCTAATAAAAGTGAGGAGGAGATCAGGCGAGAGATTAGGAAGTTAGTCAAATGAGCACCACGGTGAAAAAGGTATTATCTTGGGCGGGTGTAGTATTATTCCTCTATTTATGTGCCAACTTAGCTTATTATTACTACCAAAATGTCTTACATCGAAGGCAGGTAGCTGCCTTAGAAGAGAGTAGAGATAGATTAGCTGAGAAGATTAAAGAATTGAATAGTAAGTTGAACGAGGCAACTGAAGAGATAAAGAAGCTAAAAAAGCCGAGTGGGGAAGTAGTAGAAGTAATCCCCGCTGATTGTAAAAGTTGCTTTGAAAATTATGAGTATGAATATTCCGTAGTAGACAAGAAAGGGAGATGGAAATTTTACGACCCGAATGTATTCGATAACGTACCAGGAAGATTGACTTTATTACCGGGATTTTATGATCCTTGCCAGAAAGAATTAGACAAATGTATTGAAGAACTGAAGAAGAAAAAGCCGAAAGTTAATGAGTACGTCAGAATAGGAACTCCATCAATTACAGTAGGTATAGGAGTCTCTGGGTACTATGCTCAGTTTGACTATTATTTCTTGGGCTTCGGTAAGAGGGTTAGAGTCTCCATTGGTCTTAACTCTTTTCTTCAAATCCCACCAACCAGCCAGTTTTCTGATATCACTTATAATGTAGGGTTAGGCTGCAGAATAGAATTTTAGGGAGGTTCACAATGGTATCTACTACTAGACGTAGTGACGGTGCACTTGTTATCAATGCCCCGTCTAATTACAATGTGCAGATGATGTCTACAAAGGTTTATGATTTGACAGATAGAGAAATTTTGCAAGCGTGTAGTGAGATGTTGGTTCCACTTATGGATGAGTACCTTGATATTCCCCATTTCTTCTTTCTACTTAAAGATACTTCCAACGAGCTCTCACTCGGAGTGTTGGATGAAAGAAGAACTAAGTTAGACACTCTTAAAGTTATGACTTCGATCAGAAGTGGGTTGAAAGTATGTAAGTATGGATTCTATCTTTCAGATCTTTCTGTTCTATGTATCATTGACCAGGAAGGGAGCAGAGCATACCAACACAGTATACAGGGTGAGTTTATACCTACTGAATTTAAAATAGGTCATTGGGATGTAGCAGAGTTAGTAGAAGAAGATGTACCTATTGCAGGCAGTCATAATGATGATTTTGGGCTTCTATACAGCCGATTGGAATATATAGGAAGTGTTGTGGAACTAAGAAAAAATGTAAACTTAGATATGGCCCGCTTTAAAGACATAGTTTTAGACTGTTTGCAACATTATTATAATACAGAATCAGATACTCCCCCGAATTTTGTACAGGTCGCTACTGATAAACAATCGGCTCTCTTTCTTCCGTCTCCCAATACTAGGTTTAACTGTCTCTACTGGTATGAAGAACGAGGACCTCATAAAGATGTAGATATACCACATGTCAATAATTATATTTTCTCTGCCACTGGGCTAGTAAAGGGAGAAGAAAAGGTAGTAATTCATTGGTTTGAAAGGGAGATAGAAAAGGGGTCAACCATTGTTGACCTGAAGCATTGGGAGGTTGTAGATTCTGATGTTAACGACCTATCTATGTTAATAAAGGAAAGGAGGGTAAACGGATGCCAGCCAAACATGGGTACCATCAGAATAGGAAGGGGTCTCGTAGGAGGAAGAGAAGGGAATGCCTAAGATGTGGTAAGGAATTCATTTCTGATGGCCCATATAACCGCCTCTGTCCGTCGTGTAAAAAGATAAATGAATCTTTGGGGTTTCTGCCTGTAGAGATTGCTTCTGATCGATGGAGGTAGTGAAGATGAGATTTCAACCACATGTGGAAGATATTGAGGATGTGATTGAAGAGAAGATAGAGTTGATAGTCCAGTTGAACCAAAATAATCCATACCCACCTGGGTCAGTTATAGTCCTTGTTTCTAAAGAACCGTCTGATTCTATTCCAGGTGAAATCTTTGGCAGCATACGAAGAATGCTACCAACGTTTGATTCGTCTAGAGGATATGGTGAGGGTAGTATGGTTTCATTTGGCCAAATTGGCTCTTCACGTTCATCACAACGTACAGTTGCTACGATTGCCATACATCCTTCTATTGTCGCTCCGCTTCCCGGCTATAGAGCCAGATATTATCCAGAGCCAGAAAAGTTAAAACGGTCAATTCGTTTGTCAATTAGGAACCGAATCAGGCGTGCTATTGAGTCATCTGGATCTAGTATTTCTCTTACTGATAGCCTGATGAGAATTAATGATTCAATGAATTTAGTAATAAATAACTTAACTACCTTACAGAACCTACCAGATGTTGTTGGGGAATTGGGTTTCGAAATCTTTAATCATCAGAAGTTTGAGCAACTTCGTAGCTCTATTATTGATATTGAGGAAAAGTTTGCTAATAGGGATTTCATGCAGGAAAATAATACGTTGATAGCCGTAGTTCGTGCTGATAGTGAGAGGAAAGTGAAAGGTATTAAAAGTATGCTGGAGCAAGAAGCAAAGGAGAATGGATTTGAAAAGTGTTTTAGCCTTAATCCTAGTCCTAGTATTGGTGGGGGGCGTTTCTATTTATATATTTGGTCTGATTTCCCGGAAAGTATGGTAAAGATTTTTTCCACTAAATCAAAGACTTGTATTGGTCCAATAATGGAGTATTTAAAGGGGTATACTTTATATCATAATACTTATCCAAGTCTTGTTAATGTGTATAATAGAGCTCAAGAAACTGTTGACAGGTTTAACAAATGCTTTGATTCTCTCGCCTACATACATAGGACTCTAAAAAAGCATCATCTTGTGTAGGATGCTTAGAAATGAAACCTTTGCTATAATAACTTACAATGACTCAGTTTGAAGCCAGTATCCGTAAGTATGTCAGTTCCGTCTTAGAATCAATCAAGGATTTTTTCCCTGTTGAGGGGAAGAATCATCGTTTGGAGATAAAAGATTTAGAGGCAAAGTTTGACAAAGATCTCCACGACTACAATATCCAACGAGAATACCGATGGCAGGATAGAACTTGGGACATCCCTGTTTATGCTACAGCAGTATTAAAGACGAAAGATGGTAAGGTTTTGGATCAGAAAAGAGTGTTGATTGGAAGAATCCCAATCTTAACCCCTCGCTTTACTTTTTTAGTTGGTGGTTCTGAATATCATATTCCTACTCAGATGAGATTGTTGCCAGGTGTGTATCATGAAAAGAAGGCAGATAATACCATCCAAGCAAATTTTAATCAAATCAATCTAAAAGGAAGAGGTATTAAGCTAATTCTTAATCCAAAAGACTTTACTATTCTACTCGAGTATGGCACTGTCCACATCCCCCTAATCCCGTTGCTATTATCCTTGGGAGTAGGAGAGGAAAAGTTAAGGAATATTGTTGGAGATAAGATTTATGCTATTAATTACAAAAAAACATTAAATTACAATAAGTTATTTAGGGCTTTGGGATACGAGAAAGCACCCCCCAACCCAGCTGAAGAGTTTAAGAAACTATTGGATTCTACTACCCTTACTCCGGAAGTTACAGAAGCTACTTTAGGAAAGAAATACGAGAAAGTGGACGTTGATACTTTAATTAGGTCTCTTGAGAGATTAATTGAAATACTTCGAGGAGGAAAGGAGGATGATAGAGATTCACTCTTATTTAAGCAAATAGTGACCCCATCGGAGATTCTTGGAGAAAGATTAAGAAAAATGGTAATTTTGAAGAATAGATTAAAGAATACGGTTGACAAGCGCAAAAAAATAGCTGATTTAGGCTTAAGTAGTTTTTTTACCCCTGCCGTTCGCTCATTCTTTACAAACAGCCAAATATCTAATGTTGAATCTTTTACTGGACCAATCTCTGCTATGAGTGCAGTCAACAAAGTTACTATTATGGGGGAGGGTGGAATCGGAGACATCCACCGGGTTACAGATAAGCAGAGAATGATTAATCCCAGTACTTTTCTTTTTTTAGATCCGGTGCATACTCCAGACAATATTAAGATTGGAACAACTCTTCACTTGGCATCAGCAGTTTCTGGATTTAATAAAGATGGAAAACCAGTAGTTATTTTAAAAGATAAAAGAGGAAGAAGAGAATTTCTTACTCCAGAACAAGTATATAACTCAGTAATCGGTATCAAACCAGTAAAGGGTAATAGGTGGATGGCTTTACGTAAAGGGAAATTTGGTTTTGTGAATAAAGACAAGATAGATTATTTTACTCTACACCCACTAGATTTTTTTAGTCACCTAACTTCATTAGTGCCATTTCTCAACTATGATTCCGGAAATAGAGTCCTTATGGCAGTAAAACAATTGGAGCAGGCATTGCCTTTGAAAGAGAGAGAATATCCATTAGTTTTCCCAGTCATAAATGGAACACCAATCTCTGAGGAGCTACTGGATAGTATGGGCATCTTCTTCAATAAATCGCCGGTTAATGGAACCGTTTCAAAGGTTACTTCTGAGTATATTTACGTTAAAGATAAGTCCGGAAAGACTCACAAGATATCTATGCCAAAGGATTATCCTTTACAAGATGGTTTTTTGGATAGTGAACCACTGGTTAAAGAAGGACAGAAAGTAAAAAAAGGGGATTTGTTGTTTGATACTAATTACACTAAAGAAGGAAGATTTGCCTTTGGTAAGAATCTCCTAGTAGCTTATATGCCTTTCAAAGGACATAATATTGATGATGCTATTGTTATTTCGGAGTCTGCTGCTAAGAAACTTACTAGTGAGCATTTATATGAATTTTCCCAATATGTCGACAAGGATACTACTTTAAATAAAAAGAGATATATTTCTCTATTCCCCTCTACTCTATTTACTAAAGATCAGCTTAATAAATTAGATGATGACGGAGTAGTTAAGGTTGGGCAGATGGTCGAAGAAGGAGACCCAATTATCTTGGTAATCCACAAAGAACTGCCCACTCCTGATCAATTCTTGCTTGCCAAGTTTTCTAAAAAACTAGCTATACCTGAAAGAGATAGATCTATAACTTGGAATCGTTCCTCACCCGGTAAGGTCGTTAAGGTAGTCAAAAGACCAAAATTCGTTAAGGTTTATATTCGTACCACCGAGCCGGCACAAGTTGGAGATAAACTGGCTAATAGGCACGGAAACAAAGGAGTAATTGGAGCAATCATTCCTGATTCGGAAATGCCTAGAACTAAGGATGGTAAAATCATAGATGTGGTTTTGAATCCTCTTGGAGTAATTTCTCGTATGAATATGGGGCAGGTGTTGGAAACTTTAGCTGGAAAAATAGCAGAGAAGACCGGAAAGCCTTACCCAGTAGAAAATTTTATGGGGAACTATTATTCCAAAATCAGGGATGAATTGAAGAGATTGAAAATTCCAGATAAAGAAGATTTGGTTGATCCGAAGACTGGAAAACCCATACCGGATGTCTTCATAGGACCACAATATATTATGAAATTAAAACATCGGGCGGAACCTAAACTACATGCCCGAGGAGCCGGGGCAGGAGAAAAGTATAGTTATGATGCGTTGCCTCTTGGATCATCTGAAGGTGGTGCTCAGTCATTGGGGCATCTTGGTTTATATGCAATGTTGGCTCACGGAGCAAAAGCAAACCTTTATGAAGCACAAACCTACAAAAGTGACTATAATCCAGATTTCTGGTATGCTTTCCAATCAGGCCTACCAATACCCAGACCTAAAACTCCTCTAACTTACCAGAAATTTGAATCTTACCTTCGGGCCTTGGGGATTAATGTAGAGAAGCTCGGAAACGTTCTCCAATTTGTTCCTCTATTTGATGAAGATATTCTTAAGCTCTCGAATGGGGAAATAGATGCAACTAAAATTATCAGAATGAAAAAAGGAAACCCAGTAGCTGAGGAGGGGGGATTATTTGACCCAAGACTTACTGGAGGGTTCTTCGGCACTAAATATAACCACATTCCTCTTAATGAGGTAGTTCCAAATCCTATATTTGAACGAGCATTATGCATTCTATTGGAGATAAATTCTGCTACTTTTAAAGATATAGTTTCTGGGAAACTCGGAGTAGATAGTACTGGAAAAATTACTCCAGATGGTAAATACAAATTTGGGGATGCTTTCAGAATGCTTTTACGAAGACTGGATCCAAAGAAAGAGTTGGCTAAGGCCACCCAGGAAATTAAAACTGCTAACGACCAGAGAAAATCAGTATTAGCCAGAAAAATTAAGATTTTGAGGAATATAATTAAATTAAATAAGAAACCAGAAGAAATATTTCTTAGAAAAAACATAGTTGTCATTCCTTCTTTCTTCAGACCTCTAGTTCAGCTTAAACAAGGGGGAATATCTGTCCATGATATTAATGGTTTATATAGAAATATTGCTATGGTCAACAATCAGATACCTATAGCTAGAAAAGAGTTTCCTGAAGCGGAGTATGGGAAAGTATATGCTAAATTGTATGATGCGGTTAAAGCTTTGGAGCTTGATGGACTCGAGGTCGGCATAAATCGTAAGCTTAAGTCTGTGATGGATATTATTATTGGACCAAGCCCAAAACTTGGTTACTTTCAAAGTGCTCTACTCAAAAGAAGACAAGATCTTTCTTCTCGAGGTGTGATTGTCCCTGATCCATCACTCCATTTAGATGAAGTTGGTATACCAGAGGACATGGCCTGGAAAATCTTTGAACCAATTGTAGTGAGAAAATTGGTGGAAGCTGGATATAGTCCGGCTAGGGCTAGATTAGTAGTTGAGAATAAGGAGGAAGCAGCTAGAAGGGCACTTGAGAGGGAGATGGCTAATAGACCAGTCTATTTAAAAAGGGATCCGGTACTCCATAAATATGGAGTGATGGCTTTCTATCCTAGAATAGTTCGAGATAAAGTAATCCACATTCACCCATTAGTAACAGCTGGATTCAATGCTGATTTTGATGGTGATAGTGTATTGGGTGAAATATTCTATCTTAATGACGATGAGGTGCATCTCACTGACTTGAAGGACTTCCCGAAGGATGAAAAAGTTAAGGATACTGGGAAGATTAAAGAATTTAGAGTAAAGGAAAATCTTAAAGTACTTGCTATGGATCCAAAGGCTTTGGAGCTTAAATGGGTAAATCCTTACAGCTACTCAGTTCATAAAAATGTTCCTTGTTATGAAGTTGTTGCTGAATCAGGAAAGACTTTGATAGTCTCGAACGACCATTCTTTGCTTTGTCTTGATCCAGAGACATTGGAACTAAAGAGAGTAACTCCTAAAGAATCTGTTGGTATGTATTTACCAGTATTAAGAAATATTCCCGCTGAGGAAAAAATTACGAAAATTGAAATGGATGGAAAAGAGGTTGATTTAGATTATGATCTTGGTTTTCTTTTTGGAATGTATTGTGCTGAAGGATGTTGCACGGGGTGGAAAAAGGGGAATACCCAAATAAGGATTTCTACAATTAGTGATGAAATGAAAGAATACTTACTGAAGATTTGTAGGGAAAAACTAAATAAAACAGGAGGAGCAGTAATACGGAAATTCCCAACAGGTAGAAGTGATTTTGTGCGTATCTATTCAACCAAACTAGCTGGAGAATTCCCAGTGCTATTTGGAGAAGGAGCTAACAACAAGCATCTCCCCACGTTTTTTCTATCTACTCCATATGAATTTAGATTGGGGCTTCTTTCTGGGCTTCTTGCAGGAGATGGCACCATTTCTAAAAAGGGTAAAGAGGTATATATTTCTACTACTAGCGAAAGACTGGCCTATGAGATATCGATGTTAGCAATGAGTTTGGGAGTCAGATCAGTAATTAGTAATAGCAAATATACTTATAAAGGGCAGCAAAGAAATTATTACAGAGCATATTTGAATTCAGTAGATATTATGACTAAGAAAGATCAAATTTATTTGCATAATCACAAACAAAAGAGATTAAAAGAGTTACCTACTAAATTTACTAAAAGAGATATTATTCCATTACCAAAGAAGTTGAGATCCATTGTTTACCCACGATATAGTAGTAATAGGATGTCTAGAGACTTTGCTATGGGAATTATTGAAAAAATAAATAGTGATGACCCTCTATACCAGAGATGGAAAGAGTTAATAGAGAATGATATGATTTCCTGGAAGCGGGTTATTTCGGTAAAACCGATTGGGAGAAAGACAGTCTATGATTTGACCATCCCCCAGGCTCCTACTTTTGTTCTTAAAAATGGAGTTATTGTTTGGGATACTATGGTCCGTTTCTACATCCAAAGTAATGTGGGCACCACGCCAAGATATTGTGTTAGGACTATATTTACTTACCAAAGAAGGAAAGAAAACTAATAAACAATTTAAATCTGTTAGTGAAGTATTAAAGGCTTGGGAAAGTGGAAAGCTCAATGTAGATGATGTTGTTAAAGTAGGGAGGACTACTACAACTCCAGGGAGGCTTTTCATCCAATCTTTTCTCCCAGACAAACATCTTTTTACTAAGCCAATAACCGCAAAAGTACTTAGAAATTACCTAGCAAAGATAGCCAAGGAAAGACCAAAAGATTATTCAGTGTTGTTAGATAAACTCAAAGAAGTGGGGCTTAATGCAGCTTATTTCTCTGGTTTCAGTTTTGGTCTTGATGATTTATCTGTTCCAAAAAATATTCAAAAACAAAGAGATAAAATTGTGTTTGAGGCAATGAATGCTTTGAGGAAGGCTGAGACCAAACAGCAAACTAATAAAATTATGAAGAATATGTTGAATAAATTAAATAAGCTAGTAGAAAAGCTTCCAGAGAACAATGCTTTCAGGCTTATGGTTGAATCGGGCTCACGTGGAGGAACATCTCACTTAAGGCAAATGCTACTCGGTAATGCGGTTCAGGACTTACAGGGGGATTATATAGAATTTCCAATCATAGAAGGGTATGCTCAGGGGCTAGATATTCCGGAATATTTAACTAGTATGTATGGTTCTCGTGCCGGAGCTTTAGCAAAGGTTAAAGAGGTTAGTGAACCGGGAAGGTTAACTAAATTAGTTATGAATTCAGTTCTTGATCTAAGAGTAACCGAAACAGACTGTGGTACTACTCGTGGCATTAAGATGTCAGTGGATGACCCCAACATTGTTGGTAGATACCTGGCTGGGAGCCAAAAAATTGGTGGCAAGAAATTTGCTCATAATACTTTGGTTACTCCAGAACTGCTCAGTTATGCACGCAAATATATAAGAGAGTTAGTGGTAAGGAGTCCTCTTAGATGTGAGGCAGTTCACGGAGTATGTCAGAAATGCCTCGGTAGAGATGTGACCGGACAGGATCATCCGAAAGGAGATTTTGTAGGAGTGAAAGCGGCTCATGCAGTAGGAGAACCTACTACTCAATTAGCTCTTAATAGATGGCACGTCGGTACTGGGGATATCGGCCCATTCAAAAAGCTATCAGTTCTCCTGGAATTCCCAGAGAATATTCCTAATGAGGTTATTTTAGCTGAAGTTCACGGAAGAGTAGAAGCCGTTATTCCGGATCCAGAGTTGGGAGGTCATAGAGTTATCATCAATAAGAGAGAGCACTGGGTACCTGCAGATAGAGAGGTAATAGTAAAAAGAGGACAAAGTGTTACTCGAGGAGATGCTATTTCTTCTGGTATTTTTAATCCCATTAAATTTCTCAAATTGAGGGGAATCGAAGATACCCAAGACAAATTAGTAGAGGAGCTGGACAAAACTCTGAGCGAAGAAGCTACAGTGTCGAGGAAGAACTTAGAAGTGCTAGTTAAGGCATTAACTAATACTGCCAAAGTAATAGACCGGGGTAGTCATCCTTATTATGTAGAGGGAGATTATGCTCCGATTAGCTACTTAGAACATTTCAATAAAAAAGTAAGTAAAAAGATATCTCTACCCCCTAAACTAGCAATTGGTATGAGACTAGCAAAATCGATTGGTGGGGTATCGGCAGGCACTTTAATTGATGAAAAAGTGTTTGAAAAGATTCAGAAATTTCCGGTTATCGAGGTTAAACCAGATCCAGTTAAGTATGAGCCAGTGCTAAGAGGGGTGAATACTCTTCCATTGGATACGATAGAGGATATTCTAGCGAGACTCAATTTTGAGAAATTAAAAACTACCATCATTGATACTGCTGCTAAAGGAGGAGCTAGTTGGCCTACTGGTCCCAATCCAATACCCGCCCTGGCAACAGGAATGAGAATTCCTGACATTCCAGACGTAGAGATTCTGTTGCAACATATTGAGTTTCCTACTCAACAAGAGCTAGAAAGAGTAGCAGCATAATATGTTATAACTTCATAGGTCTAGAACCAAACTAAGGAGGAGAAGATGAAGTGTCCTTACTGTCACGAAAAGATAGAGTATATTTCTTTTACAGATATTGGTATGAAGAGATTTGATGGAGTTCGTTGGCGTGATGCTGGAGCTGGAGAGTTTTCAGCTAAGTGTGTAAGTTGTGGGGCGGAACTCTATGTAGATGATTTAATAGAACTTGGTTATTATCAAGAAGTTACTGTAGAGGATGTAGTATATGGTCTTGAAAATATGTTGGTGAAGGATCGAGAAGCAGTTAGTAAAGCGTTGATCAAACCAGTAAGATGTAATGATTCTTTGAGAGGGTTGTTATTTCGGGATAATGGGCATCAGGAAGAAATAACTGCATTAGATATTATTAATCATGTATTTACTACCAGTAAGAATGTGAGAATTGTTGCAGAGTTAGATGATCAAGGACTAATCACAAGATTTTTTCTTATTAATAAATTATAAATATATAAATATATTTGTTATAACTAATAGGGAGGGTAAAGAGAGGAGGTGCAGAATGCGAAGAAAGGAAAAGCTTGAGAGGATCAGGGATGAACTGGAATTTTACGGCCTCGGCCATCTGGCTGAGGCTGAACTGGAATGGCAGGAGGGTAAAAGAAAAAATCCCCCATATGTAGTGGAATTTATACCACCAAGAAAAAGCTACCTCGATCAATTGATCGAGGAGCTTGGAGATGAATGATGAATAAGGAGGGAGGAAAATGGAAAAATTCGGAAAAGTGGTGATAAATGGGGTGGTATTGTATAATACTACTCCGCATCCTGTGAATCTCCACCCTGATGGAGGGGGGGAGATTACCATTCCCGCAGCTATAGAACCACTGCGGCTGCGGGAACATCGTGAAAAAATCGGAGAGCTCGCCCCAGGGCTCCCCATCAACAGGGTCAAGTATTCCCCAGAGGGAATAGAATTGCCTCCCCCCTCTGAGGGAATATATTTCATTGTATCCGCGGTAGTTGCAGCACGATTACCGCGAGAAGACTTCCTCATCGTGGATGAAACAGTCCGTGATGAGGAAGGAAAGATAATCGGCTGCCGAGCTTTTGCCAAAACATAAAAATGGCTCGGCAGCCACCCTCCCTTTTTAATTATTAAATATTCCAGAGAGGAGGATAAAATGGGTAGGAAAAAGAAGACAATCAGATTTAAGGAGGGGGATTTTAATAATTTAATTAAAATTGGGTTTGGCCCAATATCTCCTCCCCAACAAAAGCAATTGGAGAATCTATTTTATAAGTATGGAAAGAAGAAGGGAGATAAAAGTGAAGTGGATAGCAATCACCCTCCACTCCACTTTTTAGTTGATTGAAAGAGGATTTTTAGATAAGATTAGTAGGTAAGGAGGTAAGAATGTTTGACTTAAACGTTGAGTATTATAACAGTATAGCTCAGAAGAAAGGATGGTCACCGGTTTTGCTCCATAAGAATAATGTTGTTGGCTATTGGTGGTTTGGTAGATGGTATAACCAAACTCGTGCTGATGGAGCTCCTTATTTTTATGGAGCTTACCCACCAGGATTCTTACGAAGAGTAGAAGCAGTTATGCATCCAATTTTCAAAGAGGGGTTGGTCCTACACTTGTTTTCAGGAACTTTAAAGGGAAACGGAGAAAATATCTTTACTTTAGATATAAATCCGGAGTTACAACCAGATATTATTGCCGATTCAAAGGAGATTCCTCTAGAATCTAATAGCTTCGATTTAATATTAGCTGACCCACCATATGAGAAGAATTATAAGAAGTATGGAACTAAGCCAATAAAGAAAAGGAAGACATTTGAGGAGTGTTATAGAGTGTTAAGACCGGGAGGGTGGCTTCTGTGGTTAGACACTATTGTCCCTCAATGGAGAAACGCAGAATTTCAATATCGTGGAATTGTTGCAGTACAACAATCTACTAATCATAGAACTCGATCTCTTTTATTTTTACAAAAGAAATAAATTATGTCCCTGTCTTCCACTCTATCCGGCAGTGGGGATCTCCCCAGGAGAGGGTGCCTGGCAAAAGCTGGGCACCCATTAGTAAAAATAGGAGGTCAGATATGTTATTTTGTAGATGTGGGACAAGAAAATCAAAAAAGCAACCAAAGCAGTTACAAAAGAAGAGATGTGAACAATGTGGTTGTGAAGAAGAGGATAAGCTAACAGATTGCACCATTAGTAGAGAAGGAGGAAAGAGAGAGTATATTTGGTTATGCTACGAGTGTCTAGATAAAATATTCAGCAATCGTGGTCTTAGACCACGCAATGACAAGGTAATGGAATTTATATGTAGACATTTTAGTAGGTCAAGAAGCTGGGAGAGCAAAAAAGAAATTGTGGAGGAGTTTAGAAAACTCAATGAAAATATTGCAGAGTTGGTAAGCATAATAAGAGATACTCATCATCACTAAGTTTGGAGGGAGAAGATGAATTGGAAAGATTTGAAAATAGGGAGGCATATCTTATCAGGATTTTTGGGAGCAGTTATTGGTTTTGGAGTGTCTCTATTTGTTTTCAAAGAATTTCCATATCAACAACAAGATGTATTTTTTATTAATCAACCATATGTACTCTTGAGAATCTACCCAGATGCTGGAATAGTCTGCCAGAAGTTTCCTGAGGGATGGTATTGTAATGGGTTCGATTATATTAACAAAGCTCTTTTACAAGTAGTCAATTTTCAGAGAACTATTATTGATAAGGTCCCTGCAATACTCAATATGCTTGGATTAAATAGAGAGATAAATAGAATAATTGGGAGGAAATATCTCAATGAAAAAGAAAAGGAAGCCCCTATACTGCCAAGTGAGGAAACCGACAGCACCACCAACGAAGATAATGAGAGATAGAAGAGAAAGAAGGGAGAAGAAAAAAGAATTACGACAAGTAGCAGAAGGGATTATTGAATGGGAGGAGGAGAAAGATGAAACAGATTCACATGAAGGTGTTGGAATTTGAAGAAAATGATATCAATTCTTTTCAAGATTTCTGTAGCTTCATTAAAAATTTTATTACAAAATATTTCGAAACAGTTAACGAAATTGACATGGATCCTATGAGCTTTTTTTGCTATTCCCCTGGAACTTTATACTTTGTCGTTCCATTGGAGTTTTCTAGAGAAGACAAAATACCTAATTTCTTATCCGTGAAAGAGTTCTGCCGCAGAAGTAATATTGATTATCTAGGGTGTATAACAATGGGTGAGATGCGGAAAGTAGGAATTCCAAGTATACAAGAAGAACAGATTGGAATGTATTATCATCAGATAAAAGAGTTTTTTGACCCTGTTGATGTAGTTTGGGTTCAGTGTGTTAATTTTAAGACTAAAGAGATTGATGGATTTGGGTGGGAACTTGAAGGTGATACTCCTAAACCGCTTGATATTGGGGGAGGTAATTTAGGGAAATATTGTACTTTCTATGATATTTTCGTAGGAGATGATAGGGAGCTTAACTAAAGGAGGAGGGTATGTTTGGTAGAGTACTTTTATTTAGTCCCGTTCACCCAATAAAATCTTATTCGATTCCTCTCTTCTTCAGGGCCATACAACGATTGGATTTTCCTAAAAATTTCCTTACCAGAGTAGTAATATCTACTACTCCAAAATATTGGGAATTTCCTATACCAGAGGGATGGATTAAACAAGTTATCAAAATAGATCAGACCCCAGATGAGTATCTGGTGCATCGTAGATTAGCCGCTGCTTGTAATTTGGCAAGAGAAATTTGTCTTGAAGGAGATTATGATTATTTGTTTAGTGTTGAATGTGATGTGATACTGCCTCCATATACTCTTAAAAAATTAATTGAGGCAGATAAGCCCATTATAGAAGGCCTCTACTACACGGATTTCGATTTCCATCCACCCGAATGGTGGATAGCAGGAGATGTAATTAAAGAGTGTACTCCAAAAGGTACTCTAGGAGTATGTTTGATTAAAAGAGAAGTAGTTGAAAAAGTTGAATTTAGACATACTGAAGCTTTTCCGGATGCGGTATTCCACCACGATGCTGCAGAGTTGGGTTATAAGAGTTATGTCCATTGCGGAGTAGTCTGTGATCATCTTACAAGACCAGATGGCAGCCGTGGTTGGCAGGATTTAGAGAATGCGAAACTGATTGAGGAGGGGGAGGAATGAAATGTGTTATTTGTGGTAGAAATAAATCGTTTGAAACTGAGGGAAGAATTATTGATGGCACTTGGTATAGTGATATATTAGTGCCAAAAGAGCTTCATGGAAAATGGGTATGCTGCTATCGGTGCTATCGTGATTTAGTAGACCGAGCAAAGGAGGGTAAGCATGATAAAGTGGATTCAGATTAGGAAATTACGCACTATGCGCTTTGAGATCAAAAATGTGAAAATAAATGAATTTGGTCGAGTGAATATTTTTTTGTGTGAAGATAAGTCCTTTCTTACGAACTACAGTGGTGTAGCATGGGTTTCACATATCCTACGAGCTATTTCTATGCCAGTGTATTTGCGTGGAGATAGATGGTCTTGCCTAATTCCTCCAGATAGATTTTTTCCCATAAGTGAGTGTAATATCAAAACTAATATGTTTGAGGTATCGATAACTGACTACTCATATATTATAAAAACTAATAAGCATTACTCAGCCTGTTATATTTATAGCCCAGAACTAAATATACCTTTGATGGGAAGAGATGCTGGATCTTTACCAGAGTATATTGCCAAAGAATACAGTTATTACGTGTATGATGCCCCAGAGCGTATTATTTGTTTTGAGAATATTAGGGGTATTGGCCCTATAGAATCATCGATACTTTCAAAATATATAGGAAGTCACAGCAAGAAACAATTCTTTATCAGCACTTTTGATGAGAACTTCATTACTAACACCATTACGAAGACTCCTGCTGAAGAGTTGAAGGTATTTTATGGTCCAAAGGAACTCAACGCTAAGCAGATAGAGGAGATAATAAGTAGTGATTGTTTCCTTCTCAATTTGGATAAAATTGTATCTGATTGACAATATTAGATTTTTTGTTAAAATTTGCTTTAAGAATTGATTTAGTAGGAGGGTACGTCCGATGGAAGAAATTCTGAAGGCAATACTCGACAACTTATGTAGCAAGCCATATGAAATCAGCCGAGTAGATGGCAAATTTGCGATTGTATTTGAAGTAAAAGTTGATAAGGATGATGCCCCAATTGTATTGGGGAAAAAAGGCTCGATTGCTAATGCAATTCGCACCATTCTCTATGCCATAAATACATCTAATCAGCCCGGTAAGAGAGTAGTTTTCCAGGTTTGCGTTGAATAGATGTGTAGGTAAATGTAGCAAGGAGGATTCATATGGGAAGGATACTTGTTACTGGTGGGTTGGGGTTTATTGGCTCAAATTTTGTTCGAAGAATATTAGAGAGTGATAGAGAAGTAATAATAGTAGACTTTAGATTTCTTGACAAATGGAATGATTTATTATGGGAAGAAATCTATCAAGAGTATAAAGATAAAGTAGGACTTCTTCCTATTCTAGCTGGTGAGGTTTCCCCGGCTATTTTGCAAGAGTATCAGATTACCGATGTAGTTCATTTTGCAGCTTTTTCTCATGTTGATGATAGTATCAAATCACCAACCGACTTCATCAAATTCAACATCGTCGATCACTTCAATCTGCTCCAAGCATGTAAAATATACGAGAAGATAGACAGATTTATTTATGCTGGCACTGATGAGGTGTTAGGAGAACTGAAAGAGGGGGATCCTCCCGTGACAGAAGAAGTAGTAGTTAGACCCAGGAATCCATACTCAGCAAGCAAGGCTAGTGCTGAAGCTCTTTGTTTTGCTTTTCATAACACTTTCCAACTCCCTATAATTATCTTCCGCTCTTGTAATGTCTATGGCCCGAGACAACATCCCTCTAAATTTATCCCTAAAGCAATTTGTAATACTCTGAAAGGAGAGCCAGCTATTCTATATGGGGAAGGAAAGCAAATGCGAGAGTGGATTTATGTAGAAGATATGGTTCGAGCAGTAGAAGGACTTGTCTACCATGGTAGTATCGGAGAAGTCTATAATATATCCTCTGGAGAAGAATATCATAATTACCAAGTGCTTGAAGTACTTAAAAAATTTCTACCCAATCTTCAGATAAAGAAGGTTGAAGACAGGCCTGGGCATGACTTTAGATACGCTTTGGATAGTACTAAATTAAGAAAAGAACTTGGCTGGTCTCCAGAAATAAAACTTGAAGAAGGAATAGAGAAAACCATCAAGTGGTATAATAGCCCACCATTGGAAATCCCCTCCTGGTTTTTTGTTATAACTAATAGGGAGAGGAGAAAATACTAGAAAGGAGGTGGTGCCGTTATGGCATCCTCGCTCCTCTCCCCAAAAACCTAAAAATGAAAAAGAGTTGAATCTCGGGTCGAATTAACACATTAAGGAGGGAAAAATGAAGAGAGCTGTTCCTTTGATCTTTCTCGCTTTCATTATTTTTATCTGTAATTGTACGAACCCAAAAACTCCAGCAGGGTATGAGGGATATTTGTACAGGAAGCCGTACATAGGTACACAAAAATTTAAGCGTACACAGAAAGGCCCAGCATCACCTGGGCTGAGGTGGCGATGGAAAGTTATTAATATTGATGTGAGATGGCAGACTTGCAATGAGAAATTCAAAGTTATCAGTAAAGACAATCTGGAACTTAACTTCAATGCTCATATCGTTATTCGCCCCAAGCCCGGATCAGTCAAAGATATCGTAGAGACATATGGTGGTGAGGATTGGTATGAGCGAACCGTTCGACAGCCATTCCGCAATTCTATTCTTGATGCAGTAGCAGGATATAAGGCCCTAGAGGCTAAAGATAAGAGAGATGAGATAGCCTCCAAAGCTTTTGAGAAATTTAGAAGTTGGATACAAGAACCTCCAAGGGTTAAGGAAGCCCAGGACTTAAAGATTGCTAAAGAGACTGAGCTGGAAAGGAAAAAATTTGAAGTAGAGATCGAGAAGAAAGATGCAGAAATAAGAGTTATTGAAGCGAGGGGTATTGCCCAAGCACAGAGAATAATTAATGCTTCTCTCACCCCACTTTATGTTCAACACGAAGCAATTCAGGCTCAGAAAGCAATGGCAGACTCACCTAATAATACAATGATATATATTCCAGTAGGCGCACAAGGAGTTCCATTAGTCTATACTATTGGAAACCACTAACATCTCGAAAGGGAGAGAAAATAGATAACTAAAAGGTAATTGGAACTGGCCCGAGATTCGACTCAAAGTTTGAAAGCTAGAAATTAAAAAGGAGGTATTTCATATGAATGAAATTGAAAAGTATATCAAGAACATTGATACTGGAGATCCGGAGATAGATCGTTTTGTGGAAAAATGGGCTGCTAAAGTAGCTGAGGATGAAAAGCTCCAAAGCCTGATTCAGGAACTAGTAGGCCACGTAAAAGACAATTACAAGGATTTCATCCCAGAGTTTTACGAAGTAGTTCAAAAAATGGTTATGAAAATGTTATCACCTCCTGACTTATTTTCAGATAATGAACTTTAAGGGGAGAGCATAAGCTCTCCCCTTTTTATTTCAACTTAAGCTTTTGGAGGTAGAGCAATGAATAATTTTGATATTTTCTTATTATTAGTAGCTGTTCTCGTTGCCACCTTTTCCGCACTTGTCAACATTGTGTATAGATTGTTTTGCCTAATCGATTTTTGGGCTATGTGTAAAGCATTTTCAATAAAGATAAAAAAGAGAAGCATTTGGTTAATATTGTTCTTCTATAGTAGCTATTTACAGACATTGCAACAGTTCTTAGTAATTATATACCCAATTACTGGATGTGCAGAAATGGAAATAAATGACATAGATGATATACAAGTTAAGCTACCAGCAAATGGTATTTCTGAAGTATTGATCAGCTTTATTGAACTGGTCTATACATGCATTTCCTACACCAATAGTAGATTTGGGGAGATTAAACTGACTCTGAAAGGAGGAGGGGATGGAATTATTAGAGAAATTCAAAATCATCCTAGTGAAGTATGCGGGGGTTGAAGAGGATAAAGTAGATGAAGCGGTTGAAGTAATTTATTTCACTAAGGGAATGATCCCTACGTATTTATCGTGGGGCAACAAATTCGAGAATGCCCAATTTAAATTTTATTGGCTGTACAAATTCCCAGCAGATTTGGTGGCTGAAGCGATTGAGTTTCCTACTAAGAGAGTGGAAGTAGTTATAGAGTTGGAAAGCAACAAAAATGTCGCATGTCATGTACTCTTCGGGAATTATAGAGTATTGAGACATGATAATGATGCTTTCATGGTATTTTCTTCTCCTGAAGAGTTTAGGTCATTTGTAGCATCCGTCAGCAAGGAATGTTTAGAGAAGCTCAAGAAGTTTTCTTCATTGCTAGCAGATGTTTTTATGCAAGACGATATGTCATTTCTGTCGTTTGGGTATTCGAGTAGGAGGTAAAAATGAGGTTAGGTGAATCTAATTTTTCTCAGGTTGATATTCCAGAAATGGAGCGTAGGTTTCTCAATAACTGCTTAGAATCTAGTCTGTTTAGTCTGAATTTCTTGGAGGAAGTTTATGGAAAGAGAGACTCTTCAGAGATGTTTCACTGTTTCAATGTGATAGCTGTAGCATTCACTCTGGAGACTCTTAAAAATTCATATGGTGAGAATATTACTATCAAGGATGCAATTAAAGCTTTCAAGAAGGAGAATCCTAATTTTGGAATGTTATTAGAAGAAGAATATGCAGATGCATTGTTATGTTTATTTGGTTCAATGGGGTGGTACGGTGTGAAAGAGTATTGTAAGGAGAGAAGGCAAGATGAAGATGACACCGAAGACTGACCAATTTGTCATCGGAGTGGACGAAGTGGGAGTAAGTGCGTTAGCCGGCCCACTCTATGCTTGTGCTGCTTATCTAGTTTCCAGACTCCCACAATCTTTATATCAAGAAATAAAAGATTCGAAGTTACTTAGCCCCGAGAAACGAGAAAGTCTTATTCCTAAATTAAAAAAGTTTTGTTGCTACTCGTTTGGCTCAGTATCAGTTAAAGAATTGAAATATCTTAATTTACATCAGGCTAGATTACTAGCAATGTCTCGGGCTTTAGATGATTTGTATTTATCTGGAATTCCGGACATCATTATTTTCGACGGCACCCATGTTCCTATTAAATATCAGGAAATAGGAGTGGCTGTAATTAAAGCTGATAATATTTTCCTCCCTGTAGCAATTGCTAGTATTCTAGCAAAAGTAGAGAGAGATAAGGTTATGATAAGACTTCATAACCTATATCCATCTTACGATTGGGTATCGAATAAAGGATACCCAGCACCCAATCATTGGAAAGGTATTGAAGAGAGAGGGCTTACTCCACTACATAGAGTTGAAAGATTCCAAAAACTAAGACTAAGGAGGGATGAGGATGAAACCGAGATTTCCGAATAACGAGATTCCGGCGGAAGTACTCAAAGATTTATCGGAATTAAGTCCAAAACTCTTTACTGAAAAATACGGTGTGTCGAATTCCTGTTACTATCATTGGAAAAAGAAATACGGCCTGAGTGCTTCTTCTAAATTTCGTAATAAAGATAAGAAAAGGGCTAATAATTCTGGAAGAAAATTCTCTGTTAGGATTGAGATCGGAGGGGCTACTATAAACATGCCTATTGATGAAGAAATAAAGATTAAGATTGGGAGGTGAGCCAGTGGGGTTACATATAGAACAGGCTAGAAGAAACAGAACCTGTCATATATGTGGTAAGGTAATTAGAGGTGGAGATCATTTAGTAGAGATCACTCTGACCTACAATAGTCGGTACTTGTATAACAACATCTGCCTTCCTTGTTTTTATAGATTTTTCTTCCGAATCCAAAAGAAGATAGCTCCTGTTCAGAACCACAGAGCATTGGAGGAGGCAATTAGGAGATTCCAAGATGAAAGTGGTTGATCATACAGTTTTCAACTGGGGGGCGGTAGCGAGGAGATTGGAAGAGGAGATTCCGGAAGTTTGTTGGATATACCCCCCTTTTTCTGAATTCATTTTTGGTTTAGTAAGAGATCAACCTGTGGGGGATTCGTATGCTTGGATCGCGGTTTTAAGGACACACCCTAATATGGCGTTTGTAGTAGGAGAATCTAAAAAAGGTAAATTTGCTGAACTTGTACAGGGGAATAGTAGAGATATTAGTTCATCCCAGCAATTACTGATTTCAATAATAAGAACAGTTACTAAAAGAGTTTTAAAAGGGGCGGCATAGGCCCGCCTCTTTTTTAGCTACCTCTATTTTGCTACAATAATTTTGATGCCAAAACAATCTAATACTGATCAAACCTGGGAAGAAGCCAAGAAAATATATAAGAAGCTCCAGAAAAAAGACAGATCCGCTACTTTTATACCTTCAGCAATATGGGATGTCACTTGGCTTGGTCATCTAACCAAATTATATAGAAAAGTCAGGTATGGGACTAAGTATCCAATAATATTAGAAAAAAGAATGCTCCCTTACAAGGAAATATCAGATTGGAAAATAATTGCAAAAGATTTACCCAAAGTTAGAAAACTGGTAAAGCAGATTAACTCAGATTTTTATAGATATGCTCGTAAAGTACCAAAGAAATTTGATAGACGACAGAGAGAAAATCTGAGAATACTAGCAACAGCTCATGAGTTGAGTGAATACCAGCAGTTAATCCAAGAAGCCAGTAGATTAAGAAAAAAGGGAAAAAGTATAAAGGAAATTAGAAAACATCTAGTGGAATCTAAATTTTCTACTCACTCGGACCCATCAGTTATTATTAAAGAATCCAACTACTTATATCATCTGGGGGATAAAGATATCAAAAATTACTACAAAGCTCTCAGAGCTGGATCTGGAGAACTTCTTGTAGCTAAAAAGGCCGGGCTTAGATATGGAGAAGAGTATGTTCCACCAAATGGTAGACGATTTAAGAGTCTTGTTAGAAAAATGCAACATTATCGAGATTTGTACTTCCCGGCTCTTGTTTCTGTGGTTTACTTATACCCCGAAAGATTTGGTATTTAGTTGACAATGGAAAATAAAATGAGTAATATTGTTGTAGGACTACTCGTCCTACTATAAAAAGGGCAAAGTCCCATATCAGAATAAATAAGGAGGTAATCCAGATGAAGACTGAGGAACTTTTAGGTCTTCTTGAACTTCTTGGAGAAGAGGAAGAGAAAAAAGCAGAAGATGAAGCTCTTGAAGAGCTGATCGGAGAGCTACTTTTTGGGGAAGAGGAAAAAGAGGCGGAAGAAGATGAGGTTCTTGATGCATTAATCAAACTGCTCGCCAAAGAAGAAGAGGAAAAAGAGGCGGAAGAAGATGAGGTTCTTGATGCATTAATCAAACTACTTGCCGAAGAAGAAGAGGAAAAAGAGGCGGAAGAAGATGAGGTTCTTGATGCATTAATCAAACTACTTGCCGAAGAAGAAGAGGAAAAAGAGGCGGAGGATAAAGTGGAGGATCTGTTGGTTAATTATCTGATCAAAGAGGCTGCAAAGAAAAAGAGAAAGAAAACTTACCCAATTAGCCGCGCCCTGACTTCTCCAATTACAGGTGCTGCAGCAGCAGCTCCTTATTCTGCTGCAATACCACTTCTATTATCAACTAAGCCGAAATCTGCTAGAGCCATATTGGCGGCACTTGCTGCAGGTGCTGCGGGAGCCGGTGCTGGATATGGCTCTACTGTATTAGGACGGTTCATCCAAGCCAGAGCTCGGAGAGGTCGTAAAGCTCGCGGCAAGGGATTATATCGTTTCGAAAGAGACTAACCATGTGCATAAAAAGGGGGCTTCGGCCCCCTTTTTAAATTACAATGACTAAAAAAGAAACATAAGGTCTTAAAAGCCTTACGCATTGCTCAATTACCCACCGAAGAATATGAAAGGATGCTTTTCCAACTTCCTAAATCTAAAAGGCCTAAATATATGCTGTATCGGAGGCTTGGTAAATATTTTCAGATGGGAGGAAGAGCTGCAAGAATGAAATATATTATTAGCAGAGGAGGTTATGCCAGTATGCCAGCGTTAGCAGCTGTTCTTGGCTTGTTGTTGTGGAAGGGGAGAAGTAGGCGTAATGGCTAAAAAAAGAAGAATTCCAGAGCTTTCCGAATTGACTAATGTATATTCCGCAGAAGATAGAACATTACTCAGTGCTCTAGCAAACCATTATTACCGAACTGGGAATAAAAAATCGGCTCTTGCATGGTTACTTGTATTACTATTTGCTCCATTCTCCCGTAAAAAGAAAAAGAGAAAAGAGTAGGATAGTTCCTTTTATCACTACTCAATGTTACAATACGAGAGATGAGTTATATAAATAAACAGGATATTCTTCTAAATCTTTTGATTAAAGAAGCCGCTAGAAGACGTAATCGTAGTAATATACAACAGAAAATAGAAAGACAGGCTTGGGCACTTGGAAAAGCTACTACTGGCTTTCTCCAAGCAGTCTTGATTGGTACTGCAATACAGAAATTTCTTAAATCTCCATCTAAATTAAATAAACCTCCGGCTGGTCGTGCAATAAGATATCATCTTAAGCATTGGGCTAAACGGACAGTTCCTTATGGATTGGTTACTGGAGGAATAATTGGTTATGGTAAGGGATATGGGGAAAAACTATTCTCTTCCATGTATCGTCCATTAGTGAGAAAATATTATCAGAGAAAGAGGAAAAAACGTAGATGATACCACAATCTCTCATAAAGACTGGGGCCATGAGGCTATCTCCTATTTCTGATGAGTGGCCAACTCAAATTTTGGAGTTTTTGTATTCTAGGTATCCATCTCTTCGTGGAAGAGATTTGGTAGTACAATTGGATAAGTATGATGAAAAGACGGGATCTGCTCTTGGTAAAGTTGTTATTAGGCAATCTTCCAATGAACAAATTTTTCTCCCTGTAGTAATTAAAGAAGGAAATTTGGAAGACATTGACATCATAATCAGAAATGGTAAACCGTGGCCACTTGTAGATGATGAAATAGTTTCTTTGTTTGGCGCTGATATTATTGATGCTACTTTCGGTATTAGTTCTCTCCCTTTTTCTAGTTCTTTCTATCTCAGTGCCCAAACCACTCCAGGACAAACAACTGCTGGGTATAAAATAGCATCTGATTTCTTAGCAGAACTTTCAGAGAAGGTTCCAGCTGAACTGAAAGAGAAAGTTTTAAGGAATATCGCTTATGATTGTCCCAGTCTGCTTACATATCCTGATATCAAAAGATTCTTTACTATTGAGTCTAAAATAGCTTCGGCTAAAGAGGACTATGATAGTGTGTATATAAAAAATCGGAAGGCATATGCAGTAAAGCTTAATCCTTTTTCGATTACTATTCTTAAAGTAGCCGATAATGGCCCTAAGGTCTTAAAGAGACGACCAGGTGGAAGGATAGTTCTGCCTGTAAAAGAAGCGAGTGCCTCGGACAAGTTTGGGGTTTATGAGATAGAACACCAAGGAGATAATATCAAAGGTTTATTTGTTCCGAGATTAACTGATTTCCATCACATTTATAATACTGGCATTGTTATCCATCCTAAAGGAATCTCTTTTGTAGAAAAAGTAGCAGGAGATTTCATTGGTGCCCCCAAGATTGAGAAATATCATGCAGAACCTAAAGGTTATGGAGTATTCTTTTTTGTTTCTCCGAAAACTGCAGTAGCTAGTTATCCGGTTACTATAGTAGATGGATTGAACCGGAAACTGGTGAAGACTGCTACTGATGAGTGGGAATTAGTAACAGAAGATACTTTGAGAGTACCGGTAATACATAATAGTAGATTGTTCATTCCATCTTCTTGGAAGTTCATTCCAATTAAAGAAAGAGAAGTGGTAGCTTTCCATGGAAGCAAGGCAGAGAAAGCAGCTGCTGCCTATGAAGCACTCCCATACATAGTATATTTCCCTGATAACAATACCTATAGTTTCAGAAAGTTAGCACATATTCCTAAGAGAGGATTTGAGGAGGATGAAGCTAAAGCGATTCTATTGGCAGTGGGATTAGATTCAAACCAGTCAGATAAAGCTCTACTCATATCCCAAAAACTTGGCAGAGCTTATTTTGAGCCTGGAAATCTTCCTAAAAATTCGAATGTTTTAGAGAAGCTTTGTGAGGATTTAAGAATAGATTTATCCAAAGAAGCCGCCGAACTATATCCGGATGTGACTCCGGACACTCTTTTTTCTTTGAATTTTGTTACCCCAGAGACCTTAGATACTTTGACTAATGCTCTTCCATTGTTTCATGATACACTCGAGAAACTAGCAGGTCTTTTGCTTGCAAATCGTCTAGGTGTCAAAAGTCTCCCTGAAAATTCCATCAAAACCGCTATTCGAGGGCTTTACAAAGTAGCCCACGCTCTCGAAGTTTTGCGTTGGAAGCAGAAATAACTCGCAAAATGCTTATTTTTCTACTAAAATCTATTAGTGGTGGAAGAAATCTATCCATATTACAGATTCGCAGTTGGAATATTAAGAAAGCATAATAGTACAGATAAACTTTTAGAAGAATTGGATTCCCACTTTCTTCCTCCCCCTTTACAAAGATCTCATATTGACTATTGGGTTGAAAAGGCAAAGGATGATAAGTATGTAAAATCTCTGAAAATAAGAGACTTACTGCGGGAAACTAGAAAATTTAAAAAAGCATCTAAGATGAGAAAAGATCTCGGAATAGTAGTTGATATGGCCATCTTGTCTGCACGATTTGATCCAGAACAGTCATCTTCCCGGATACTGTATCTTACGGAAAGATTATATAATTCGGACATCTGTAGCCTCTACATGCACTACTTTTTAGATAAAGATACCCTTTGTAATCCATTAAAATGCCAGAAGTATTTGGAAGTGCTACAAGCTAGAGATTTACCTGCTATGGAATATTTACTTGCTATGATAGGGCAGGATGATATAGCTATGTTCTATCATGGGCTTTCTGCCCAATTTGATAGTAAACAGATCCTCGATACAATCGCAGCTACTTCATATGTTAAATTTCTCGAAGTAGTTAAATATGGACGTCTAGGAGATGCTAAGATTGCTAATCTTTGGGCTACTAATGCCATCATGGCAGTTAAAGCCAAGCAGTCTATCACTATTGGTAAGGGAGAGCTAGAGAAATTGCTCTCACAAGTTAAACTTACTACTAATGAACCGAAAGAACTTCCTACTAGAGAGGATTTAGATGGGGAGGTCATTGATGTCACGAAAGCGTAGAGCTTGGACTGGATTAAATGATTCGGTGAGATATGGAGGAAAGTATGAGTATAGTCTCGAGGATAGATTACATCTCGAAGATCCTCACTTAGCTCAAGCAGTTATTAATACCTGGAAATATAGATTGATAGGAGATTCTAATGATCCATTAATAAATTTTCTTGGAGAGTCTCTTGCTACTAGTATTTATTTATATATGAAGTATTGGAATAAATATGGCAAACTGCTTTCGACCTGGGAATCTCTATCGAATAATACTCGCCAGGAAGTGTTAAAATTATTCTGTAATATGGCAAGGATTATTTCCAATTTGATAATAGCTCTCAAAGTCTATACTAGTGAACCTATTGATTTTGAAGTTTTTGGACAATATTTGGGGAGGTCTGAGAGATTTAATGCCTAATCCTTTCGAGTGGTTAGCCGGTAGATCAGTGGCCATAAGCTTTAGAAATACAGAGGATGGGGAGTACTCAATAAACATTAAAGGAGTAGAGACTAAAATTATGGTAGAAGGAAATGAAGCAGTTTGTCCTCTGTGCAAAAGAAAATATGAAAGATTATATTTTAGCTTTGTTACTGGTAATATTTTGTGTTACAGATGTCTTACTCCAATTATTTATCTATTTCTTAACCGTAATCCATTAATAGAAAATCCTTTGGTAGTCTGGTTGAATAGCTTAGCTCGACTTCGACATAACCTACTTAATCTTGCTAAACAGAGTAGCGTACTATATGATACTTGTAGGAGGTTGAAGAATGCCACGATTCTCTCTATCTCGTGCGAAAAGCGTGCTTAGAAAAGCATTACCTTACCTAGCTGGAGCCGGGCTTGGTGCTGGAGCTACTATTGGAGGGTTATATCTAGTAGCTTTAAGTGCGAAACGCCCTGGTAGCCCTAACAGTGTAGCTTATGATCGCAGAAGCAGAAGAATTATTTGGTGGACTTATCGCGGAGGTCCCATCTTCAGCGGCCCTAAAAATGTTATGTTAAGAATTATCAAAACTGGAGCAAGGAATAGAAAACAGGGAATAAAATTACTAGTAAACAACTTGCAAGCTGGAAGAGTACAAATAATCGGGAGAGTTTCTTAATGACTCTTGAAGAACTTAAAGAGTTGGCTAACAAAGCTGCCGACTTGTTCCTTGAGGACAAGGTCTCTTCCCCTTCTGAGGGAGTTTTAAAAGTAATTGCTAATTTAAATCTTACAGATCAGCAAATTCAGAGAGTATGTGAATTAACCAATAAAGCAGTATGGAGGAAGCTGTATTTGAAAGGAGGAAAGGATCGTACTTATGGTTTTGAATTGGTAGATTCAAAGAAAATAATTTCTGCTCTCAAAGGAAAGAAGGTTACTAAGGAAAGGCAGGAACAATTGTCCAAGACTAAAGGAGCTGCTGACAAACAAGCATCGATGGAGAAGGCGGCGAGTGATACTCCTAATATCCAATTTGACTTGTCTACTAGAAGAGAAGAAATACTGGCCGAAATAGGAAAAGAGTTGATCGATTCTCTTCCCGGGAAAGATGTTGAGTATAGTAGCAAAACTGCTGAGTTTAGACAGTATTGTGAGGAGAGGAAGAAGAGAGAGCTAGAAGAACAGGAAAAATATGCATATCGAGACAGAATTGCCAAGCTGATTAAGGAAGCAAGAGACGAAATCCACCAAGCTCTTGCTTTCAGAAAATATACTCCGGAAGAAATAAGACTATTATTTGATGATGTAGGATGGTGTATTGATATCTTACAAAGATATGAGAAGACTGCTGATCATGGAATAAGGAAGCTGTTTAATCCTAGGGATAGAATATACCAGCTGGCTCAGGAACTTAATAAATACAGTAACAAATGATGAAAGAGTTTGTTAGCGAAATGGAAAAGGAGGCCTTCCTAGGAGCTTTGGCTCGGGGAGCATTCAAGATAGCCAAACCAATACTGAGAAAAGGTTGGATGCCCCTAACTGCAGCTGGGGCCACTATCATAGGGCCTATTGCTGGTAAGCAAGTTATACAGAGGAGACAAGCTGCAAGATTTGGGCAAGTAAAATTGGAAAGTCCTAGAAAAGGAACATATCGCTTTGATGCTGGGCCCATAGGATTATTTACATTACCATTTTCATTTTTAAGAGGCTAATAACATGAAAGAATTTTGTGATAGTCTTACTAAAGAAGCTAGATGGTGGGGGAAACTAAAAGGGATTGAAGAAGCTGGTAAAAAGGTTGATTTTGGTAAAGTTCTAACTTTCCCACTGCGATTAACTGGACATATAGTGAAAAATGTAGGTCAATCTTTGGCTGAGCGACCAATTACTACTTTATTGGTTGGTGGTGGGATGTATGCAGGATATAGACAGCTGAAAAAGAAAAGGCAGCAATCCGTGGCAAGAACTCAGCAAGTAGATTATGTTATTCCTGGAGGTTATTAACATGTCTAGAACTAGGGATTTAATGAAATTAAAAAAGCTTCTGGATTCTCTTGATAATACTAAAGAAGGAGGCTTAGCGAGTCTCAAAAAGTATGTTCTTCCCCCCATAGCTTTAACAGGCACTATTGCTGCTATTAGAGGAATTGAAAGTATAGTATCTTCTCTGTCTTTTAAGAGAAATTTAAGAAGATTATATAATCAGTATCCGAATCTTAAGAAGTTCAACAAAGGGAAGGTGCAGTTTTTGTATGCTACTATTTATAGACTTTACCCCGATCTAGCAAAGAATCCAGGAGTAGTGGGCCCTTGGATTGAAGCTACTCTGACTAGTGGGGTATATGAAGGAATTAATCCTCTAGAAGCAATAAAGATAACAGAGAAAAAACCCAAGACCTTCAGCCAGCTTATGGCTGAGAGTTTCGTTGAATCGGTTTCTGGGGCGGTTCCGGAACAAACAATAAAGCAACTATATTCTGACTACTTCGGAGCTAGCGGAGGATAATGATTTGAGGTCCAGACAATGAAAAAGAGAAGGTCTATATCAGTTGCTGGGTCTCTTGCTACGGTAGGCTTACCGGCGAGTTACGCTGGAATGTATCTATGGGCTACTCTCCCTTATAGAAGTAAAGACCTTGTGCAATTTAGCAAAGAGTATTCAAAAGCAGCAGAAAATTTTGTAACAGCATATGGAAAATTTCTGAAAGATATCAGAGCTAAATATCCGAATGTTAGATATTGGAAATACCCCTTTGAACGAGATCTTGATCTTTTTAAAGGTACTACTAAGTGGATGAAAAGAGGGTTTGCGAATAGGGTGGAGAAGACAATAAAGGCTTCATATGGATTAGAAGCATTGGCTCGTAAAATGACTAAGGATTTTGCTAGTTTAGCAGACCAAATCCCCAAGAAAGAAATACAACCTCGGGCTCTTGGTCTCGAATTATATGGAAGACATCTAGAGAAGTTAACCAAAGATTTTGGAATTAGAGTGCCATTGGGAGTCTTTGAAGAAGTGCAAAGGCGCCGTCGAGTAGTTCGCCCAATTGAGAGATATATTCTTCTTCCCCTATTGGGAGCAATTGTACTTAAAGATTTATTCAAGAAACGAAACAAATGAAGCAAAGAGTTTATTTAGAGGGAAAATTCGATGTTGTACAAAGTAATAGAATCTATCTGAGCAAGTACCGGAGAAAACAATCGAACAAATTTATACTAATTATTTAGGGGGTGACCTATGGGAAGATATACAAATATTAACCCAAAGTTGCTAAGACGACTTCTCAAGCTAAAGGCGCAAAAACTCGATCGTGAATTTTGGGCTCTTCAAAGAAAAGCGAATGAGGTACCAGCTTGGGAAAGACGCACGTATGAAAAACTTGCGAAACGAAAGTTGCGTCAGTGGGGTAAACTAAATGAGAAACTTAAGAAGTTAGAACAACAAGGTTTATAAAACTAAATGTTGAAAGGTAAGAATGTTATACAAAGTAATAGAATCTAATAGTACTGGATTTGAGCTAACCCCAAAGCCTACTGGTAGGTGGTATAGGGGGAGATCATCTACTCATTTTATTCCACAGGTAATTTCTCTTGAAAAATTAGCTGCTGAGATCCAGAAAGGAGTAATTGCTCCGGAGCTTGTGGAATATATGAAAAAAATTAAGCCAGATCCACGATATCGATATATCTTAGTAGCCCCACTCGGAGCGTCAGAATATTGGGGTCCTAACAACAAAGGAGATATTTGGCCGGAAAAAGCTCTTAACCCACCGGAAAAGAATGCTTGGTGGGGCTATAAAACCTTTGAAAATGCCAAAGTTTTTCAACATCATCTTAATAAGGATCCAAACCTATCTATAGGAGATATAGTGAAGGCAGCTTGGAATGATAAGATGAAGAGGGTTGAGGTAATTGCAAGAATTGATGTTAAGAAAGCTCCCCCTGGACTGATTGAGGCCATCGATCAAGGAAAAACTGCAGAAGTTTCTATGGGAGCTAAGATTCCAGAAGGAGACGTTTGTTCAATTTGTGGAAATAGAGCTAAATCTAGGTTGTTTTATTGTGAGCATTTGAAGGAAAAGATGGGTTCGATTGAGGAGGATGGAAGATATGTTGGAGCTATTAATGAAAAGCCAGTATTTTTTGATTTGTCAATTGTTCTTAGACCAGCGGCAGAAGAGTCTGGAATTTTACGAAAGATTGCCAACAAGAAGTTATCTAGTAGTGAGCTTGGGGAAATAGCTCTTCGTTCTACTAATCGGTCTACTACTCATAGCAAGTTGTTAAAACTAGCGTCAGTAATTGATAAGATAGTTAAGCAGGAGCCAGATATTCCAACAGAATTGTTAATAAAATTAGCTAGTTATCCAATCGAAGTGGTACTTGGTACTCTTACTAATCTAGGTATAATTTTAAAGCCCCAAGAATTTCAGACTCTTGTGCTTGCTAAAGAAAATCCAAAAATAGCTGGTATATTTTCTCAAGCAAAAATGACTTTCAGACCAATGTCAATAGATAAAGTTCTAGAAATACCAGAACAAGTATCCGAAAAAATTGCAAGTGAGTTACAGGATTATTTATTCTCGAGATCAATTCTTGAGCCATATTTGTTAGCAAGGATTTTGGGAATTGAGAAAGTAGCAAATAACGACAATTGGCAAGAAATAAATTCAGAAAAGCTTAGAAAAATCGCCGCTTTGTATGGAGCATACCAAAATGGAGTGAAAAAATATTTGAAGGAATATAGTCCATCACAAACAGTTTTAAGATTACTAGTTGAGGATGATATCAATGATCTTTTGAAGATATCTGGAGATGTTAATTTATTGAATAAAGAGCTGACTGAAATATATTTGGCTCTCTTGTGGCATAGACATTATAGCTAGGCAAGGTAATGTTGCTGCTCTATACTAGTAGGTAGCTATCTAAACGAAATAAACTATAGGAGGTTATGAATCATGAGCACTTCTGTAGATCAAATTCTCGAGGAATTGGGTCTGCTCGACAAAGAGGCAGAAGATAATACTAAAGAGAAAGAGGACAATTTTGATAAAGAGTTAGCAGAATTGATTGGTGAGGATGTATCAGATACTGAAAAAATTGCTGAAGCGGAAGAGTGGGCCAAAATTGCTGCCCAAGCTTTTATTGATGAATGTGAAAAACTTGCTAGTTCCAGAAGTAGGAGAGCAGCCGGAGTAACCGGCGTAGGCGCTGGTGCGGCTTTAGGGTATTATGGAGTGCCAAAAGCATTAGCGAAAGCTCTTAAATCTGAGAAAATCCGTGGAAGACTGAAAAAGGTGGAGACATTGGAGAAACTTCTTAAGGGCAGGAAGCTGCGTGGGCTTTCTGCAGTAGCTCTGGCTTTACTACTTGGTGCCGGTGGTAGGGCTTTGGCAGCCAGATCTGAAAAATCTCGCTAACTGCCCAAAAGGAGGTAAATGATGGATACTGATGGTGTTATTAATGAATTGATAAAAGAAGCTGCTCTAACACATGCTCTTAAATATTTGGGGCAAAGGATTAGGCAGCTCCCCAGAGAAGCAGATTTGGCAAGAAGGATTTGGAAATACCGGGGATGGAAAGGACTAAAAGGTTATTTAAAATATAAAGGAAAAGCAATAGGATCAGGATTAACAGGTGCTTGGAAAACCCCACCAGCTACTTGGAAAGAGAAATATCTGCTTCCTGGGGCTATTGGAGTGGGGGGAATAGCATATGGTCTTGGTAAGAGGAGAAGAAGCAAAGTGGCTTCTGATGACAATGTAACAAAACTTGCAGCGGCTATATATTTGGCTGATGTTCTTGGGAAAGACTTGCCGCTAGAGAAGATTCCTCCAGAAATTTTTGGAAGACTATTAGCTAGATACATTAGCGAAGGAGGGGAATAATGGCTACGATTGATCCAAGAGATTTATTGTTGACTGGAGACCCAGAGCCAGCAGAACATGGAACTGAAGAAGTTACTCCTACTGACTTGGATAAGTATTCAAAGTTTGCTACACTACTTCGTAGAGTAGGAGAAGCCTTGGAGGGTGGAGAAGAGGAAATAGATGTTACCGGAACTGGGGAAGCAGAGGAAGGTATTAGGAATAAATTATTGGAAAAAATTAGGCAATTAAGAGGTGATAATGACTAAAGTTGATCCAAAGCTTGCTGGTAGGCTCCTTAAGGTTGCTGCTGATGCAATTGAGGAGTTGTGTGAACAAGTGAAAGAAGCTTCGGAGCTGGTTGAGAAGGCAAACAAAGTAGCACAGCTTGAAAAGGTTATTGAGGAGCTCCAGCAAAAACTCGGCGCCAAAGTGGCTGCCGATCCAGTGAAGTTGGTGGAAGAGGGGGTCGAACCGGAGGAGGTTACCAAAGTTGCTTCTTCCATCTTTGGAGATGACATTATTGATAGCATTACTGAGTCCCCCGGTTCTGATCCAGTAGAAGACTTTAACCAATTCTTTTTACAATTTGCTGAGTAAAAAAGGAGGTTGAACTATGGCAATTTTTAGGGTCAAAAGTGACGTTACTAAGCTTCATCTGAAAGAGTTTAGTTTTGATGCCAGTGAGGCAGACAATATTACTCCTGGAAGGGTGGTAACTCTTGGTTCCACCGCTGACACAATCACTACTTCTAGTGTTGCTGCTCCGATGTTTATAGTTTTCAATAAGAAAGGATATTCGCAGGTTGCTTTAAATCAAGCTACTGTGATTTATGGTGGGGTGGTTGAGTTTGAAACTGATAATTTTGCCAGCGGTGTAACTGCTGCGAGCTTCAGTATTGGAGATGCTGTCGATGCGGATTCGAATGGACAGTATACTACTAGCGGAGGGGGTACGGCAATTGGTTATGTAGTAGATGTGAATACAAGCGATGGTACTATTACGATTCGGGCTTCTATTTAATAAATCTTAAGGAGGTTTTCTCATGTACGTTGAGCAGTACAAAGTTAAAGAGGGTTTTTGGAATGCTCTTGCTACTGATAATGTAAAAGAGGCCCAGGCGAAAATCAGCAGGCTGATCCTGCTTCAGATTGAAGAAGAGGGTTTTACTCGTAAAATTCTTCCATCTACTCCGGTAACGGCTGCTGATTGTCAACGGGCTCTCGATAATGATGAATTCGTGTTCATCGTTGACTTCCCGCCTGAGAGCGGAGCGGGTGTCTTTACTTTCTTTGGTGAGGGAAGATATAAGGTTGTGGAAGGAAAAAGAGCCGCTGTACCGTTTGTGACTATTAGCACTGATTGGCAACAGTGGCAAAAAAGGCAGTTTCTTGCCTACCCTTACAATGTGGAACAATACCTCAGGCAATCCTTTGCAATCAGACTTCAGACTACTGAGGATTGGTACTTCCTGACTCTTTGTGAAGCAGCCCTTGCCCTGAACCCTAATAATATTGTAAAAGGGACTGTCATCACTGAGACTGGAGCAGCTACCTCTGCATTCCAGAAAGACGACCTGGTTCTGCTACTCAAAGTTCTTACTAAGAAGATGGTAGGTAAAACTATACTGATAACTCAGAAGAATATTGCTGAAATGGGTGCCTGGCAGAGAGCAGACCTCGATGACAGAACCATGGAGAGTACTGGAGCACAAGGTCCTGATGCCTTTGTGAGTAAAAACTACTTCGGACTCAACTGGATTCGTACTATCAAGGAGGATCTACTCCAGCCTGGTAACATCTATCTCTTCGGTCCTTCACAGATGCTTGGAGTCTTCCTCACTTTTGGTGGAGTAGATTTCATGATTGAGCGACATGGTAACTATATCAAAATGGCTGCGGACGAAGCTATCGCAATGTGTGTTGCTAACTACAATGCACTCGCTAAACTTGAGCTCTATTCTGGTTCTTCTGCTGCTTTACCAAGTTGGGAGGATATTCACAAACAACCGGCTACTACTGCGGTTCCTGTTGTTTCCTCTCTCTAAACTCTAACTGAGTTAGCTTTGAGGGGAGCTGATTTTGGCTCCCCTCTTTTTATTTGCAAACATTGATAATATTATGATATAAAGATTTGAGCCTAGAGCTCGGAGTTTTATTTAATCAGTAAATCAACTAAAAGGAGGATTTTTATCATCCTTTTTCTCTTTTTTTAGCTAGTTCGTTATGATATAATGTTACTAATATTTGTTAACTGGTGATAGGAGGAAAAAATGGCTTTGATTCAGAATATTATTACACCTGGTAAGGCTAGGAGTTTGCGAAATCTTCGTATTCATGGTGTTAGAATTGAGGGAAGGACCATCCACATTAGACTTGGCAATATAACTATTCGCCCTTGGGAAGTCAGGAATGTTCCTCTCGATAAGTCTGATTATCGAATATCTGCTTTACTGAAAGCTAAGGCTATTGCCATAGTGGATAGTCCTCGTACAGTATCATATGCTACTCCTACACCGCCTCCGAAGCCAAAAGTGAGTAAAGAAGCTACCGAGCATGAGGCTACTGCTGAAGCTGAGGAGGATTTTGAAGCAGTTCTACAAGATAAGACCATGGCCGAATTGAGAAAGATTTTGAAGAATTTGGGGGGAAAGTCTGAGAGGACTGATAAGAAACAGGATTTGATTAATAAGATCATAGACTTAGTAGGATAATGTGGGCAATAATCAATAATTCTACAGCCATCATTTGGGTTGATGGTACACCGGTACATCCCGGTCAGATGATTCAAGTAGCTGTAGTGCCAGAGGGGGTAAGAAAATTATCTCAGGCAAACCCTAATATTAAAGTCGTTTCCACGTCTGAATTGAGAGTCATTAGAAGGCCAATTAGGCCAACTGTCTATCGGATTGGAAGAGGTATTACTACGAGATTGGAATCAGTAGGAATAAACGTTGAAGAATCTTCAGAAGCTTATGATTTACAACAGATTTTACAAGAAAAATCAATGGCTGAGTTGAGAAAGATATTGAAGAATTTGGGAGGGAAATTACAAAGGACTGATAAGAAGCAAGATCTGATCAACAAAATACTGGAAATTATTGAATAATTATGATTACTGATACCCTTCCAGAAATAACTTACAGGCAAGATGACTTTGGCTATATTTCCTACACCTTTACTCTCACTGAAGGTGGTAGCGCGGTGCTTCCTGATTGGGATGACAATCTGAAAATTGAAGTATATGATTCTCTTGAGAATCTCCGTTCCACTTTTACTATCACTAGTGATCCTCCTATAAGAAAAGACACCGACGACGATGGCAATCCTTACATTTATGTTGATCAAATTAATCTGATAGACTTTTCTGAGGGGGTTACTACTGCAAAAATCTATGCTTATTATGGTGAAGTTCCTTGGAATGAATACCCAATAGTATTTAAGCCTTTTGGAGTAGCTATTTATATTACTGAGGGACCTTCTCATCCTCTTGCTTGGGTTACTAAGTTAAGAAGATGGCTTCGAGATTATCCAGAATTAAACCGAATCATCAGAGCAGAAGAAACCAGTGATAGAATGTTCGGGGAAGCTCTGAGAGCTGCTTTTGATGAATGGAATGCTACTCCTCCTTATACAGGTAATATAACTCCAAATAGCTATCCAGTAGGAGCAGTCCCGATAATACTCCAATTAGCTGCCTGTCATGTTCTTAAGTCTGTTTTGTTACTCAGAGCTAGAAATAGATTATCATATTCTGATGGTGGATTTGCTGTGGATGAGGAAGGAGCAGTTCTTCAAGAGGAAAGAGCATTATTGGATTATTATCTCAGAGAAGCTTCCATGGCTCTCAAGGCATATAAGCAACATCTTAATATTACTCAGGGCTGGGGGAGTGTGCCTTCCGAATATAGTTATATTGCCTATTGGAACGAAGATTACTACAATAATAATGAAGGAGGAAGTTAGAGATGGGAGAAGAGAAGATTCAGCCTGATTTGTTTGAAAATGTTGAATCACAACCGGAACAAGAGTCTGGGCAACAGCCAATAGAAGAGAATCAGAATTCTATGGAGGAAGAGGAAATTATTAAATATGGAGGTTAGAAATGGATTTTGATCAGGATCCACGATATCCATCTACTTTAGAAAAAATCTCAGATATAGTAAGAGATTTGATTACAGTTGCTGCGATTCAAAATACTCCCACTAAAGAACTTGCAGAAGAATTTGGAAGAACGATGGCACATCTTGCTTATAATGCCATCGATGAAATCGATGTGGAGGATGAATAATGGCTTGGAACTTATTCGAAGATGCTACTATCGGAACTGACTTAGAAATATCCGATCCAGTTACTCCTCCTAGCTATGGCATTCATGCCACTTCCAGATATCTCAAATTTGAATTATTTATGGAGTTTACCAACTCGAGTGGCTCGGACATAACTGTTACTGTAGAAATCTACCATCTTCATGATTGGGGAAATACCGCTCCTGCATTCAAGCTTTCCAATACTCCTTTCAATAATCTTACCGTGAGTGTACCTGCCAATAGCACGGTCCGAGTGTGTTATACTGGAGATATGGTTGCTAATCAGTTTAGATTAGGTTTAAAGACTGGTTCTGGTTCAGTAACTGCCTCTGCCCATGTCTACTTCGCTCCGGGACACGTAAGATAATCTACCTGAAATTTCCCTCCTTAAATTTGCTATAACTATAAGGAGAGAAAAACTAAAAATAGGAGGAGGGAAAATGGAAAAAGATATTATCGTTTCTATTAATGAAGCAATCATCTTTCTTAACGAGAGCGGCCTCACAATTTCAGAAAATTTCGAAGTAGTCTCAAAGGATGAGGTCGAAAAGCCGGAGCCTCTTCCAAGCCAACAGGCTTGGGATTTTAGACTAATCTAAGGGGGTATGTTATGATATAGCCAAACTGGCCGCCGGGGGTTACAGGAGTGCTCCTCGGCGGCAAAAACAAGAATTTATGAGCGGCCGCCAAAACAAAACTGAGAAGAAAAAAGAAAAGGAGGAGGAAAGAATGAAAGAAAAAAGACTGAATAACCTAGGGGACTTGCCCAAGGCCTATGGAGAAAGGCATAGGCCAACATGTATTGTGGTTACCCCTGACGTTCTCCCGGAGGGGGTATTTGAAGAAACATCAAAGTGGATGGAAATCGATACGCAGTTGGATCAAAAATCATGTCCCCCAATCTCGGGGACTTCAAGTCCAGAGTTCAAAAGATAAGAATCCTGGATAAGAGCAATGAAATTCTCTTTGAAAGAAGGGGGGAAACGGAACAACTATCTGAAAGAAAGCTCCCCGGGAAAATTGAGGTTTGGGTATTTTAAAGAAAATCTAAGTGGGCGGTGGCGGCCGCTCACTTTTTTAGCCCAAATTTCATTCTTTTTTTATAAAATAAGGCTTATTATTTGCTTTTTTATGGATGTGGTGTATTATGTCCCATGCAGGAAATAAAAATGCTTTATACTTATAGATTTAGGCTCTACCCTACAAAAGGACAAATAGGGTTTTTAAATCGCCAGATAGGGCACTGTAGATTTGTCTATAATAAAATTTTGGAGATAGCAAAAGAAGATTATAAAGAAAAAGGCAAAAAGTGGAATTATTATGAATCTAAGAAAATGCTTCCAAAACTTAAAGAAGAGTTCCCATTCCTTAAAGAGGCAAATAGCCAATCACTTCAGGGGGCGGTAAAGAGGCTTGACATGGCTCTTAAAAATTTTTTCAAAGGATTTGCAAAGTTTCCAAAGTTTAAGAGCAAGAAGGAGGCTGGTAGTATATCCATACCGCAATTTTTCCATATAGAAGGAAATAGAATTAAATTACCAAAACTTGAGAAATCAATAAAATTTAAGAAGCATAGGGAAATAGAAGGAAAAATCAGAAGTATATCAATAACTAAGCTTCCGTCAGGGAAATTTTATCTTAATGTTCTTGTTGATAGAGAGATAAAGCCACTTCCAAAGACAAACAAAGCAGTAGCTATAGATGTAGGAATTACTCATTTTTGTACTTCGTCGGCAGGAGAAAAAGTTAAAAATCCAAGATATTTGCTGAAAATGGAAGAAAGACTTAGAAAACATCAACGAAGATTATCGAAGAAACAGAAAGGAAGCAATAAATATCATAAACTCCAGAGAAAATTGGCAAAGCTTCACGAGAAGGTAGTAAACCAGAGAAACGATTTTCTCCATAAACTAAGTAGAAGGATAATCGGCGATAACCAAGCCATAGTAGTGGAAGACCTGAATGTCAAACGACTAATTCAAGGTAATGAACTTGCTAAGTACATAGCAGATGTGAGTTGGGGGAGATTTGTTTCTTATTTAGATTACAAGGCAAGAATGTATGGTAGAGAGTGTATCAAAGTACGTCCATTTTATCCTTCTTCAAAACTTTGCTCTGTATGTGGGTATAAAAATGAGGAGCTTAAGTTATTTGATAGAAAATGGAGATGTCCTAACTGCGGAGTGGAGCATGATAGGGATTACAATGCAGCTTTGAACTTATTGAAAGAAGGATTGAAGTTCGTAGTAGGGCTGGGACGGCCCGAATTTACGCCCGTGGAGAGTGCGTTAGTGCTCGTTGAAGCGGGAAACTCCTCATTTCAATGAGGGGTAGTTCACCAGGTGCTTTTCAATCATATCCAGTTTAGTTTCAATTTTAGTCAATCTTCTATCAATAAGCTTCATGGTTTCTGTTAATGATCTTAGTTGTTCTTCGTGACGCAACCCGTTTTCCTTTCTAGTAAAATCTTCTTCTAGAGATTCTATTGAGTGATGAATGAGATCATTATTCATGTGATTAACCATTTTTGCTAAGGAAACTAGTGCAGTCATAAGAGCAGTAGCTGCCACCACCACAGCTGCTAAACCTGACCATTGTGTATTAACTGTTTTATGGACATATTCAGCTGTACCACTAGTAGCAACACATAATAGTGCCACTAGAATTAGGGCTAAAATAATAACTAAGTTTAATCTTTTATTCACCGCCGCTTGTAAAGAATTGTTGGATCGCTTGTTTGAATTCATCCTCTAACTCCATCTCTGCAACTTCTACATACTTAATATTATGCGGGATAACTGTTAAGTTCTCTCTCATGAGGATTCCATTAGGATCCACATCCCACCCATAGGCAGTAATAAAACATCTTTCTAAGTACGGAGCTGCTATAGTAGTTTCGGTATTATCTTCGATTAGAAGCAGTAATCCAAATGGCCTAGAAAAAATATCTGAAAAGACATTCATCCAGAAGACGCGGTTACCAGGTGAGATGTGAATAGTCCAATTGTCTTGATAAGAAGCATTTTCATCTCCCCACAATACATCCCACCTTTCTTGGAGAGCCCCAGGAGGATTATCCTTCTTCCATCCATAAATCAGCCTCAAAAGGTTCGGACCCCACAAATAAATATCTCCAAATCCAATCTGCACTGCAGAACGACCAGTACAGTTATATTCAGCTTTACTACCAAGCTCATAGAGAGTAAATTGTTGGATATTGCTGGTAAAAGTTAGACCTTGGGCCACTCCAATTGGCCAAACAATGTTTGACATTTCAGTAGTAGATCCAGTCTCCGGGGCTCTCAAAGTAGGTGGCCCAGCAGCAATCTTTACAAACTCTCCGGAAACTGCTTGTCCATCTTTATGGAAAGGATTTAGTTTTCTACTTCTGTCCCATTCCGAAAATGCCGCGAGGGCTTGACCGATATCTTGAAGGTTCCAGTTAGCCATATTTACACCTCCTAAATGTAGAGAGTTACTCGAATCACGTTCAATGAATACAACGGAGTAATATCAGCAACAATTTCAATAGTATCCGGGTTGGTCTCACTCTGTCTGATATATCTTATTTGGATATCGGCTATTGCTTGGATTTGTCTACAAGTTGTGATCACTCCGAATACTATTGGCTTAATAGTATATTTGATAAATTCTTTAGTAATTAGATTTCCACCAATAAATGGCTTCAGAGCGGTCCGCAACATTTTACTTACATAATCAACTTGGGTGACAATATTATCTTCCATATTTTGCAATGTAGAAGTGTCGGTAGTTACTGCTCTTAGAGTATGGACATTTCCACCTTCATTTACTAATACCCAAACTCCAGCACCAACCATAGTATCCAAATTGGTAGTGGATAGATATTCATTAGATCCCTTAACACTTGTAAGCAATGGGATCTGATAGTTGGTTAGTGGTTTGGAGGGAGTAAGCACACACCTCATAGTTGCAAGAGCTGCACAAGCATAATAACCAGGAACGATTGTGTCTACTCCATATACTGAAAGTTGGGCATATGGAGGATATACATATCTAACTCTTTTGTCTGCATAGGAACTTGCTGCCTCAGAAATCGCTTCAGCAATTTCAGATTTAGTAGTACAGGGCTTTCCTTTCCTTACTACTGCATAAGCACGGTTAGAAACACTTGGCAAACTTGTACTAACCTGAATCCAGCCTCCACCTCCTTCATAAGTTCCAGTTGCTACAATATCATATTCACCCTCTTCATTAGCTATAATTAAAACATCATAATCAATATCGATATCACTAGGATCACCATCAATATCAAACTTGGTATCATCACTTCCATTAGTAGAACCTATACCGGAAAGAATGGTCATATCGGGATAAGTATCAATCCGTTTTGGGCATATAAAACAAATCCTCTCTTTTCCGACTGTTGCTACTGACATATTATCAACATGAGTTTTGAATAAAGATAATACGGATTCGTTATGAGTTAGGGGAACTAAGACATATGGATCATCACACGTCTCAGCTCCTTCTAGACTTTTGCTGTACGAAGTTACTGTTCCGTTATAATCTTCATCATCTTGAGAATAAGTAACTTCGTCTACTCCGATGCATCTCACAGGAACTCTGCCAACAGAGAGTGATATCCAAGCTGCGAATCCTAAAGGATTTCTCGGATCAATAGTTCCTAAATAGGTAGTAACATCGTCCTCATCTTCTAACAGAATTCCACAGGAACCACCTGTTGGGGAATCACTAGGAGTTAATACTCCTTTTTTCAAGGCACGATATTGGATATACACTTGTGCCGGGGCAGTAGTAATTCCAGGATCCAGAGTAACTCCAGAGCTAGTTACAGTTACTCCAGTTTCAACTTTACTAAGAGTAGTATCGGTGCTCCCAAATCTGAAATATACCTCAACAGTTCCAGTAGCAACCTCGGCATCATTATCTAAACCAGGGTAAGCATAAGTATTGGTAGTGCTTGGGTCATAATTACCGGCTTTTGCACTATCATTCAAAGCTCCAGTCTCTGGGTCCCATATGTCCACAATTTGGAAACAAGGGCCAATCAGAGTTGGAACTAAGATAGGCCTCCGACCAGGATAAGTAGTGGTACGGGCAACTTGATAAATTTCTATTCTTGGTAAATTTCCAGTAGTAGCCATATTATCCTCCATTCTTCATTTTACTAGTAATTGAGGAGCTTGACTATAACTGCCAAACGTTAATATCATGAAAAGTGTTGGGTGGTACATTAAGAGCTTCAACATTTAAGTTATGTTTTGTCAGAATCTCTCGAATATCTTTGGCATTTAATTTGCTCTTCATCCAAAAAGAATCCATTACTACTCCAAAGGAAACTGGACAGGTAAATGCTTCTATTTTTGCTCCAGTATAAAAACCTTCTGCAGGAGCAGGAATTCCCAAACTAATCCCTCTTATTCCTTTAACTCCCATCGAGACAATTTCTTCTTGGAAAGCTATTAGACCATGGAATACAGCACAAGCAATACTCTCCGCTTCTAATTCTTCCTTAGACACACAATGAACTACCATTGGTATATTAAGAACCTTTACTAGTAACTTGGACATGAAAGTTTTGTCATAAACAATACGAGAGCGGACAGAATAATCTCTTACATTAATCGGAGCTCTTTGGATTGCGACAATAGGCTTTACCTGATTAACCGAGGGCTTACCTGCATAGTCGATAATAAAAATATTAGTTTGTTTCTCATCAGGAACCCACTTCCAATCTTCATTAGTAGTAAACAACTCCTGCAGAAAATGTTTGATAATCAAGCGTGCAGCTATAGCTGGATAGTAGTGCTGAGTACGGACACTCTTATCTATTTTGGCATAAGCCTGGTTAGCACCTGGTTGTATTTGGACTACCATATAAATTAATTACTTTTTGTGTCTCTCGGCATGTCTGGCCCAAAGTCCTGGCCATTTCCTTTTAATGGCAGCATAAACTCTCTTTTTCTCCTCGGGAGACCCGAAAGCTGCTACTCTTGCCAAGGCATTGCGAGCATGGGCCAAATCGTGGATTGGGTATTTGCGTTTTTCCGGAATAGCAAAAGCACTATCAGGTAAAGATTGACGCTCCTGATAAGTCAGCTTCTTAGCAATTTTTACCAACTCAGGAAATCTTTTTGATACAACCAAGCCAACTGCAGCTAACTTAATAATTTCGTCAGCCGCCTCTTCACTGGCAGATTTATAGTCGTCTAGCCCAAGTTCATCTGCTAGATACTGAAGAAAGAGCTTCGCTGCTAGTTTTTCAAAACTCATAAATAAACACCTCCTTACTAGTAATCAGATTATTGTAACACTTATTAAGGGAGTAGGGAACTCACAGAGTCTTAACATTTAAGTCATATTTAGGGTTTAGCACTACTTCATCTGCAGTTGTAAAATAGGAACTTTTAATAGGAAATTCATATTCTATATCTCCAGGCACTACTGCGGTAACATTTGCTATTTGTCGAATCAAAGTTCTTCTTTTCATAGTAGGTTGTACACTATGAATTCTCCAAATAACACCCTGTTCTTCTACTAATAAATCATCGGGATGGATGATGGGATAATTAGCAATACTAAACTGGGCATTTCTCGGTTCTGTTTGGCCGTATGGTGAAACTGTTTCTCCTTTCATTCCTTCTACTAGTTGCCCATAAATGATTATTGGCCGATGATACCCACCAGCCCATCCGGTAGAGAAGCAAGATAAACATCTCGATTTTGTTACTTTTTTCAACTCATTGCTCCAGCATTCACATCTTTTCCCAAATCTTCTCTTCTTAAGTAGAATCATTTTTCTTCCTAAAGCAGTTTTCAGCATTCTTCGAAATTGGTCTGCTACCGCTAACGCTGTAGCATCTGGTTCATATGTGATAGTAACTGGGTTAGTAATATCTAACAAATTTCCTTCCTGGTCATATGCACTAACCACGTAGTAGTAAGGCCTAGTAAGGGTTCGCATTTCTACGTCGTAGTCTCTAAAATAATATCTGTCTTCTAATTCAGGAGATATGTCTACAAACACATCAGATTCTGATAATCCTTTACTAACAACAAATTTAGGCTCAAAGTTACCTAAATACTCAGCTTCCCAAGAGATATCAACAAATTCCAGAGAAAAAGTTCTTACCAAGACGTTTTTAACCTTGAAATACCAATCTCCTCGTATCTCTGTGAGTAGGATGATTGATTCCTTAGTAGAGAATTGCTGGTAAGCATATACCCAAGTATACTCAAGGATATAGAGCCCGAGATCATCAGTATAGGAAGGTTTCCAAGTAACATAATAATTCCCCTCACCATCAACATTTGCGGTCTCGAAGTTGTAGATAATATCACCACCTCTTACTAATCTCACGAGGGAGATTTGATCTGGTTTAACGGTTTGATCGTTTGCAGAGAAGGTGAGATAAATTTTATTCTCTATGCCTCGGTAAATTTGTTGACTCATCACTTTAAATTCTAGCAAATTCTGCTATAAAATAATAGAAATTACTTAGGAAAGGAGGGAGAAGATGATTTGTCCGAAATGTGGGTCCAAGATGGGAGTAGCAGTGATTCAGGGTGATTTGGAAGTTTGTTTAGCGACCGAGCATCCGCAGTTAGCCGCATTACCTTGTTTGGAGATATTGTGGGTGACTTGCAAGAAATGTGGAGCACGATTGGATGGCCTTGATGGAGAACTTGCTGGTTTGGAAGAAAAACTGAATGCACTGTTGAAATTAAGGTTAGATATTCTTGCTATTTTGAATAATAAGGAGGGATATACTAATGAACAAGCTGACATTGAAGTTGAGAGTACATCCTGAAGCAGATTATGGCCCTTTGTTTACTGAATTAAATGAGCTTGGATTACCTGCAGAACCTATCAATGCCGAAGACTGGTTTTTCCATTGTTCTCAATCTAGTATGACCAAATTCAATAAAATAGTTAGAATACTTAACAAGCACTCAGAGATAATTTCTCAAGCAGAGCTAATAGCAAACCTCCATAATCTACGAGGAAATATTTTTAGAGTTGCAGTTATGCTTTATGATGAAACTGATGTAGACGAATAGTAATTAACTTATTTGGCACTTTCCCCAAGAACAATTACTACATGATGTGCATCCTTCTTTCTTGATCAACTTACTGCCACATAATGGGCATAAGTTAGTATGTCTTTTGAGAAAGTGTTCGATTGCTAGAGCAATAGCATGAGCACAACCAAATATCTTAATTTTTGAACCATTATTCTCATCCCAAAATTCCTTTCCACATTTGATCTGTTTTAGCTTTTCGACCAACGTCTGTGCGTCCATGCCTAACTTGAGACAAGAAGAGATAGTAATAGCTAGGGCAGCAGTTTGGGCTGCAGCACATCCACCTGGATAGCCTCTAGCTAGAAAGATTTCTCTAATTCTTCTTTGTTCATCATAGTTGATAGTAATATAAAGCTTTCCGCATTCTCCTAGATCAAATCTTTCGGTTTCTCCCTGAAGAACTTTGGGACGAGTATATTCGGCTTCTTTTGATTTAAAGTGAATGGGCTGATCTTCGATTGTTCCATCTCGATAGATAGTGATTCCTTTACATCCCTCTTTCCACGCCATAATATAAATCTTTTTAATGTCCTCAACTGTAGAATTCTCCGGAAGATTGACGGTTTTGGAGATAGACATTTCTACATGTTTTTGGAGAGTAGCTTGCATTCTGACATGCCACTCTGGAGCAATATCATATGCAGTTTTAAAAAGATTTTTCAAGTCCTTCGGATAATCTAACTTCTGAATGGATCCTTTATGATTTAAGATATCTTTTACATCAACCTCTATTCCTCTCTCCTCACACATTCTCTCAAAATAGTCATGCACTTTGTGTAACACTTTCCCATCTCCAGTTCTATATTGGAAAACCACTCCAAATAATGGCTCAATTCCAGCAGAACACCCAGCTAAAAAAGAAATAGTACCAGTAGGAGCAATATTAGTAACCTGAGCATTCCTTCTTGGCTTAGGGAAGTGAAATTGTTCAGATAATGGGAATGGACCTTTTTCTTCAGCCAACTCTTCACTAGCAACTACAGCAAATTCATTGATTTTTCTCATAATTTTTTCTGCTTCTTGTAGGGCAGCCTCAGAATCATAAGCAATTTTCTTCTCAATGAGATAGTCTGCTAATCCCATAATTCCTAGTCCTACTTTACGAGTAGCCTTGGAAGTAAGTTCAGTTTCTGGTATGGCTGCATAACTATTCACATCTATGATGTTGTCCAACAACCTAATTGCAACTCTTACTGCTTCTTGCAGCTCTTCATCACTCATTTTAGAGACTTTTCTTAAATTTAGTGAACCAAGATTACAATATTCTCCTGGATGGAGTGGAGTTTCCCCACAAGGATTGGTAGCATTCAAGGTTAAATTGCTTGGATATGTTTTATTAACTGTATCATAGAAAAAAAGACCAGGACAACCAGTTTTGTAAGCCTGCTTACAAATCTCTTGGAATACCATCTGAGCATTTAGACTCCCTACTTTATCTCCAGTCTGTGGGTCTATTAAGTCATACTCCTCTCCAGTAATAGCCTTCTTCATAAACTCATCAGTTACTAATACTGAAAAATTAAAGTTAGAGATTTTGTGGGTAGATTTGGCTTTGATGAACTCTAAGATATCTGGGTGGGTACAGTTAAGAATTCCCATATTAGCTCCTTGCCTAACTCCACCCTGTCGAATGATTTCTCCTACTGCTAAGTCATACACTCTAATAAAACTTACCGGCCCGGAAGCCTTCCCACCGGTTGAACGAATTAAAGCTCCTTTGGGGCGAAGTTTGGAAAAGTTATAACCAGTGCCAGTTCCAAAGGCTTGAGCATTACAAGCTTTTTTGAGAGTCTCAAAAATACTCTCTCGAGAATCCTCAATATCTAAAACCAAGCAAGCAGCTAAATTTCCAGAGTTTCTACCAGCATTTCTAAGGGTTGGAAAATTAGGAAGGAATATTTTTTCATTCATAATCTTAAAGAATTTTTCCTCCCAAAACTCTTTGTCTTTTTCTACTTGAGCAATATGCCTGGCGACTCTACGGAACATCTCTTCCTCGGTCTCCCCAGGAGCTAAAATATTTTTCAATCTCAAGACTTCACCATGTACATCCATTTCGTCCTCCTTGTAATTGGATTTTTGAGAAGGAAACTGTTGCTCATTATTACTTGGTCAAAACTCACTGTCAAGTGAAATTTTTGACCTAGGTCGAAAAAGTTAATTGAAGAATTTGGGAAAGAATTATGAGGGATTTTCTCACTCAAATTTACTCATTCCAACTCATTTTTATCTATCTTGATTCTGTGGAAGATTTTTTGTTTGAGGAGTAACAATTTGACATTGAGAAAGGAATATGCTAATACAGAAAAAAGTAAGCTAAGGTAGGAGGTAAGAAATGTCTGAGATGAGTGAAAGTATTTATCGGTTGAAGCCACTAAAACTTCATTTAGATTCGCGTGGCTATCTTATTCCAATTCGTGAAGCTATTAGTAGTGAAGAGAGAATAGGAAATATCTATGTTACGGCAGTATTTAGAGGAGCAGTAAAAGCATGGCATTACCATCGTAAGCAAGTGGATAGGTTAGTATGTGTAAAAGGGAGAGCATTAGTTGGATTGGCCTTCGATAGTGGCAGTGATGTCATATTGGAGAAAGTAGTCTTGGATGAAAGAATCCCCCAAATGTTAATCATACCGAGGGGGGTGTATCATGGATTTATGAGTCTGGAAAAAGAAGCAGTTATATTAAATGTTACAGATAGAGAATATGATCCAAATGATGAATATCGAAAGGATTGGGATGCCTATGGAGCCGATTTTTGGCAACCGGATAAAGGCTAAAAGGAGGTAAGTCATGTCAGAAGAAAAAAAGAGTCAGGAGAAAGAAGAGCAGAAGGATTTTCGACTTTCCGATCTTCTAGATTATTTTGATTCTCCATTTTTTGATCCTGAGATAAAAGAGGAGTTGGAGAAGAAACTTCCTCCTCTCGATGTAGAACAATTGCTACTCAAAGGATATGTTACTCAGACCATTCCGATTACCAGCAATATCCAAGTAACTTTCCGAAGTCTCACAGGGGTGGATCGTGAAGCAATTGCCCGAGTGGCATGGAAGAAAGGAGGAGCCTACGGAGTAACTAATGAGTTGTTAGCTCAGTTACAACTAGCAGCTAGTATTGATAGTTTAACTGTAGGAAAAAAGGATATTTTTACTGGATTAATTTATCCCGGAGGGGGAGACCTACCCAGTTTAGAAAAGTATCTCGAAGCAAAGCTGGAGCGAATTCAACAGCTAGCAGAACCAGTTCTCATCCTTCTATCTCAACATCTTACTTGGTTTTCTGGGAGGATTGCTAAAACTTTCTTTGATGATGCTGCTAAGACGATCCGAAATTTTTGTCCACCCCCTCCGGGCGATACACAGCAATGATCTGGTATGAGAAGCTGGATAAAGTCCCAGATAGTGATTTTGCTTGGCTAATGGCATTAGCAGTTAAAGATCTGATGAAACAAGAAGAAGTTCTTGCTCTTCGGGCTCTTTGTGAGCCATATCCTCATAATATTAATACTTTGAAACAACTAGTAGCTCCTTATCTTAAAGTAAGTACGACTGATGAGCTGCTTAAAGAGAAATTGTCGAGAGTAGCCCCTTCGAAGCCTTTAGTAATCAAACCAATTGGTTCTACTCGGAAGGGGGTGAAGTTTAAAAGTAAGTCTATTAAGAAAGAGAAAGAAGATAAAGACAAGATTATGTTTTAGGAGGGAGGTCATGGCAAAGACAGCTAAGAAAAGGGCAAAGAAAACAGAAGGGACTATTGTTCCACAAACTACTCTACAAAGATATTACGAATTACAGAGAGAGTATCGTAAGATCGAAAAGGAATTGTCAGAAATGAAAGATCTTTTCTACAAGGCTTATAGGGAAGGATGGGTGATTGAAAGTGGCCCTTATTCGTTGAGTGTTAGGACAGTAACTAGAAGAAATGTGAGATGGAAAGAAATATGTGAGAAATATTTGGATGGAAAGACTGTTCGTAAGGAGATAGAGAAGGCTTCGACCACAACCTACCCAGAAATTACTGTTTCGTATGGTAAAAGAAGATAATAGAGATATTACTGCAGAATATTTAGCAGCTAGAAATCTAGCTTTTGCCATACTCTGGCAATGTGTCAAAGATTTAAATAGTAAAAGCAAACGATTGAGAAAAGATGCCGAAGATTGCATTAAATCAGAGCACATCAAATATCTATGTGATAGTCTAGGAATTGATCATCCTTCTTTCCTAAAACTCTCACTCCATTATAATCAGAAAGGAGAGTAAGATGTGGAGAATCGGGATAACTATCACTCCATCACAGATGGTAGAAGGAAAATTCCACGCAATTTTTATTGTAGGAAAATTAGTATCTTCAAATCCCGATTCTCCTGATAAGATTGACCAAGAAAAATCAGAAGAGATGTATCATGTCAGTCTGTCTCGTATATTTGAGAAAGGGCTAGAGTTAGTAAAAAAATTAAATTATGATGCTGAAATTTGTGTTTATTTTCTCAATACTTATAGCCAAGAACTTGGTAGTTGGAGGTTAAGAAAAGAGGAATTAGTTAAGTTTATAAGTAATGATTCAGTAATCTTTGCTCCTGTGGCAGAAAGAATTAAAGAGACTAGACCTCTGTGGAATATACCTATTATTGGTGGCAGCTAAATTTTTTAGCTACCTCTTTTCACATTTTCCCTGTAAAATAGTATTGTGCTTGACAGTTTTTCCACCACCCAAATGGCTCTAACTCAGCAGGCAGTATTCCAAAGTAATAGAGCCGGACCTGCTGAGCTTGGATCTTTTCTGAATGTACCAATTCAGGCACCAAAGATGCCTGGTGGTATAACTATGGCTCGTACTGCTACTGGCTGGGGGCAACCTACAGTGACTAGTCCATTCCGGGCCATGATCAGTCTTCCTTTTGCTGGATCCACTAACCCACAATTTTCTACTATGGCAAATCTCGAATTTAGCCGCCAGTGGTTTAGGCCCCGTATGGAGCATATGGCTTATTGGACTATGGGAGCACCCATTGCGGCAGCTCAACTTGCTTGGGGGTTTGGGCCAGCCTGGAGATTAGGAACTAGTGCTTTCTACCGTGGAGTTACTGCTATAGCTGGACCAGGGATTGAAGGAGCTGGTCAAGGATTAATCGGAGGGCTTAGTTCTTTTGCAAGGGCAGCAAGAATAGGTAACCTTGGCCGAGCTTTTGGCGGTTTAGCTACCGGTGCACTAGCTTCAACAGCTATATATACTGCCTTAATGGCCCCTCTTGAAATATTAATGGCCCAATTGAGATATGGATATCGCAGAAGAACTATGGCTAGAGAAATATCTGAGTTTAGCAGAGGAATGCAGGGAATGATGCCTACAATGACTCCTGCTCAAGGAGAGGAAATTCTTGATACTCTTGAAGAACTTAGATGGGAAGGGGGACGATCTTGGGGAAATAGATTAAGATTTGGAGAGGTTGGTACTGCATTCACTACTGCTGCAAGATCTGGTGCATTTATTGGAGCCAGAAATTTTGATGAGATGAGACGTCGTTTGAAAGAGTATACAAAGACTAGTGTACAAGTCATGAGATTACTTCGTACTACAATGGAATCTGCTACTCAGATAGTTGGTGAATTTACTCAGATGGGGGAATCAGTAGAGAATATTCGAAGAAATTTACCGAGGATATTAGCTACTGGAAGGGCATTCGGGATATCCCCAGAACAATTAGGACAAATAGCTTTACAAGGAGCTCAGCAGTTTGGAGGGATGTTAGGTCCTACTGGAGGAGCAAGAGCCGCTGTCCAGCTTCAAGCTTTAACTAGAATTTTGGGTCCTGCAGGAGGAGCAGTTGCAGCCCAAATTGGTGGTCAATTGTTGATGAATCCAGCTATTGCTATGATGGTAGGAGCTGGGGGACCAGCTGGATTTGTTGGTATAGGAGGAGCTCCCACTCCAGAAGCAATTTTTAGAGGTCAACAGGTTTTGGCACAAAATCCCTTGATGGCTTTTGCTATGCTTCAACGATTTCTACCGCGGAGTCCTACTCAAAGATATTGGGCTATAAGTGGTATGGTTGGAAGACCCCTAAGAGAAGAGGAGTGGACACAATTACAGGCGTTAGATCTACAGAATGTTCAACAACAAATACGAGTTCAGCAGCTTTACCAACAATATATGGCAGAGCCTAGACTAGGAGTAGCAGGCACACTATTGGAGCCAGTTAGAGAGTTTGGGCATGGATTGTATGAAACGATCATTGCAAGACCTGGAAGATACTTAGGAGGAGCTATAGGAGCAGAAGCAGAATACCTATCTGGACGAATAGAGCGTGCTGTTACAGGAAGAGCAACTCCTGAAGAAATTACTGGCATGAATGTGCAATATCGCAAGCTCGGATTAGAATTGTACAGAGAATCAAAAGTTAAAGATGTGAAAGCACTACAGAAACAAGCAGATCGAATAACTAGATGGGCAAGATTTAAAGGAGTACCACTTGGAGTCGTTCGAGAAGATCCAGAAGTTGCGGCTACTTTAGTACAATTCGCCCGTGGAGAACTTACCCGTAATCAAGCCTATCTAAAATTGCATAAGAAAATTGGCATTGATAGAGCAGAACAGCTATTAAGGGATGCTGAAACTAATAAAGGAGGGATTATAGATCTAGCTGAGACTTCATTACAGGCCAAAACCGCGGCAGTAACTCAGCCAGCTGCAGTAGCATTTTTACGTGGATTCTTCACAACTGGTGGAATAGGTATCAGTGCTGAAGATATAATGCAAATTCCTCTTTCTCGTGTTAAAGAACTGATACGAGAATCAATGCCACGTCTTTCTCCTCAATATAGAAAAATTGCTCAACAGCTATTAAAAGCTGAGACGAAAGAAGAGTTGTTTGCTATAGCATCAATGCAAGCTGTACCAGAAAAAGCCGGTAAAACAGAAGTAACTGGTGAAGGTGCTAAAGTGATGGAAAATTTAGTAATAGAAGCAGCTAGGGGGTCTAAGGTAATTATTAAAGCTGCTAATCTAGAGGTAGAATCATGAGTAAATGGGAATTACAGCTACCATCTAACAAACTTGATTTTGCAATTTCGTTACCGGATATCTATGAGTTTATGATGGTGGCTACTATTCGTGAATTGTGGTTAAAAGCATACCAACAAGATACTGAAGATTCTCTTGTGTCATTAGATGTTAAAACTCTTTTAATGGAGGATTAAATGGCTGAAGAGCAAACATCAGCAGAAGAACTTCGACCTGGACAGGCTGATTGTGATACTTATTACACTTGTTTTTTTCGTTCAGATCCACCTGAGAAAGGGTTTAAATTATATGATGATATAATTTACAAGGTTTATTCAGGGCTTCAAATCGAATCCAAAAGTCTACCTGATTATGTAAAATCTATTTTTGGTGATAAAGTTGGAGAGAAACTGAATGCACATTTTTTTAAGCTTATTGCAAAAGAAGTTGCAGCGTGGGTATTAGTTAACTGTCGTGGGGGTACATTGAATAAGACTTTATCAGTTAAAGGGCTCCTTCTTCTTCCTATTAAGGAGTATAAACGCAGCGTAAATGAAGAAAAATACCAGCCTTTCTTGGAAATAGTATATCCTCCTTCAAAAGGTACTACTGGTGTAGATACATGGGTTGAGGGAGGAGCTACTTATCTTGTCTCGTCTCCTCATTTGCGGCTATGGGATGAAAAAGGTATTCTACGCACTGAAGTTGATCCAAAGATTTATGGCGTATTGGACTCAAAGAAGGCAGGGAATAATTTCTATTTCCCATCCCAAATATGGAAAGATTTACTAACTGATTTGACAAAAGAGGTACAAAAATCTCCCTATATATTGCCAAGTGAAAAAGCGGTATCACTTGCCAAGGCTGTTCTGAAAATACTACAAGAGTTTATTCCTAATGGGAAAGTAAATCCATCAAATTTAATTAACTTAATATCAGCTTATGTAGAAAGTCAATTAAAAGGCAAATCTAGAGGCACAGATCCATGTATAGATATTGCCACTGCAACATCATCTGCTCCACCAGCAAAAGAATATGTCGGAAGTGCTGAGGTTTCTTATGGAAAATCCACTATATTCGCTGTATGGCCAGATAGAGATCAGTGGAGAAAAGCGATATTTTCCGCAGATAAAGTACAAGAAAGATATTATCGTCCTTTATTTGGGCATGCTAATAAAGAGGAAAGTAAACCAGCTAGCCTCCGAATTTATAGTCTTCCTACAGCCAAGATTGGTGAGATTCTACAGGGAAATTTGAGGGCCCCAACCATTGAAGAAGAAACTTTTATAGATCCGGCCAATGCCGCTAAAGCCGCTTTTTATACTGATTTTTTGGTACAATCGTATACTTGTAATAAAGCAGATGCTACTCAAACTCTTCCAACTTTTGGAGATACTCATTTATTCTTTATGAATAATCCATTGACTAACATATCTGTTAATGGAATAGTTATGAATACTACTGATTTCCCTTGGAAAGATCGCCTACTTTTATACTATGATATGCTTCTTAAAGGCTCAGCATTAGTGCCACAAGAAAAGGTAGCAGTGCTTCTGCTTGATGGCTGGGCACATATAGGCTTTATAACCAATCTACAAATTACAAATACTGCTGAAAGAGAAAATGCCGCTGATTTCATTTTCAATTTTATTTCCCTATTAGATATCCCGAGTCCAAGCACTACACAGCAGATAGTAAATGAACCAGAGGGAAATTATGAATTAGAAAAACAGGAGCTTGGGGAAATACCTGAGACAAAAGTCTATGGAGATTATGCTGGTTATAAGAAAGAGACTCCAATCTTGCGATTGAAACATAAAAGCATAGTAGATAGAATACTTAGTGCGATTGTTCCTGGATTGAATACACGAACAATAAGAAAGTTGTCTAATGCCTTTGAAGGGATAAGAAAGTTTGGATGGAGGGGAGCATGGGGGCAGGCCCAGAATTTTTCTAGAGATTACAAAATTGCTAAAAACCTGGGAATTAGTATGTTTGACTATGATGTGAGGCTTCCTAACAAATGAGCCCTCAAGCAATAGCCCATAAAATTCAGCTCAAGGCAGTTATTGAGGATCTGTTTGATCACCCAATACCTGTTATTGAGGCAAGAATAACTGCTGGAATGAACCAACCAGCCCAAGCTAGTATTACGATTCCAGCAGTTCCGGAAGCAACTGAAATCCCGGGGCGTACTCTAGTAACTTTATATTTCAGATACTCAGATAATGAAGAATGGAAGCTGTTATTTGCTGGGGAACTAATTCAAGATTCTATAGTTTATGATAGTACTACCACTTCAGTAGGATGGACTCTAATAGACCTAAGCCATTATTGGGCTACTATGCCAGTAATTTTTTCTTCTATTTCTTTGTATCTCAATCTTTTCGACCCAGATATTCAGGCGATGAAATTGGAAGCAGATTTTCTTGGAGCTAGGAAATATACTTACTCACCACAGCAAGCATTATTAGGCTATAGTGGTTATTTTTATGATCTCACTAGTGGTCTGCAGAAAGTTATTGAAGAAATAGCAAATAAGTGCCATCCAAGATGGTTCAAAGAAATGATTGCTTATCGTAAGTTTCACAAAATAATTTATGCACCAAACGATGATTTATTGAAGTATGTTTTCGGTGTACAGAGTTCTCTTTTATGGAAGGAATTTTTCAATGATATGCCTCCTCCAACTACAATTTACAATGCCAGACAAATACTTCAGAAGTTCTTGAATTCTATAGGATATGTCCTATTTCCAAACCCTATTTCTGTCTATATCTCCGATTATCGTGTGGAAGAAAAGAGTGGTAAGGAATATTTTTCTAGTTACGGACCTGCCTCTGTTTACACTCTTCCATTATTCTTCATGGGAGTACCACCTCGCTGTAACACTATAACTCCTTCGATGTTGCGGGGGTTAAGTCTACCAAGATACAAGATTCCAGTAACTAGATATGCTTGTATCCACAGACCCCCATTATATGATTGGACAGTAATAGCTGGTTGCTGGCCTTTAGTGAAAGAAAGGCCATGGACCCATCAAGATATTTTGAGCTGGGAATGGTTTACTGGACCTAACCCAGCAGTAAGACAATTAGATGAAGCATCTCGGCAGTTAGTACAGGCCATGATGAATTCGGATAGACGCCCACCTCTTCACAGTATTGCCGCTTATTATTCGGTATTAGAACGATTGAAAAATCGAAGAGGAACTGCTGAACTAGTGTTCAATCCTTACTTAGTAGTTGGTATGCCGGCTTTGATACTTGTTAAATATCATGGAAAGCTGATACCTCATATCGGACAGATAGTTGGAATTAATCACGATATCACTGCATTTAGTGGAGCTACTACTAGTGTAGAACTAGCATATTGCCATGTGCTAGGAGAAGATTTGGCTATTGGTGTTGGGGTGACAGGGGAAGAAATTACTCCAGAGCTTGCTACCTGGCTCCGGCCATATAGAACAGAAGATGATTGGTCTTTCTATCACAACACTTATAAAAAGTTAATACAAGTAGGATCCGTTTTAGGTAATCCTGCTGATACATTAAAAGATGATGAAAGTTTAGCAAAGCAAATCAAAGATGCATCAGATCTTTTGGAAGCTCTGAAAGGTAACTGGTATGAAATAGCTAAGAACAGGATCCTCCCAGTAATAGAAGAAATTGCTGGGTATGATATCAACAAACAAATGGCCTATATCTGGCGTCCAATAGCTACTGAAGACCAAATTCGACAGTTTTTCTTTGGAGATAATGAGGGTGAAAAGATATCTCGACAAACTATGCTCAAAGAACTTCAAAATGAAAATATTGCACTAGATAGTGTGAGAAGTGCATTCATACTTCGCTATTTAAAGGCCATCAAGCTATATGCTGCCATCCAAAATAAGGGTCATACAATTTAAAATCAACCCTTCTTTTCTGTTATAACTATAGGGAGGTGAATCATGGGAAAAAATGATGGTTTCACGCCACTTCCCTATGCCCGACTCGGAGACAAAAAGTCGGGTAGGGGGAAGAAATCTTCGAAGAGAGAAGGAAAGAGGAAGTCAAAGTAAATGACCATACTCCAGAGGCGGGCCGTGAGGCCCGCCAAAAAATTTAAAAAAAGAAAGGGGATTAAGATGGAGCAAAAGAAAAAAGTATGGATTGAAAAAGTTTTTAGATTTACATCTGATGAGAGGAAAGAGTTTGAAGAGTTTTTAAAATGGTATGATCGTAGGGTACATAAAATTGAGATATGGGCTAAAAATGCCAGCGGAGAGGATAGCTTATTTTCTGAGATGCACCCTCCATCTTTTTTTGGGGATGAATCAGACTTTCTTGAAAGACGCAGATATGAGGAATATGTGGATAGTTTGTTTGAACAACTCAAAAAAGAGAAAAGATATATACTTGTATACCTACACAAGTATCTTGAAGTAGAAGGTGAATTTAAACACTTCCCAGAATGGGAAGTGACTCCATGGTAGAAAATGATTAGGTTTCACATCTGTGAGTTCTTTATCTAACCACTATTTTTGCTATAACAAGATAAAAGGGAGGAAAACGGAAAATGAATGATATTATACTTGCAGCAATTTTTCCATTTCTGTGTGTGGCATTTGTGTTTGCAGCACTTTGTTTCTATGGATTACTAAGCTTCTCTGTCCGCAAGAGATTTATAGGGTTTGACGATATAGTTCTCGAGAGAAAGAAAAAAGGAAAGGAATAGTATTGAAAATGTTGTTATGTCTACAGAAGGAGCCGGTAGTGCTCCTTCTTATTTAGCTACTGTTTAAGTTTTCTTAACTGGATATAATGAAAGTGTGAAGGAGGAGTATAAGCCTTATCCCCACCAGGAAGAAATGGGCCAAACCATTCTCAATAATGATGGTAGGGCCCTAATTGCTGCTTCAGTAGGAAGTGGTAAGACCTTTGGAGTTCTTTATAGTCTAGAAAAACTGGCTGAACAGGGTAAGGCAAGGAATGTACTAGTAGTAGCCCCAGCTGCCCTTCGACACAATTTTTTCAAAAATATCAACAAATTCACTGAAGGACATAATGTTTACATTTGGGAGACTGGTAAAGGGCCTACTCTGATGGTATCTGGTGATCCTGACAAAGGAATTAATTTTCATATTGTTTCCTATGCTCTTTTTCGAACCAATCCGGATCGCTTTCTTACTACTCCGACTGGAGAGCCAATTGATACTATAGTATGTGATGAAATCCATAGAGCAAAAAATTTTGATGCAATTACTACTAGAAGTTTAATATACGCTTCGAGAAAAGTCAGAAATTTCATTGGCCTAACCGGGACTGTAGCTAGTAATACTCCTGCTGATATTATTCCATTGATGGTAGCGGTTACTGGTCAAAGATTTCCTATACCAGACAAATCCACATTCAACCGATTGTTTACTAAGGTGATTACTCAGAGAAATCCAGATGGATCTATTAGCAGAGTAAGAGTATTAAAAAATGTCTCTATTTTAAAAGATCTCTTCAAAGATCATGCCTATTATCTTGATCCTGCTATGAAAAAATTGGATATGCCAGATAAAGTAGTTGAGTGGGTTCCAGTAGCTGCAAATGACTTCCAAAAGAAATTGTATGAATATGTCCTAAGAGACATTGATCCAATTACTAGAAGAAAAATTGAGAAAGGGCTTCCAGTTACTGAAAAAGAAGCAAAGCATATTCTTACCAAGATATTACAGGCTAGACAAGTATTGAACGGTGTACACACGGTTGTAGATGTGCCTCTACTGCAGAGTGCCGAACAGACTCCAAAAGTAAAAGCGGTAATCAACGATGTTGAACAACATCTCAAAACTACCCCACATGGCAAAGTATTAATTTTTACAAACTTTTTGCGAGGTGGAGCAGATGTTTTAGCTGCTGGATTAAATGCGAGGAGAATTCCATTTGGAGTATTTGTTGGCTCTGATGTGCCTGGGGGAGAATACTTTGGAGAGAATGATAGAAAGAAAGCGGTAGAAGCCTATCGAAAAGGAGATATTAGAGTCTTAATTCTAAGCCCAGCTGGAGCTGAAGGTTTGGATTTACCTAATACTACTTTTGTAGCTTTATTTGATCCCCATTACAATCCTGAGAGAATTCTACAGATGGAGGCTCGAGGAGTAAGAATCAAAGGTTTAAAGGGGCTTCCTCCAGAGAAAAGGAAAGTCTTGGTAAGAAGGTATTACACAGTAATTCCTCGTTCTTTTTTAGCAAAAGTTCTAGGAAAGCCAAGAAAGAAGACTGTGGAAGAATGGATGTATACTATCGCGGCAAACAAAGCAAAGCTAGATAACGAATTTAGAGAACTACTTAGGCTCCGCTATACTGCTAAGCCTCTCACTCTCAGACCAGCGGCCCCTCAAATCAATATTGAGACAATGAGAAAAGCATTAGGTAGAGAAGTAGGTCTTAGGTTTAAAGGGGAATATAAGACTACTCTACCAGGGCTAGGAGTTGGAGAGGCCCCAAGTACTTACAAAAAATATTTGAGGAGGAAGTGGTTTACTAGCGAAGAATTCAAAGACTTCTTTAAGAAACCAAGAAAACCCCGCTCTGATAAAGGAAAGAAGAGAGGACCATATCGACCTAGGAGGCCTAAAACAGTAATTGAAATGGAAAAAAGGAAGAAGGAGTTAGAAAGACAAAAAAAGGAGCAAGAGAAAAGAATGAAGGAAATGCAAGAGGCTACTAGCTAATTGTAGCTACTTATTGTTAAATAAAAATGGAGGAGTTTGATGAAAAAAGACTTTGTTGATCAACTACTTGCTAAAACCGCTCAAGAGATCTTTGGGCAGATCAACCCAGAGTATCTCTTTCTAGCACTTGATTATTTACAAGCAGTCAAACTGGCTGCTGAGAGTGCTGAAACTTTGGATGATTTTAGTGCTAAAGTAGCTTTCTCGATAGCACCTCTGAGACGAGCTCTAGGAATGGGTAAAAAATTCAAGTCTGTTGAGGAGGTGGCAGCATATTATGAAAAAATTGTTAGAGCTAGGAAGATAAACCCGGAAGAGGCAAGGAGACTTGAAGAAGCCCTCCACCCAACAGCCAAAAAACAACTAAAGGGGTATAAAGTGCTACGAGAGTCTGGAATCTCTAGCAAGCCTGTCGGTAAAGGTAGGGTATTGTCTCCAACAGGAAGAAAAAGCTACCAGTCAAAGGAAAAGATAATATAATGGTTGATACGAAGAAGGAAATTCTAATTAAGCTTGCTCAAGCACTATTATTACAGAAAGCATATTTGGACCCAAAAGCGGCCTTGAAGGCAAGGCTTGCCAAGGCTATAAAGCAATATAGACGTAGTATCCCTAAGTTGCGTAAAGTTATCTATGGTAGAATTTAAAGATAATGCTTCGATCCGAACGACAGCTCGAATTATGGAAACGCTGGAAGAGGTACCCTACCGACGAGAATCTCCAAAGATTATTGGATAGTTTCCATCCTATGATACAAAAGGCTGTTAATAAATTCCATGGTGCAGCTGTTCCTAGAGATTTGTTGGAAATTGAGGCTAAGAGACTGGCAATCAACGCTTTTAAAACCTACAACCCTCGTCGGGGGACTACTCTTGGTACTCATGTTTATTATCATCTTATGGGGCTTTCTCGCTATGTAGGAACTCATCAAAACATTCTCCATATACCAGAACATAGGAGAAGAAGAATCCAACTATACCGCAATGCCTACACCGAACTTCAAGAAACTCTTGGAAGAGAGCCCAACATTCAGGAATTGTCCGAAAGGCTAAAGTGGCCAATACGGGAAGTAGAAAGAATGGAATCTGAGCTCAGAGGGATAGATGTTCCACATACTTTGGATCCAGAAATGGTTGGAGAGATTGGTGGAAAGAGTAGAGCAGAAGAGCTTTTACAACTAATTTACTGGGATCTTACTCCTGAAGAGAGATTGGTCTATGAATACACTCTAGGAGTAGGTGGTAGGTCTCAATTGTCTACTCAAGAGATAGCAGCTAAACTGAAAAAGAGTCCATCTGCAGTTAGCAGAATAAAAAAGAATATAGCTCTTAAAATTCAAAGGTATTTGCAATATAGGAGTGTTTAATGAATCAATACACCAGAGACCAAAAGGCATTCTTTGATTTTCGTATTCAGGATTCTTCTGGAAATTATATCTTTCCAGACTGGGATAATACTCTTTATGTAGAGTTCTACGACAGTGATGGCAGCTCGAGATTTACTGCTACTATTTACTCCTCCCCACCAATCCAGAAAGGTACAGACTCAGAGGGTGCCTATCTCTACATTTCCAATATTGATATCTCGAATTACTCCCTCGGCACAGTTACAGCAAGGGTCTATGCCAATTATAACGGAGAGGCAATTATTCCTTATCCGACTATTATTGAAGCTTTTGAAGTAATAGAGGAAGAAGCCGTACAAGTTACAAAATACATTACTTTAGGAAGCCCAATTGAAGTTTTACATACTCTAGTAGATGATAATGGGAATCCTTTGTTGGGGCTTACTCATGATGAAGTGGAAGCAATGTATATTACTGGTAATGGAGTACTTCATACTAAATATTTAAAATCTGATGTTTTCAAAGAAAAAGGAGCTGGAGTATATGGAATCACTTATTCACCTAGCGAAATTACTTCTACTGGTATTTTTGTCTCAATAGCTCGCCCCGTTTTATATAAGACTATTAGTATTGAAATACTTGGAGTAGTTATTCCTACAAATACTTGTGCAGTCACTGGGCGATTTCTTAATGTTGATGGATCTCCTAAAGCCTGGGCTCCAGTTACCATCATTAATCGAGATTTTGGAAGAGTGGTTGGTCAAAACTTCATTATGGGGGATAAGAAAGTCTATTATAGTGGAATAGATGGAACTATTACTTTTCCTTTAGTTCCAGACAGCCTTGTGGAAATTATTACTAAGAAAAATTCAGTGATTGTCAGAGTGCCAACTGATCAGGAAGTAATTTCTCTGACAGAACTTCTAGACTTGGCAATTGATAATTATCAACCAATAGATTTAACCAATGAGTAGAATAGCAATATTAGATCCTGGGCACGGAGGCCAAGACCCCGGTGCCAGAGGTGCAATATTCTTAGAGAAAGATATCAATTTAATTATTGCTAGGAAAGTAAAAGACATTTTGGAAGAGTGGGGATGGATAGTATATATGACAAGAGACGAAGATATTTTTGTATCTTTAACTAGTAGAACCAATTTTGCTAATACAATAGTATCTAAACATAGTAAATCTAAGACATTTTGCTTTGTCTCTATTCATTTCAATGCTTTCCATGATAAGGGGGTAGGAGGTTGGGAAGTTTACCATTATCCAGGAAGCATTCCTGGGGAGAAATTAGCAAAGCAAGTAGCAAAATACTTCAAAAAGCAGCTACCATTCCCGTCAAGAGGAGTAAAGGCAGAGAAAAGTTTCTATGTGCTACGACATACCATTTCACCGGCAATATTGGTAGAGCCACTATTTCTTACTAACCCATTTGAAGAAAAGTGGATTAATAATCGTGGTAATCAAATAATTTTGGCGGATTCGATTGCTTTTGCCATTGACTGTTGGGGGAATTAAGTGAAAAAATTATCACAACTTTCACCAAAAGATATAAAAAAAGTTTTCAAAATCTTAAAAGAGCTTGGGATAGTTCGTGGAGTGAAAAAAATAAAACTTAAGAAACAGATACCTCCCAGCAAGAAACTATTAAAGGAGCTGAGAAAGGCCGGAATCAAAGACTTATCATACATAACAGGATCCCCCTCTGGGGGAGAACTTCGTGGCAAAAGTATTTACATAGTAAAGAGTCTCCCAGCGCATGAACAACTTAGGATTCTGCTACATGAAGCTATCCATACTAAGCAGCCGACCAAGACTTATGCTCGAGTAGCCCGAGAGTTACGAAGACGGGGAATTTCGTTACCTGAAGAGATTTTAATATCAAAATTTAGTCGAATGTGGGAAAGAGAAGCCTATCTTGGGGAGAGTTTGGCATTGATTAGGTTCCTTAGACTTCTGCGGAAGGAATCACCACAACTTTATGAGAAAATCATGCGTCAAATTCAACAGGAAACAAGAGCAAATCCAAAAGAAGTTCTTTTAAGACTAGGAGAAGTTAGTAGGCAAACTTGGAAAGAAATAGAAAAAACTTTCTGAATCATAGTTCGAAATCATCTTCACCCGGCTCAAACACACAACCTCTTCTCCTTCCTAGTTTGTAGTATTGTCCATTGTCTTCGAGCTCCCATATTTTCCTTCTTACCCATTCTGGTGACCATCCCAATATTTGGCATAGGTTTTCAAAGCAAGTAAACCTTGCTAACTTTATCTCTTTCTCATTTTCGAACTGATATAATTCTGGTAAATTGTCTACAGTCTCATAGAAGAGCCAGATCTCTGCCTCTTCTCCTCTCTTTACAACTGATTTTTTGTTTATATTTTTTGGATTCTTATAAGCAAGATAGTCTCGTATTGCCTGGTCTATGATCGCGGCATATAAAGCTTTGATTTCTGATAACCCATCATCTCCCTTCTTTCTACCAGCCGAGACATCGAATGAAAAATAGTCGATGTCAAAGCACATTATTTGTCAATTATGATAACGAAAGTTTATGAAAAGTCAAATCAATTTTGTGGTATAAAGGTGAGGAATAATTATTAAGGGAGGAAAGAGGATGAAAGTAGTGAGTCATACACAAATAAGATTGGAGAAGGTGATTTCTGAACCATGGAGAAGAATTGCTAGTGATGGTTTGATCGATGATATTAGAATTGCCCACGCACAGTATATTGACGATAAGGGTAAGAGACGCCAAGGCAGCTTCTACAAATTAATGCAAAATTATAATGATACGTTGGTGCTTGGTAGAGTAGATTTTGATCATGTCGTACCAGTTCTTCGCCCTAAACTTATTCTGACTCATGCCTCTCATAACACCGGTATACTGTTTAACCAAGCAATTGTCTGTTTATTAGTATTGAGCTTGGAGGCAGATAAAAATATTGACTTACCAGTAACTGAGAAGTTGGGTCCACATATTTTTCAGGAATATGAACACCTTGTAATACCAGTTATCAATGTCGTTGAGCTAAATTATGAAAATCCATCTTCAGCAGCAGATGGGCTTTTTATGATAAATCTTAAGTATTATTGTATTCCTTCTAATGGTGATGACGAAGAGGAAGTAACACTAGCTATAGTCCCCGAGAGTATAAGAAACTTTATGTGTAGGATCTTTGATGAGCAAGGAAATTGCAGAACCGAGCTCCAGTGTGAATGTGATTCTTTTGAGAATCTTACAACAGTAAAAGAAATTTTATTTAAGAGCAACATTCCTTTATTGACTGGAACCTTGAGACAGCTGCTCTTCCAATGTTATTACTGGCTACTTGAATAGGGGCTTGTCAATTTCTTTCCAAGATAACGATTGGAGGGGAAATTATGCGAGTTGTTGACCATACCCAAAAACATCTCCGTACAATAGAGAGAATTCAAGGCATGATTCTTGAGCCGTGGGTAAAAGATGAAAAAACATCATCAGAAGTACGAATCGGGCATATAGAGTATATTGACATGGAAGGAGATAAGAATATTGCTAGCATTTACAAAAGAATATGGTATAAACCTGTACCTCCGAATAATGATATATTAGAATTCGGAAGAGTAGTTTATAGCACTCCTTCCTCTGCACCGAATTTACAAACTAAAATTACTACTAATAAACGTGATGTTTACTTTAAGCATTTTGGGTATACCCTTCAAATGATATTATCAACTGAGTCTGGTGAGGATGCTTTGTGGGTCGTAGATGCTGATGCACCACCAATTGAGTTAGATGAGAACAATAAAATAATCTGTATCCACAATATTATATACAGATATGAGGAGCCCGAAACTACTCGTTTGACTATCATCTACCATGAAATTCCCAGTTTTACTACAAGGGAGGCTTCATTGATTTTTCGTCCACGCCTTTTTTCATTAGATGATCTTGGAATTGAACTCTTTGAGGTTCATAACGAAGAAAATGATGATATCATTGCAGAGTTAATTAGTCTTGGTACAAATTTATCTACTTCAGTATTGTTGTCTCCTATACCAAGTTATAAATGCGAGTAGAAAATCATATAGGTCCGTCGCCTACCCCGAAGATAACTAAAGTAGTTCATGACGAGTTTCATCCACTCTCCATTTACTATGCTGAATATAAACAATGTGGTGAAGTTTATCGTAAAACCGTATATAGTTTCTATTCTTTCCGCTTAGAACTCTACGAATTGGGAATAATCGAATATGATTACCAATCTGGGTGTATACGAAGGTTTCAGAAGGTAGTAGATCTGCCAGCGAGTTTAGAAGTTGGAGTTTCACATCGAGGAATAGTACATTGCAAAGCTGTATTAAATAATATGGATTCTAAATATAGAACCCTTACAGAGAATGATATATCTAGTCTCAAGAAAGATGTGGCAATTCAAAATATTAAAATATGGGCGACTGATTTAGAGAAGGTTACTGAAGATCACTCTGTGTTCCATATTATATATAAAAGTTCGTGGGATTCCTTTGATTCACTTCATAAGGCCTCTCTTGTGGTAAATAAGCTTGATAATGATCATCTTCATCAAACAGTATCAAAAGGCCCCTATTGCAGGGTTCAAATCGTGGATATTCCCTATGAAGTATTTGCAGATAAAATCAAGGAACACACACGTTATCACAATAGAATAGGAATATCTATCGAGATTTGGAATATGTTACTCTACTTTTTCGATTTCCTATATCGTGTCAATTAGGAGGTGCCTAAATTGAGAGTAGAAGACCATAACTGTTTGGCCCTACGAAAAGTAATTCTAGAGAGAAAAAGGACAGATGAAGATGGTGCTTCTCATCAAGTCTTCCATGTTGAGTATGTGTACAGAGGTAAAGGTTTTCGCGCTAGTTTCAAATTAGACAAATATTTTGACAAGGCCATAGTAAGTTGGCTTTATTTTACTGAGAACACAGCATATCCTTATAAGCTATTGAATATTTTGGATGCTGAAGAAGTCTATATAACCCATCGGTTTGCTGTTTGTCGTGCTGCGGTTACTGCACATTTCCATATGTCATCTGATAGGCCTCAAACTATAACCGATCTGAATGAGTATTATCGATGTGAAGACAAAAATTTTTCTGGGATCCTAGTTTCAACATTAGAGACTGAGCTTTATGATGACCGGCTCAAAATGGTTATGTTTTATTATAAGATATATGACTACGAAGCAATTATAAGTATGCCATTTGCATTTATTACAGTAGACGGATCAGATTTTACAAGTTACTGTGATATGAGAGTAAAGGAAAAGAGTCAGGTACAGATTCTTGGTATGCCATATATTGAAGCTGCCGGGAAGCTCCTAGCTTATAGAGATAACCAATTCTTTATACTTCCAGAACTCTTACGAGACATTCTTTTCAATAATTATGATTTTCTATTAAGTGCATTACCATAGGAGGATTAAAATGAGAGTAGAGGAACACAGACGATACCCAATAATAACAAAAATGATTGAGGAGCCACCTAGAGGTGGTGTTCCTCCATCCTATCAACATCGAACCATCCATGTAGACTACCTATTTGATAACAATTATAGACAAGACACCCTTCATATCTTTACTGAGTCGAACGATCCTTACCTATTATTACTGGATGTGGATTTGAAAGATGAAGAGGCAAAGTTTAACCCAATTGGGCTTGTTTCACGGCCAAAAGACCAATTAGACAAATATTATTTCGCTATTTGTCGAGGTGCTATTAGTCTGAAGGAACCCCATCACTCTATTAGTAAATACTTTGAGCTTACCCCCGAAAATTTCTATAGGCCTGAAGATGAAGATTCAAATATGATAAGAATATATGACATATATTCAAAAGTAGGAAAAGAGGAGTGTGAAGTATATATTGAATATATTGTATGGAATTTTTCTCCGTGGCCTGAGTTCAGAAAAGTTGCGATTAAGTTTGGTAAGTCAGATATAGCCTATATACTACGCACTAGGAGGAGTGTAGGTAGATATTTATTACCCTATCCATATGAGGCTTTTGCTAATAAACTTCTAGCCTATCATAATAAAAATTCCATAATTAAGCTAACCAAACTTCTCCGTGATATCCTACTCAAACATTATGACCTCTTGATTTATTAAGAACCACCCAGATCCTTCATATAGAACATAAGTGGCAAAACAATATTAACTGAGCCAATTCGTTATATCTTACTTGAGCACTACGATCTTCTAACCGGCTAGCAACACTGACATTAATATCTTATAATATGGAATTAGCATGCTAGATCTATCGGATTTAGAACAGCAATTACTAGCTCAAGCTCAACAGGCCCTCCCTCAAGTTCGTAAGTTTGTACAACTACGTGATATTTCTCAACTTTCTTCAGGAACTCTGGGGAAACTACAAGAATTTTTAAATATCAAAATTAAAATACTAGAAGCCTTGTTTGGGGAAATAGAAAGCCAGCGAAAGAATTTCTCTCCTCAAAATGTTGATAAATTAGTAGATGACATCTATACCCAACTCACCAGTAATAACGTAGTAGATATCACCAAGAGCAAAGTACAGGAGATTCTACAGTTTTTTGTCTCTAAAGTAATCGAAATACCACCTGGTCCTCTTCCTGGTTACACTGAACAGCTTGAAGAGTTGTTGGAGAATATTGTTACAGTCTTCGCTTTTGATGTGGAGGAGAATGGGGAAGCCCATGCCGCAGTATATCTTGCCTCTATTCTACTCCATCACAAAATCATTCCCCTTCTGGATGAGATTATTGATACGATTCAGAAGCTTAAGTCTGCTACCAGTCTACTCAAATCATCCCGATTGGATACTCCTAAACAATCAACATTTCTGCGCCGACAAGTTAATCTAACCTCACTTCTGACCGGAATGACTACTGCTACTGGATTTCAAGCGGTCGTAAATTTATTAGGTAATACCAGTGAGGTACTACAATCGTTACTACAATCTTTTATTACTAGGTTAACTAATGTTCGTGATCTTCTTGTCAAGCTCCAAAGACAATGGGCAACCTTAATAGAGTTGGTAGATAGATTAGAAAAATCTTTGGAGGAATTTGAAGAAATTGGGGGGAGCCTAGCAAAAAGGATCAGTAACATTATTCTTCCTAAGTTTGATTCCTTGATGAGTTTAATATCTTCTGGAGATACTTTTGATAAAGTGAGTGAGAGAGTAGAGGAAATTTTGAAATATTTTGCAACAGGGAAGCAGGCCTTGGAAACATTAAGTACTCCAATAAGTGTTAAAGGAATTACAGTTTATGAAGGTAGCTGCTCTTGCTATGATGGTAGTAGTATAGTGAAAATATCTACTGAGAATATTCAGGTTGGTGACCGATTTATGGTTGGTAGTCTTAAACTTGATGATGGAACTTTATTAATCCCAACTACTACTCATCCAGTGAGCGGAGTAAGTTTGGAGAGGGAATTTAGTGTTGGCTCATTCGAAGTCAAAGCGATTGATGAAGAGGAAGGAGTGATAGTTTTAGATAGAGTATTGGAAATACCCAACGGGACTTACGGAGCAATTGTTTATAGAAACGGAAGCAAATATTGGGGGCACCTTTGGTCAATTATTCGAATTTTTCGTTATAAAATATTGGACATTTTCACAGCCAATTCGCTCAGTAAATTGATAAACAATTTAACTAGGATGATTAATTTTACTCTAAAAATGCTTGATGAGGAGGAAAATAGCCAAAACCAATTTCGGATGTCCAATGCATGGAGGCAGTATAAAGAAGAAAGAGATAGATATTGTTCGGAAATCATTTCAGATTTAGATAGCAAGCTTACTTTACTCCAAGACGTTAGACAGTACTGTCAAGAATTTCTAATTCCAGAGAATCACCAAGTAAATAATTTATTATGGTCCGTGGAAGACATGGGAGCTACTCGCATTAAAGATTTATTGTTTGATGGCAAGTATCAAGACCTTTTTAATTTATCCATTAACGATCTCACCTCTCTTAACAGTCTGTGGGATTTAATATCCTCAGAGATCAAAGAAAGTCTTGGCTAAATCTTAGAGTCAGAAAGTCTGTTTGGGTAAAAATTAATTAAAGGAGGGAAATAATGGAGTTGGAGGCCAAGCTTGGTCAAATGAATCTGGATCAAATCTGCTTAAACTTGAATGAGGCCTGCCAAGATGGATTGATTGATCCAGTAATTGGGATGGATGAAGTGGTTAATCAGTTAATACACGTTTTGAGCAGAAGAAAGAGGAACATCCCCTTGATTCTGGGTGAGCACGGAGTAGGTAAAACTAGTGTGGTACATGCACTAGTTTTTCGAATTCTAGAGGGAAAAGTTCCTTCTTACATGAAAGATTGGACAATATACCAGATCGACGCCTCTTCAATTCTAGCAGGAGCATGTGCAAAAGGAGAAGTAGAAAATCGGGTCAATACTCTGTTTGAGCAGATGGGATTGAATGAAAATGCAGTTTTATTTATCGACGAATTCCATCAGTTAACCAAAGCAAAGGGTGATCTTCCTATTACTGAAATGTTCAAGTCAAAATTGGCCTTTAATACCTCAAAGATGATATTTGCTACTACATACGATGATTTCCGAAGGCATTTACAAGAAGATAGAGCATTGGTAGCCCGTTTACAGCCGGTTTTTGTTTATGAACCGTCCATTGCCGAATGCACTGAAATTCTTCGTGGAATAAAACATCTTTATGAGGAATTTCATGGCATCTCAGTGTCAGATGAGGTTTTGGTTACATGTGCTACTTTATCTTCTCGTTTTATTCATGATGCCAATCTTCCAGCTAAGGCTATTGATGTGATGGATCAATCTATGGCTTTAGTTAGAACGAGATCTCAACTTCTCAATTTAGATATTCCATCTTTAATAGAAAATCAGGATATAACAGTCGCTGATATCTGTGAAACATTGGAAATGGTCTTACTCAATTATGGAGTGCAAGATAGTGACCTGTTTGCTAAGTTGGAAGAAGCCAAACAGGTTAGTGAACAAAAAGCTAGAAAAATCTTCCAAGATATTCTGAATCATATCAGTTCCAATGTTTTCCAATCTACAGTAACTAGTATGGATGTAGCGTGGGTAGTTGCTAAGAAGTCGAAGATACCTGTCCACCGTATCACCGCTAGTGAAAAGGAGAAGCTCTCGAGGCTGGAAGAGACATTAAAGGAAAGAGTAAAAGGACAGGATCATGCGATTGAGAGATTGGCAGATGCAGTGAGAAGAGGACGACTTGGTCTACACTACCGTCACAGACCTGTAGCCAATTTCTTATTTGTAGGGCCTACTGGAGTGGGGAAAACTGAGACTGCCAAAGCCTTGGCCGAAGCAATGTTTGGAGATGAAACAAAGCTAGTGAGAATTGATATGTCTGAGTATATTGAACCTCACTCAGTTTCTCGTCTATATGGCTCTCCTCCTGGCTATGTTGGTTACGAAGAAGGCGGCCAACTTACTGAAGCGGTTCGCAAGAACCCCTACTGTGTAGTGTTGTTAGATGAGATTGATAAGGCGGCCTCAACAGTTACTTCTGCTTTGTTAGACATGCTAGAAGATGGAAGGATGACGGATGGTAGGGGTAACATGGTTGATTTCAGTAACTGCATAATCATATTCACCTCTAACTTCTTGACAAATACTCTGGGAGAAGTCAATGACGAGAACTATGATAAACAATACGAAAAAGTTCTAACTTTCTTATCTAAGAACCTAAGATTGGAGTTTTTGAACAGGATTGATTCGGTAATCCTGTTCAAGAGTCTGACCCGGGATGTGCTTGCTGAGATTGCCAAATACCATCTTAATAAGGTTGCGGAAGTGTTGGGTAGGGAAGGAGTAGCTCTAGAGTATGACGATGAAGTAGTAGGTTACCTGATTGAACATGGTTATCAGCCAGAGTTAGGAGCTAGACCATTGTTGCGGGTAATAACTGATAAGATTTTGAATCCTGCAGCAGGGATCTTGGTACGTGAAGTAGTAGAGAATATTCAGGTAAAGGTGGATAATGGAGAACTTATAGTAACTAAGAAGGGGGAGGGGTGATCTCCCCCTTCTTTTTAGCTACCTCACTTGATACGGCTATGCTATAATTATCTATAATGCAGAAGTCAACTACGTATACTCTTATCCGCCAAGCTTTATCTCCTCTGCCCCTAGACGTAGTAATAGCCTCTCCCATTCTTTATAGTGCTATCAGACAAGATCTTAGAAATTATTACGGGAAAAAGCTTGGTGATGAAATCTTTGACAAATACAAAAAGGATATAATACAAAATTTGGCTATTACTGCAGCAATACCAGTAGCAATTACGGGAGCTGCTGGTTATACTACTACTAGAACTCTAAAAAAGGCTACTAAAAGTAAAGCCTTGTTTGAAGCTCTTAGAAAAATTAAGAAAGGAGAAGTAAAAACGAAAAATTTGAAGAGTTTGTTGTGGCAGTTGCCATTGTTAGCATCTGCTGAAGTATTAGCTGCTTTACTTAATTATAAACAATTTAAAAAACTAGAGAGGAAGATATATGGCAGACGAAGGTCAGCAAAGTAGTGTACAAGATCAAAAGCTACAGCTGTGGAAAGACGGACAATTGGATACTCAGGCTTTGCGTGAGGCTTGGCTTGAGAAGTGCCATATTAACCCACAAAAGCTTAAGTTATTAGCAGATGTTAGAGAACATGTACACAATTTCCAAACTAAGTTTGTTGACCCACTGACTGAATTACGAAATAATATTTTGGGAGATGCAGTTGAATTTGCTCAAAAGATAGAGAAAAACGCCCAGGAAGTACAAGATTTTTTAGCCAATCTCCCAGGTAAGGTTGTTATGAGCATAGAAGGGAAAATGAAAGAGAAAATCGAAGAGGAACTGAAAAATAAGCCGGAAGCTCAAAAGAAAATCAAAGGGATATCGAATTTGCGGAGAATATTGACTCTGATATCTCAAGCAGATGCTGTAGTTGTTACTGTGTTATCTACTGTGAATGCATGTTTGCAACAAATGAAAGGAGAGTTTAAGGATTGGATGACTCAACCGGTTGAGACAAAGGTCGAGACCGAGATAACTACAACAGCTCAAAAAACTTTACAAAAAGATAATACCAGGCTAGTGAAATGAAAGACTTCCCAATCTTTTCCAATGCTTTAGAAAACGGGTTGATACTACTAACCCGGGAGGATAATACTTCTATTCCAATCCAAATAAGCTTGACAGCATCTCGACCTCCTACCGACGGAATCCAGTCTTTAGTACAGATGATATTAAAAGGATTATTAGATGCTCCCGGGTCTGACATTATGAATACTTCTATGGGAGTAGGATTAATAGATTTGATAGGAATGCAAATATCTCCGGCAATAATTGGAGCAATCCAAACCGATTTTGTAGTACTTCTATACAATCTAGAACAGAAAATCAAAGAAATGCAGGCACTTACCCCAGGATTGGAAGATGAAGAAACTCTAGAGAAGTTAGTATTGGAAAAATTTTCTCTAGAACAGGACCAACTCCACATTATTGTCAGTGTTATTACTAAAGCAGGACTTAATTTTCCTTTAGAGGTTTGGTTATGATCAGCATCCAAGGAGAAATTGATGCAAAAACTTTGCGATATGTGGTAGATTATCTAACTGATCTCGAAGGAGATCCTGCCTACATTCTCATCTGTAGTAGTGGTGGTGATTCCGAAATCGCAGCAGCTATCTTTGACTTACTAAGAGCTTACCCCGGAAAAGTGATTACTATCGCTGGGGGCATGGTAGGTAGTGCTGCTTTATTTATTTATCTTGGAGGTGGTGAGAGATGGGCACTACCTCATTGTGTCTTCTATTTTCATTCTCCTTACTTTGTTCATGGGAAAATTGATTATAATGAGACTCCGGGGGCAAAAAAAGAACTAGATGATTACTTTTGTAGGATTACCTCGATATTATGCAAGTCGACTAAAATGAAGAAAAAAGATGTTGAAAAATATTTTAAAAATGGTAGCATTATAACCAAAGGGGAAGCCTTGAAGTTGGGGATTGCCCATAAGGAAATTACTGGGTTGCCAATTGAGGCTTTCTTCGAAATTGAAGGAGAGGAGGAGGAATGATGAAGCCAAAAAAATGGAACCCAAGGCACGCTGGGATATGGGAAGATCCAGAGCAAGAAGACTTCGAATTTGATGATGATGAAGATATGTGGATCGATGGTCTTAATCTTAGTGGTCTTATGAATGCTGCGATGTTACTAATGATGCGTGATAATAAAGAGCTTTTGGAAGATTTTCCAATTACTGAAGAGGAGATTGTTGTATTGAAGAAGGCGGCGGATCCAAAGAGACAGCTGGTAGAGCTAGCTGAAAAAATTTTGGGGTGGGTAAAAGCTACTGAGGAAGAGGAAGAAATAAGAGTATTACCTGCAAGAGATGTTACGATTGAGAAAGAATCTGGTGCTGATCAGGAAGTGACTAAAGAGTTCTCCAAGATGGCTGCCAAAGTATTAACAGAGTTGGATAAAATTAGTAAGAAAATAGATGAGATTGCTAGTAAATTATGAGCACTCGCGATTATATAATAGAATTAATTTCCAATTGGAACTCGGAAATAGATATTTCTGAAGGATCTGAGTTCGATGAAAAAGTAATTCAGCCTCTCTTGGAGTATCTAGGGACTGACCCGTTTGAAGAGAATACTAATATAATCACATTCCTACAAGAAAAAATTAAGGCATTCGATTCAAGCATTAACCCAGTTCCTGGGACAGCCATTTATGATTTGCTAGTAGGACCAATGTCTCTTATTATTTCTGCTTTACGTAGAGAGGTAGCTAATTTAAGACGCAGTGGAGACATTTCTGCTTATCAATCTCTCACCGAAGAGGCAATGGACGCTTTGGCCTCAAATTTCTTGCTTACTAGAAGAAGTGGAACTAAAGCTACTACTACCGTTAGAGTTTACTTTGTTAACCCTACTAATGTAATAATATTGCCCACCGCCTACTTTAGTACTTCAGATGGCCTCAAATTTTATCCTACCAGCACAGTTCAAGTAACCTCCGATCAAATGGCTCTTAATTTTGAGGATGGATTTTATTATGTGGATGTATCTGTAGAAGCAGAGGAGGCCGGAACTGAGTATAATGTAGGAACTAATTCCATTGTAAACGCATCTGGTCTTACTGGATATGTAAAAGTTACCAATCCGAATCCGGTTATCAACGGAACCGATAAGGAGACTAATGCGGAGCTATACCAGCGCATTCTTGACTCCATTACCGAACGTACTCCCACTACAGAGAGAGGAATTAGAACTCTGGTAATGGAGAATTTTCCTTATGTGCAATATGTAAATGTAGTTGGTGCTTCTGATCCAGAAATGACCCGAGATTTGGTCCCAATTTATACCAATGTTCCTGGTGCTACTGGAGAAGCAGCTTATCCAGAATATTATATTAAGACTGGTAACAAGGTTGATGTTTATGCCTTAACTTCAGATCATCAACCGAGAAGTCTTAATTTAGCTAGTATCACCACCGAAATTAGCTTATCAAGTAGAGATGATAGTGGAAATGTTACTACTCTTATTGACCTGCCTTTAATTAGAATTATTGACGTAGAAATTCTAGACCCAGCCACATTATCAGCTACTGGCATCTACATTCCAAAAAGAGATCCAATTGGGATTAGAGCGATTACTAATTTTACTGGTGGGGAAATTGGCAAAGCCCAGGGAACTATACGATTATTTTTCACTAGACCAACTTATCTGAATATTACCCCCGATATGGTTTTCACTGCATCAAATGGATATCAGTATGTTCCTTTAGGTGCTTACTCTCAGGATCCTGATTCTGCTCAGCCTGGGCAAGTAATTAGTGCTTCACAAATGGACACTCAACGAGAAGTTTTTGGAAACATAACTTATTACTATTATGATATTCAAGTGCAATCTTTGGCTGCTGGTGATGCTAATACTAATGTTCCTGCTTATACTAGTTTCACAGTAGAAGGAATTGATGCTAAAGGTTGGTGGGTGGAAACTCAAGATTCATCTTATGCTTTTTCTACAAAAGAAGGAATCACTCTAAAATTCACCGAGACTTATGATGACTTAAATACTCCAGTAGAAGGGTTGTCGGTGAGGATTATTTATGAAACCTCAGAGACTGTTGCTGATTTACAAAGCTTTTTAGAGAATGATGAGTATCGCTGTGTAGTATCTGATCCTCTAGCTAAAGCCTACGAGCCAATTTATGTCCATGCTCATGTAGACTATCGAGGAGATAACTTAAGTGAAGAATATGCGGTACAACTAATCCAAAACTTTTTAATCTCTCTAACTCCAGGAAGCGATTTAGAAATATCTGATTTAATTAATCTTTTGTACAAAAGCGGTGCAACTTATATATCTTTACCAGTATATGCTTTACTAGAATATCATCGGTCTGATAGAAAAATAGAGACAATTATAGTTACTGATACTTATACTGTTCCAAGGACTGCTCATCTTATGTTAGGAACCATTAGCACTAGAAAACTATGATTATCGAATATTTAGATAAGCTTCTAGATTATTTTGGTGATGTTTGGAGGATGCTCTCTGACAAAGACCGACGTCTGATCGTTGAACTATGGCTTGGCTATCTTCAGCTTGGCTCAAATGAAATGATTAAAATTTTTGAAGCAGAGCTCAATAGAGCCATTTCTACTGCCCCTGTTAGAGTACCAAGACTGTGGCAGCAAATCCAATTTCGTTATTCCTATGATCTCACCTCCCCAGTTCCCTTCCAATATATTGGAAGACAAGCCATGCAATATACTGCTACTTCCGAACCTATTGTCGAAATCAGCTGGGCTTTGATTTCTTGATCTCTTAATTTTTTGTTATAACTAATAGGAAAAACTTATTAATGGAGGTGTTCCATGAAAATTGATATTGTAGTAGCCAATAAGGCAGAAGAAGCTAGAAAGTATCTGGAGGAAGGAAGATGTCCTGTGGAATGTAGTTATGGAGACGTGTCGGTAGTAGATGAGTTGGAACTAGATCACCATGGCCCCTATAGCCACAAACCCCCTGTTTGTATCCAAGCTCTGGATTTAGCTGGGATTAGGAAAGATGATCCCAGATTCGTTGTGGCTGGCAGCCCTGACGCTGACGCCACCTATTGTATTGCCCTTCTAATTGGGTTAATCAAACCAAATTTGTATGTGAAGCGTCTGGCTGAAACTATTGCGAAATTGGATGAAGGGGACTTCTCCGAAAAGACCCCGGAAAGTGAGTTGGTAACAAGTTGGAAAAGACTATTGGGAGGAGCAGATTCAGAAGCTTGGATTACAGGAGTGTTTCTATGGCCCTCTCTTATTGGCCCCCAACACCGTATCTCAGACGAAGCTGACCAAAAAAGAATAGAAATGGCAAGGAAATGGGTAAAAATAATTCATAAACTGAAAAGAGGAACAATCATGTTTGTATCCTGCCCAGTTTGGGGGTTTGATGTTTGGTATTCTGAAGATGGGGCTGATGTAGTAGTTGCGTATGTGGAGGCAGAACATAGAGTGACTATCGGAGTGAAAGACATTGGTACGGCAGAAAGATTGTTTGGCTCTGGTGGACTTCATAATGTTTATCGTGAACTTGATCGAATATGTCAAGAAATGAAATGGGGGTATGGGTGGGGAGGCAAACCACAGGTAGGAGGATCACCACGCCATCTTAAAGCTGATGCTAGTATTGCAGTGTTAGCTTACGAACTAATTAAAAAGAAAATGGAGGGTACAGATGAGCAAGGCACTAATAGGGTGGACTTCTTTGAAGGAGGGAGTGAATAGTGAAGAAGTAAAATTAATTAAAAAGATGGTAAAGTATTTGCGAGAAGAATGTGGGTATCCTATTATTTATGGGCAATATTGTTGGGATGTCTGGAGTGCCCCCGAGAAGGTAGAATATAGTGGTGGAGAATTTTCAAGGTATCTTGGTGCTATCATAATACGAACAACTGATTTGCCTAGTTTCTTTGAATCTGTTGCCCATGAGCTAGTCCATTTAGAAGATCCATTGTGCCGCAAACCAGAGTTAATCATAAAAAGAGTTGAACCATTATTAGAAGGATCTGAGATACCTCGTACTAGGTTAGCCGCTTCTGTTATCAATACAGTCATGAATGAATGTTCAGCAGTCGAAGAGACAAAGTTCAAAGTTTTCCAATTGATGAGACTTCTTCTAAAAGCAGGCTTTAAGTTTGACTGGAGGGGGATTTTGGAGAAAATCTACTCTTCCCCCACATCTGCGTTTATTGCAATGAAAAAACTGTCTCTATTGAAATTCTTTCAGCCAGATCACCACGTATATTTGCAGCTCTATTTAATTGGTAGGTGTGTGAGGATGGTGAATAAGAGATTGATACATGTTTTGAAACAAGAAGAGACTGATGAAATAGCCCTGACATTGAAAAAGCTACCGAAATTGTTTAAGAAAATGCAAGAGGAGATGAAAAATGAAGAAGATAAACAGAATTTTGGAAAATCAAACAGTTAATACATTACTTCTTTACTCAGTAGTGTTCGCTTGTTGGTTGAGTATTTTCTTCATCACCAAAGACCCCTTAATTATCATTCTGTTGACTGTTTGGCTAGGAATATTATTGATTATTGCTGAATGGTATAAGAGGTGCATCAAAACGAAAGAAAATGAGCTTACGATCGAAGATGTGCTAGTGAAAGAGAAGGTTCAAAGCCGATTAGGAAAAGATATTAAACTTGAGAGATATGGTGAAGATAGATGGTTATTACAGACTCCCTTTCTGGACGCCCATAATGACTATATTGAGGTCATTATAGAGAAACAAAATAGATCCTTTAGAGCGAGGTTATGTGTTACTGAATTAATTTATGATTTGATGAGAGGAGAGGGAGGTTTTAATATAGAAACTCTTAAAAGAGTTGCTAAGTCTTATGGTGCTGTTCTTTTTCCTTTGAAGCATCATTGGTATCTATCAATTTCCCAGAGGACTAACGAAGATTTTCCTCGTCTCTACAACCTTCTCACAGCACTTCTCACTTATAATGCATGGTTAGATTTAAAGAGAGGGTCAATACAATCTTCAAACCAAGGAGGAAAGAATGAAGATGGGGATATCTGATAACTTACCACCATCGGAAGAACTCACCACCGATCTATTTAGGGTTGATGCAGTATGTGCTCCTCAAGTTAAATTACTAGCTTATTTTACTATAGATTGGAGGAGTGATTCTGAAAAGGCTTACTGGCGCACAAAATTAGCTTGCAAAGTGTATAATGAAGCAGAAGATTCCTACCAACTTAAGACTATCTTCCTAGATATGGTTTTCGACAGATCAAGTGATTTGGTGGTATCACAATGTTGGGGAGGCCCCAAGAATGTTAGTATCTTTCACCCAGCATTAGTTGAATGTGCTCCTTTTGGATGCGGTGAATATGTAGCGGATGTTCTATACAATTACATAGATAATGCCATTGTACGGGATAATGGCAATCTTGATGCCATACTTTATCCGTCTACACTCGCCTATAACATAGATGCACCAGTGCCTGTGCCGCAAGTAATGGAAGATGGAGATGATTATCTTGATTGGATAGTTCCTAACAATCCATCATCTAGTAGCAACAATACACCCACAGATACTAGAAGTGATGACCAACTGAGTTGGAAAGGTAAGTTCATTAGGTTTCTGATCAGACTAGGTCTGATAAAAGATGAAGCAACAATAGGCAGAAGATATACACTCTAAGGAGCGCGATCAGGAGAGGAGTAATGGAGTTGGGGAAGGATGATCATAGCTTTCGATGCCGTGTAAGAGGGCTTAGTATGTTAGTCCATAGACCATTCTATCCTACTAAACTACCTGATTGGCCTGATAGTTTTACCCAACAATACTATATCGAATACGAAATTAAAGAGGATTTTTTCAATATCAAAGGACAAATTAGTATTTGGGTGATGGCTGACCATAGAAATGATCGAGTAGTAGTCGGTGAGGGATTTCATACCGATCCAATAATAATTATGGATGGTTTGTCTAGAGTAAAACGGAAATTTGAGCATCCTGTCAATTTATTGGCAGAGATAACTGCTGCATATATTTTCTTATACGTAAAAAATATTTATGACGAGCCTCCACTGCATTATGAAATATAGGAGGAAGAAGAATGAGGTTAGGTGGGTCTTCTAATAAGCAAGAAAAAGAAAAAAATTCGGATAGGATCATAGTATTAGACTATACTACGTTAGATTATGTCATCAACGATGATACATCATGTATTGGATGGGAAGTAGCACTTGTATACAAATATGGTAATTCTGATGAAAAATGGAAATTTGCGATGAGGATATTTATTGATAGATACACCAATTCAATAATAGTACAGGGGCTACCTGGGGGGCCATTAATGCCTTTCCACTATACTTCACTAGCTGCTAATGCTCCGTATAACTGCCACGAATATTTAGCCAAAGTGTTATATAAGTATCTAAAAGAGTGTAATCAGGAGGATATATCATGAGGTTGGGAACTGGGTTAAATTTTCGAATAGACGATGATTCATTACTGATAGAAATAGATGGAGGTCGCATTTTCAGAAGAGAGCAGGATGGTGATGTGCTTTTCTTTGAGGCGATGCTTGACCTTAATGTGTATAGTATAGATAACCTACTTGGAGATGCTCTTGAGGCTCATATAACCGGAAAACTTAATTACACAGATAATACTATTTTAATTAGTAGCATTGGTGATGGCCCAACTGTGAAACTCTACCATCCAATCTTAGCCACAATTGGCTTCTTGAAATATTTATCTGGTCCAATAGCTGCATATTTTCTAGCTATGTCCCAGGATGAGCCGTTCTTAGACTTTACTAGAAAGTATCAAGGAGTTGAAAATGGAGTTCGCAGTAGCTAGCAATCCAGGAGACTTTCTACTAACAATCACTACAACTTATGGAAAGACTTTTGACGTGAAAGCTTGGAAAGAAATTGGTTTGAAATATGCCGACATTGTTCCATTATTTGACTCGAAAGAAGCAGAGAAAATTATGGAGGCGACTGGTGTGCATGTGTGGGTATTATTCAATGCAAACAGCAATACTCTAATAGCAGGAGACCAACAGAACCAACATATAGTAGAAACCCGTATCCCCATGCAGATACAAGATCCGTTTGCACCATTTTATTTCACACATCTTAATGGAGTAGTAGCTACATATTTATATGCTAAGCTCCACAATATCAAATATCTCAATCTTACTGTTAAGTGGCCACATCTCATTTCTGAACCTTCCTCTTGATGATAAGAGTAGTATCCTCTTTTCTCTTATTATAAACTTTACTCTACTTAACAATTTGACACAAAGGGGGTGAAAATGAATCTTGGAGTAGCTAGTAATAATAATGACCTGTTAGACTTTCCAATAGTCAGAGTAACACATATCCATATTGTAGAGGTTGAACAGTTGGATGAGAAGGGAGAAGTTATGTATTTTGAGGTAGAGACTGTGATTGAGTCTGCTGTGAGTCTTTTCTCCGGCTGGTTGCGTTTGTGGCTAATATTTAATAAGGAAACAAAGGAAATATCTTTTGGAGAGGCCCCGGATGGTGGCTGTGTAGCAATTATTCGCCACTCTCTTCTGACTGATACTAGTAATTGCGAATATTTAAATGCAATTGTTTCTACCTACTTGCATGCCAAACTCAATCAAATTAGTCCTCGATTTTACTATTCCAAACTCTACCCAATTTCTAACCCTTCTTCTTGATGATATAATAGCAGGGATGAGGTTTAGATCTGGTACCATCCATAATAACATTCTTCGTACGTTAGAGTCTGTTACTTGGCAAGCCGATGTCTATCAAATAACTCCCGGTGAGTTCTATCTGTCTCCATTGACTTATCAAACAAATGAAAGCATTAAATATAGTTGGGAGACTCATTGCTGTTATAGTCATGGTGAGCAAGTAAATAGACAACTATCTTCATATATTTTTGCTATAGGATTGCTGAATGGGAAACTTACTATTTTCAAAAACGATATTTATTATCGATATGGAAATGTGCCTAGTGGAATCCACACGGAAGATAACCCGGATACTTGTAGTAGTGATGGAACAAACAGAGCTAAATTCAGAAAATTGTATGGCTTGGATTGGCAGAATTTGGGGGCGCAGCGAGATGATATATTGTGGGTTGGCGGAAACTGGGTCGACGACGGAGGAGCCTTTCTAGCTAACAAGAGACAATGGGTTTCAATTGGCACGGTTACTGATGATTATTTGGAAGCTATGACTGAATATTTTTATTGGTGTGATGTAGGTACTCATACCTGGCCTGCCCATCTTCCAACAGTCAATACGTATCTTCACATTATTAGGCCTATATATGGAATTAATCTACTTGATGCGATTGTAGATGATCCGTACCATCCAAGTCTCTATGACTTTCCTTCTGGCCCAGCTATGTGTGCATTTGATCCTTACCAGAACGACCTAATTGCTTGGTTTAGTAGTTTCAGTACTAATTATTCAGACCGCAGGTATATTGGTAGATTTTCTCTTCCCACTTCATTCCCGAACACCTCTTTTAAGGGATGGTTGGATATGTATGACCCAAACTTAAACGAATGGCTATATTCCAGAAATAAATGCCAGTTTCATATCTACGATCCTTGGACTAATAAGTGGTGGCTAAAAAAGGGGCCAATAGCAGCAGATCCACCCCAAAGAGGTTGGCATTTATATACTCTTGATGAATTTATTTCCAAGGCTTGGGAGTCTAGTAATTGGGGAGAAGTTTATTTTGATTGGTTATCAGAGGATATTATCAACAATTCTTACAATGATGATGGAGAGAAGTTTTCCTATATGATATGCCCGACTGAGGAATATATTTGGGGGGTTACTGGATATCAGTCTGATGCTTCTTTTGACACAATTATTACCTTATGGAGTAGAGAGAATTCGCAAACTCCTATCAAGCACTTTTCGGTAGGAGAATACACCAAATATAGTAGTACTAGAGTACGTCGTACTGTGGGGCTGCTTGTATTTAGAAATGATATCTTTTTGGTTTGTGAACCAAGATCTGGTGATCCTGGGTACCCTTCAGACTATGCTTCTAGGGCTATATCTTATCAGGTAGTTCATCATTTCCAGTTTGATGAATCTACAGAAAATTTAGAGCATGTCGAAGTCACCCAGCTACAGAATGTAGATTCCACTACGGCGGTAATACCTTTTGAGGCTCAAGGTGGGCTGCAACTTAATTATATGACAATATATTACTGTGCAACCTACTTCTACTACAAAACAATCCACTTATAAATTTAAAGATTTTAGAGTCATTGGAGCAGTGGGTTCAACTATCTTCGCTATTACCTGCAACGGCTCTATTTATGACCTTGAGAGTGATGAAAGTTTGGGGAGTGTAGAAGGAAGTCCGGTTACTACCTATAAATTAGACGATCAGCATACTAGAGTTATTAGTGTTAAATCCAACAAGAGCTATTTGTACAGTCTTACAGCCACTTCAAAAAGTCTAACTACTACTGTGAATTATCCAGCAGTTGGAGGGTGCAAAGGAGAGGAGAAAGAACTAATTCTGCTCCAAAGTGGTAGTAAAGTATTAATATACGATAGTAATACTTACGAAACTACAGAAATACTTTCAGGAGAATCAGCAGTCGGTATTGTTTATGCTGCTTCCAATTTCTATCTAGCCACTACTCATTATTTATACCGTCTGATTGATAATAAAGCTATAGTGGTTGCTACTCTCAATGATATTATTACTGGTATAGCTAGTTGTAGAAATTTAGTATTTGTAACTGCCGAAAACAAGACCTATATGCTTCAGGGAAGCAGCCTAGTTCAGGTAGGAGAATTTGATAATGTAATAGAAGGGATAATTTTTGATGAGAATAATTTATATGTTGCAGTAGCTGAATCATGAGTGTCTATTATCGCATAAATCTGGAAATTGAAGGGGGAGATGCTGCTAGTCTAGCAGAAGGAGGAATTTCTGCGCTTCAGTGGAGCCCGGAGTATGGAAGAATTGAGGGAAGCTGGCAGCTAAAATATGCATCTGACCGGGCGTATCTCCCTTTAAGATCTGAAGCTACTGAAGATGTGAGGCTTGAATGGGGAGCTACTTTCACACCTCTCTCTGGAGGATATGGCCCATTAATTGGTTATTTCTATACAAAATCCCCTCATCTTCATAATTCAATCTGGGTAGGAAGAGTAGGGTCAAAATTAGTAGCAGGATTCGCAAATAGCAACCAAGTAGTAGTTCATTATGGAGAGGAGTTATTAGAAGTTGGAGAAGCAGTAACTTTCACTGCATCCTACGCTCCGTGTTCAGTATCTGGAGTATTTGCAGTAACTTACACAGTGGCCAATCTTACTGGTGGGTTTGAACTTTTGGGTCCTCAGGTAGATAATTTTACGGTGGATTGCTTTGGTATTTCTAATGTTGATTTATATGAATGTGAAGACATTTGGAAGGCGATTGATCCAGTGAATTTCTATGGGGGGAGGGCTACTATTGATTACTTAGAGTATATAGATCCTACTCTTCACTCCCGTGTTCAGCTGGTTCCTACCATATACTCTTTGCCGAACCGAGGAGAGATTCTGCCACTTCCTGCTCAAAGAGATGGTGTGCATTATGAGAGAAAGGGCTCTGCTCTTAATTTTTACCATCCAAGCTGGCCTGATGTAGGCTGGGCAGAAAGAATTTATTATGACAATACAGTATTGGTCAATACTTTTGGAAGAATATGCCGGATACTTTTGGAGGAAAAGTCACATACTACTGATCAATACAAGGGAATGATTTATGGAATTATGGGAGCTCTTTGGAAGGGGCCTACTCTGGGTAATCTTTCCAGCGGGTTGAAATTATTGTTAGGGCTTCCCTTTATGAGTAAAGATGGAATAGTGTTGGGGATTAACCGTAGTGCTACTAGTATTGTTATTGTCGTGCAATATTTTGATGGTAACTACGAGAGCTTCGAATTCCCCTCTTCTTATGGAGTAGCAAATCATCCAGTAGAAAAAGATAGAGAGATAGCAGTGGGAGATGTTTTGTCTGCTGGAACTCCATTGAGTGGTGGAATAGATATTATTGATTATATTAAAGAGCCGGATTGGTGGGAGGGGTTTGGGTATGATGAATGGCGCAAATATTACACATTCATTGTCAGACTCCAGAAGATTCATGCCAATTGGACTCTAGTCAGTCCAGCAGTAGCCGCCTTTTTAACTAATGCCAAACCAGCTGGTACTTCTTTGGCGATCGCCCGAGATGATAATACTCCCCTCTTCCAGTTTGATGATGCCAATGGCCACAAGGAATATGCAGATGTATTATTGGTTGCTGGAAGTGCAGCACTAGTTCCCGCAGATTATGTTTATACTAAGGATACTTATTTTTATTATGTTAGCCCGGAAAGAGTAGAAGAGATTTTAGAGGAAGAGCCAGAATTAACTACTTTAGAAACTGCTAAGTCTTTCAAAATACTAAATGAATATGTTGGAGAAGGAGACTCGTTTCCAGATGAGGTTTATTATAATTCTCCTATCTTTACACTTGGTAAGGATGATGAGAAGTATTACCTTTTTTGGCAAACTGATACTAATACAACTTCAGTGTTTGAATCTACAGATTTAACTAACTGGTCTCTCTCCTATTCTGTTAATGGCGTCAATCGTTTGATGGGAGTTTACTGCCCCTATACCCAGAAATACCATATCTGGGCTGAGGTTGGTGGAAATGTTAAGAATTATTTAGCCCCTGATGCCAGTGATCCTAATGGGTGGGTTGAAGATACTAACTGGCCGTCTGTTTCTGGTCATCCGATTGAAATAGCATGTTATGATGAAATCTTCTTGGTATGTTACTACTCATCTACAGCTAATAGAATTGAGCTTATGATTTCCGAGGATATTGCAAGTACATGGAGAGGACCATATCCAGTTGTTTCCACTGATGAAAATGCAATAGGAGGAGCAGAAAAGATAGGAGATGAGGTTTGGGTCTTGGTTTCAGTTGCAGATAATCAGATCAACCTATATAGACTTCTTTTTTCTACAGGAAATCTTATTTCTTCTTCTATTTTCTACACTTGTAATTATTCTACCAGTAGGAATTGTGGGATTAGGGGTAGGGAGGATGAGTTAGTAGCTCTAATAGCCCATACTGACAGAAATAATCGATTGTATGTCTTAACCGGGCAAGATAATTTCGAAAACAGGATTCTTTTAAGTGAAAGGACAGTAGCTAGTGCTAAGGTGGTAAGATGTAACAGTAATTACTACTTAGTAAGTAGCTACTGGGATTCTACTGACAATGTCTATCGACCTCTAATTTTTACTGCCTCTTTCTCATAAAACTCCTATATAAATCTGTTATAACAATTAGGAATAGCAAGCAATAACTTACCAGCCAGGGGGAGAACGAAGATGACAATGCCTCTTTGTAAAAAGGCACAGATGCCTGTAGATACTCTATATGTTAGTCTTGAATATATTTACCACGCTGGTAATAATCAACTTTCACTACCAGAAATATCTGATAGTCTGTTTGCAATATTGGATGATAAAGAAAAAGGAACAAAGATGGACTGTGGTGATTGTAGTGAGTGTGTAGACTTGATAGGGTTGCCAAATTACTTTTCATCATTAGCATCAATTCTTCGAGAGGATCTTTTCTCTATCTGGCAATCGAGCAAATGTCACTGTAATGGAGAAGTTTTGAAAATTAAGGTTGAGTTGGTGGTTTGTTCTGAAGGAGATATTTTAGTTGGGGACGTTGAGGCCAGATGCCCTTTTTGTGGGCGAGTGTTGTCGACAGATACGATACATAAGAAATTAAATCAAGAGTAGGAGGAGTGATATGGATGATGATACCAGACATCAGAAAGATGCTTTGGAAGCCGCTATTAATGAACTCACTAAGCAAGTTGAGCAACTTTTGAAGATGGTTCATACGCATCTTGAACAAATATTGTTGACCATTAAAAAATCTTTAGAAAGATTTTCAAGGGGTTTGGAAGAATAATTTAATAAGGAGGAGAAAAAATGACCGAAGGAGCAGCACAAGAACTTAAAGGAAAAATTATGCTGTCTGAGATTTGGAGTCTAAAAGATACTATTGGAAAAATAGTCGCAGAACATTTAATGAAAAAGAGAAACAAACAAGCTATGAAAGAAATTGATGAACTGCTGAGGAGAGTCATACAAGAATTTCCTAACCCGAGTTATGGAGAAATTGATCTTGATGTGTTTGAGTATCAGAATTTAATTGAATTACGTGGGTTTCTATCCAATTTAGAAGCAGGGATATCTAATTTTCTCAATGAAAAATATGCAATTACCGAAATGACTCCTTTGGACACCCTCCGACTCAATTTATCTTCCGTAATTGATCAGATTAATGATGTTCTTGAGGTAGCTCCGGTTGAGATAGTTACTGTTGAGTTTGAAACTGACAATCAGGATGAACAGACAGACAGGGAAACATCCTCACCTAAATATACCTATGATGGCTTGGAAACTGATGAGAACTGGAACTGGTACCAATGGGAAGACACATATCGGCGTAGTTCATTTTCTCAGGACAATACTACTACAGCTGCTGTTTATTATAATTCGAGAAAAGAATCTGAAGATGGGGCCATCTCATGGGATGAGATTCCTGAGTGAGGGAACGAACAATGAAGAAATGGTTGGGGGATCTACAGAGGGAAATTGCAAACGCAGGGTTTGAGATACAGTGGTGTGTTGTTCAGGCATTACGTTTGTGGTTAAAGAAGAAGAACAATGCTAATAAGTTTTATGGAGCTCTAAGTAAACTAAGTCAGTCAGTAGCAGCTTATTCCACTTTTGTAGAACAGATAGATATAGAAAAGTTGGATATTGATGAAAGAGATATAGTAGATGGAATTGCACAAGTTGATATACTCCATGCCTATGCTCTTATGTCTTTGTTAAGCACCTACTTAGTAGATAATCCTTCTCTTGAAGATAGCCAATCCATTCTTCTTCTTTCTCAGAGCTTGAGTGATGCACTCTTGTACGTCGATATTAAGGGGGAATGATGAGGAAAATTATTTACAAAGTAAAAAGATTTTTGTCTGTCTGTCTCGCTCCCCTCTTCAGACGAAAGGAACCTGAGTCTTTGTGCTGCAAGTGTGGCAAAAATCCTGCTCATGTATACGTGTTAATAGAAGAGGGAGCCTTATATACCGAATTATGTTTTGATTGTTTTTTCAGTTTATTTGAAGGACAGGAGGAACAAAATGGATGATAGAGAAAAATTAATTAAAGAGTTTACTCATTTATTAGCTGTTTGGAGTACCCTTAGTCTAATGAATACTCTTGCACGGATGGGGTATGAAGATTTGTTACAAGATGAACAACTAATACAGAAAGTCCTAGAAGATCCAGAGTTAAAAGAGAAGAGGAGTGAAATAATCACTGCCTGTCAGCATGCTACACACTATGATGAATTTACATCCCAGGTTGCTAGTATTGCTACTCAGGTTGGTGAAATGGCTGCAGCTAAGATGATTGAATTAGTGCGACAAAAAGCTAATTAAGGAGGATAAAAATGGATACATGTACCACTAATAACAAAGAAACTAATAGTCGTGAAGAACAAGTAGCAGAGATTTTAGAGGAATCAGTAGATGTAACAGCTGCATTTGGTCTCTCACTGTTTAAGCCAACTACTGATTTTGAAGAAATGCGACAAATAATCACCACAGTAAGAGAAATGCTCGAAGGTATAAAAATACCATTGGGTGGTAAAGCAAAAGTAGCACGCCGAATATTAGAAACGTTAGCTAATGTCTTAGAAGAGGGGTTGAAGGCATCTGAGATGAGTAGGGAAGATAGAATACTGAAAGTGCTTAATTTTCTCATCCCGAAAGCTGAAGCTGACATCAAAGAGCTAGTAAATCATACTTGGGAAGTTGAAGATGTGGCTGCCCTCATCCAAGAAGCCGATATATTGTTAAAGTATATTGTTGCAGGTTTAACTACTATTTGCCTATCCATAGCTGAGCGGGATGGACTAGGGATGGATTATGAGTCATTAAAATCTTTACATGACGATGCACAGAAGTTGGTTAACCTGGTAGACGGATCCCCTTATAAGCAATATCTCGAAGGGGTGGAGGGTGTAAAAGAAGTGGTTAACGACTTAAGAGAAGGGTTGGAAACGGTAAACGAGGCCAACAGCTTGATCAATCAACTGAAAATGATAAATCAGGTTCTCATGCCCTTAACAACTCAGGCAGTTGATGAAGCAAAATCTCCAACACATCCACAGAAAAAGATTACTTCTTCTCTAGAAGCGAACCTCTTAAGGAATGAAGTGAGAAAGCTGCAGGAAATAAAGCTAGAGGTTGATGATGATCTGAAGAAAGAGATAGAGACTCTGGAAGGATGGGTTGATCAGCTAACTCATAAATTAGAATCACTATGAACTTTGTATACAATGAAATGTAATATTTACACTCATGGCTTACTCACTATATGGAGGAGTAATTATGGAAGGATTTATAGATAAAATTGTTAAAGAAACTCTTAAGACCTTTCCTGATTCGTTTTTGGAGAAGGCTTTGTACGGGAATATGACTATCGATGAGAGAATAATAAAGCTACAAACAATAGACGATATTATTAATCGGGCAGCTGGGTGTAGATATAGAGGTCTGAAGAGAAGCTGCTTGCGTCATCTTATCTCAGATATAATATTCTCTCGTTTGTGGACTATGTGTGAGTTACATGGGAGTTATAATGGAGCAGTAGACTGTGTTTATGAGAATCACTCACCTAATTGGAGAGGAATAGGCTGGAATCCAACAAAAAGAGTAGGTCGATTAGTATTGGCAATACCATGTGGTATCTATATGGATAATAAACGGTTCTTATGGCGCATGATTCGAGTAGAGTTTTTGTAAGCAATTAGGGGGTTTGCTATGCTTTTCAGACATCGTAAATGCAAGGATAGGAGAATAAAATTTCTGGCTAAGTTTCTTAAAAAGCATAAACTCAGGCTGGATCAATCCTTTTATGTCGGTGGGTTCTTTAAGGACCCAACTAGTGGGCTTGCTGTGGAAGTTATGGTAAGTGATGATCGTAATTTGTCAACTTCTTATAACTCTGTTTTTGATGATGCTTTCTTTGAAGAGGTAGATCCAGATGTTATTCGAAGAGATTGTAAAGTAGGAATATTTAAAGATCTTGCTGATGATCATTTTGAATTTGAATGTATGGTGGATAGGTATGAGGGGCGTTATTGTGTTGTCAAAGCAACAAAACGTTATGAACATCATACAGTTACTTTAATGGCCGAGGGGTTGACTTCAGATATCTTTCAAGGATTTCCTTGAAGGTAGAGAAGATTAAAAATAGCCCATATTTGGGAATATTATTACTCCTACGATTGATTTTGAGGACATACCGTGGCTAACAAAGAACTTTGCAAGGATATATAGAAAAAATTTAAGATAAGGAGGAAGAAATGACAGAAAACACTACACAGAAGACTGATGGAGTAGCTGAAAAGCATGAAATGTGTAAAAACTGTGAATTAGCGGGGCAGTGTGGCAAATGGCCTTGTTCTGCCCTTGGAGAACTACTAAAGCTCAAAGCTTCTTTGAAACAGGTTCTGACTTCGGATCACCCATCAGAATTAGTAGGAAATGATGATCTTCTTGCAAAGGAGATAGATGGGGAAGTGGAAGTTATGGGTAATATGGTTTGTAACGATTGTCCACTAGCGGAAAAGTGTGGAGGGAATTACTGTGCTGCCTTCAAAGAGTTAGTAAGATTAAGAGCTATGTTATGGCACCTATTGGAGTTTCCACGACTTTAATGATTTGCGAGAGAGAAGTTTTAAAGTAGGGGAATGTTGCTTTCGTTTTACTAGAGAAGCTTTCGATGCTGAAACCGGCTGGTGGATTGAACTGAGGGGGGTAATGCCTATAGATCCATTTGGGCTTGTTGAGAGAGATCCTATTTATGTTGAAAAAGAAGTAGCAAAAGTAATTAGATTTTTAGGAATAGTAATATCAGACTTTCTAAATCAGAAAATACAGCTTCAAGATTTACAGGATGCATTTGATCTTGCCATGGCCTTCATTTGGCTTTTATATGCTAATGGTTACTTACCAGAGGTATTTTATTTGGCTTGGAAAGCAGTAATACTTAATTTTCTAGCCAGTCATGAGATTTGTGTGGAATCTCTTAGAGACTGTGAGGAGGAAGAGGTATGAGAGTAATAAATCACCATCGGAGTATGTCTGTCCGTCTTCCTTCTTATCCAAACATTATAGATATTTTCAATAAGAATAAGAGCTTCAAAATAGATGGATATGATCTCCGATTCACAGAAGCAGCATTGTTGGGCAGACCAGGTCGATGGATAACACTCTTGGAAGGAACAGAAGTGGAACCATTTGGCTTCGTTGAAACTATAAGGCAAGTTCATAAAGAAATAGATAAAGCATTGAAATTTTTGGATAAAGTAGTGACTCGCTTTAATACCGGGGAGTTGCGAATTGCAGACCTACAAAACGCTATAGATCTAATCATTGCCTTTATAAGACTCTTAAAGTTCAATGCATACATCTCATCAACATACTACTTAGCCCGTAGAATCGAGATCTACGACATGCTTTCTGATAGTGGATTTCAACTTACTGATGAGTTATATAGGGAGGGAGAGTAGCATGAAAGTGGTAGAACACGGAGAGGAGACCAAACATGATAAAAAGCTTGTCTTCAATTTTTACCAAGGCATTCACCCACGAATGAGAGAACCTTTTAAAGTTGGAGGAGCTGATTTTCACATACTCGATAGTGCGTTTCTGGGAGAACCAAAGTGTTGGGTATTATATCCAGGTGGCACTTTCTTTAAAATAGTAGATACTACAACTGCTAAAGCAGGTCTATTAACTCTATATGATATTGCTTGTATATATACAGACCGATACTTAGATGGTGAGTTATCAGTAGAGGATCTGCAAGAATTCCTAGATTTGGTCTTCTCACTTACTGCACTACTTAACTATCATGATTACCTACCAGATTTTTCAGATGTTACCGATTTTTATCCCAAATTACATAAGCTATTCCGTGATCTAGGGTTCGAAATTACTGATGCATTACACGTGGGAGGAGAATAGCATGAGATTCGGAGATCCTCATAATTCAGAGTCAAGATATAGAGTTACTGTTCGTTGGTATAAGAGTTTTGATTACTCAAAAACTAGTTTTGAAATAGGACAATCTATCTACTCTTTGGCAAATATTGCTCTGCGGGGGCGGGATGGTTTTTGGCTCACCCGGGATGGTGTTTTATGTACTTTCCCTATTTCCGAACATTGTGTTACTGATGCAGTAAAAGCTTTGTATACTACTATAAAAGAGTTCACTGCAGAATTTTTGCGTGGCCGGTTATCATTATCAGATCTACAGAACACAGTAGATTTATGTGTAGCCATCATCGGCCTCCTCTTTCGGCACGACTATTTTTCAGAGAATCAATGTGACTGTTGTTGGACGGAAATTTGTGAGCTACTAAGAAGAGGGGGAGTTGATATAGATATCGAAGGTGTTCCTACAGAACATGAAAATGTAGGAGGGTAGCATGAGAGTGGCAGAACATGGACAAGAAAGAGATCATGAAAAGAAGATCATTTTTAAGCATTATCATGAAATTAATCCTCGCATGTTTACACCCTTCATAGTTGACGGAGTTCACTACTATTTAACTGATAAGGCTCTCCAAGGAGAATCAGGATTCTGGGTAATGCATGGAGGAGGAGCCTACTTCGAAGTAAATGATGATATTGACGAAATTAAAGAGCGGTTAGAATCTTTGTATGATATCATTCGGGCACGGACCGTAGACTATTTAAACGGAAAAGTAACTATTCATGATTTGCAGGAGATATTAGACCTAGCTGCAGCTCTTAGTAGATTACTATATCATTGGGGATATGTAGTTGGATCGTCATATCTTGACGATTTTTGGCATAAATTATATGACCTATTCAATAAGACCGGGTTTGAGATAGAATTTCGGGATGTTTCGTAGGGGGGATAGGATGAAAGTAGTTCTTCATGATCAAGAAAAAAATAACCAAACAAATAAAGTAATTATTAGGCATTATAGAGGCCCAGAGAATGTAAAGAAGGAGTTTAGGATATGCCACAATACTTATCAACTGACTAGTGCTGCACTTGAAGGTACGACTGGATTTTGGCTACGTAAAAATGAGAAAGCCGGGCTTTTTGGGATAACAGATTCCAAAATTGCCCAGACTAGGGCATTAGTCTTATGCTGTGATGTGGTGCAACATGTGCATTATTATTTACAAGGAGACCTTAGTCTTGATGATCTTCAAGAAATGATAGATTTAGCCGCTTCCCTTCTGGAATTACTAAGTTATCATCAATACATATCAGATGATGTAGAAATTCCTCTGTTTTGGGCACAAGTTCGTGAGATTTTGGGGAGGTATGGATTCGAAGTAGAAGAAATACATATTTCATAAGGAGGGGGTATGAAAGTAGTTTCGCACGGGCATGAGACAGAGCAAGGAAGAAGACTATTCCTCCGTAAATATGAGAA